TTATTTTAGTGTAATGATCGAAACAAGACCAGCTTCAATCATATTAGACATCTCATCCATAGGAATGCCGTACAATTCGATACTGCCACTCTCAGCGTCAACAGCGAGAAAGATATAGAATAAAAAGTCGGTATCCTTGAGCTTAGCAATATAACTGCGGCCATCAATGGTGAGCACATAAGTTTTACCAACCACCATATCTCTATGTCCGCTTACAGGAGATAAATCTACAGTCGATGTATATGTAATAGCACTCGAAACATTTGGCTGAACAAGTTGGCCATGATTATCACAGGTAAAATGATGATTGGTGTCATCAACAAGTACATGTATGCCAATTCCATCGCCCTCTTGGCAATGGAATAATTCAACCATTACTATATCCTCATTAGCCTTCTCACAATGAATTTTCTCCTGAAGTGCGTAACCGAGAAGGAACCATATGTTTTCCTCAATCCTCTTTAGGCAAATCTCTTTACCGATATTCTCATCATAATTGGCAGGATCCACGCAGGTAGTTGATTCACGCAATGTAAAACCATTCTTCATACGCACGGTGACGTATGTGCAAGGCTTGCCAAACTCCATAACTGTGCGGACAATCACGTCTTGCATGTTAGCCTGCACTTCTTCTTTGGTAACTTTGTTCTTTTCCATATATAATAATGTATTAAAAACTTAGCAGAGCTACGATAGATAAGATAGCAAGGACTATCCAGAATACAATTGGGAATATCATGCCAGCAAGAATATCTGCCCAGTCAATCTTATTACCATACTGTTTATCTTTAACCTCCAGCGAGAACATTGTGGCAAAAGTCGCCACTGTAGAGTTAACACCAGCACCCCATATAGGAGAGCCTGTTGCTGCACTGGAGATAAATACAAAGAAGAACACTGCCACTCCACCAAGGAAGTGCCATAAGTGTGTCACATCATTTAAAAATACATCTATAACAGTCCAATACTTTTTCATTACTATAAGTTTGTTTAATATGAATAGCTGTATAAATTAGTAAGCGTTTTAAAAAAGGGGGGAAATGTTATCACAACATCTCTCCCTATCTAATCATTAAAAATTTTAAAAAATGAAAATAAAAAAAGTAATAAAATATAAAAACGCAAAGTTGACGTAGACAGGCTCGAACTGCCGACTTTCACAATATCAGTGTGACGCTCTAACCAACTGAGCTATACGTCAAGCTGGGAGTCCTCCCAAATTACACCGTTTTTGTACTCCAGCACGGTATCACGCCGCTGACCAACGATTCAGATCCGATGTGGTGCGCTTCACAGAGGATTATGGCCAACCTCTGAACTTCTTAAGCGTTCGGAGAGCTTCGATTCCGTCGCGATTCAGACTCATTTTCTCCACTGGGCGAAGTGCTTGCGATCATATACATACCAACTTTCTTGCTGGTGATCATAAGCCTCTCGTTCAAATGAAATCATCCTGTATGCAGTATGGTTAAACCCATAGCAAATCAGGTTAACAATCCATTCCAACACATAGCAGAGATAGAAGAATATATAAAACATCTCCTTCATCTGTGCAGTGTGAATACTTTCATGATTAATCATAACAGGCGTTATTTGTATGTTCTTTCTTACGAACAGAACGCCAAAGAGATTGATAGCAGCAAATCCCTTGAATGGAATGATATTGTTTCTAATGATTTTCATTGCCAGTATATTTGCCTTCGGAGGTGGGATCGAACCACCGATTGACCATATTGCGTCAGCTCAGGTCAGTACATTACCTCTCTGCCATCCGAAGAAATGCTGGGAGTGGGTGAACACTCACCAGCGGTCTTTTCGTCCAACTCTACTTTAGTGGGGGTCTTAATTCTTTTATGTCCATTAAACCAACAAACTTATACTTCAGGAAGCCCTTACGAACTTCAACGAAGGCGGTCTTAAACACGGTGTTGTTCTCCAGATAATGGACAGTCTGGTATGTTACCAGCGAGTCATTCTTGTTTACTTCTGCAAGAGGCATAAACTCTATACAAGTTGCCTTTACAGAGTCACGCTGTTCGATTGCTTGTGCAACCTTCTGACGGTCAGTATTGCCTCCAAGAGGAGCAGCCCAGCCATACAGCGTCATCGATAGGATTATTACAGCTATCGCTGACACAAATCCAATAAACACTTTCTTTGTATTCATCATAATAAATTAAAGATCTCTTTGCGGAAAGGGCAGGATTTGAACCTGCGAACCGATTACTCTCGATTGTCTCCTTAGCGGGGAGGTGCTTTAAACCACTCAGCCACCTTTCCAATAAAAGCCATCAGGATAAACTTGAATCACTAACTCACTAAGATACCAATGGCTTTATAATTGACTTACTGTGCACTTACACCAAATGTAGTCTATTGACCCAACACTGAAGCATATTACGCTTCTCTTGTAAATCCTGCGTTGCGGGAGTTCGACTCGAACGAACGACCTCCAGGTAATGAGCCTGGCGAGCTACCAACTGCTCTATCCCGCGATATAAGTTAAAAAATCCCAACTATTTTCACAAACCGCTGGGGGAGGTAATTATTATGGATAATCTATTTTTATCAATATTGTAATATTGCTACATAAATGAATAGCTAAAACATCGATATAGGTTTGAAAAAACCCCAACTATTTTCACAAACCGCTGGAAAAATATCTTATATGGTCAATTACTTTCTATGATTTGAATTATTTACCTTCTATAGAATTACTTTAATCTCTCTTGGAAAATGGCTCTTATTTTTTGGGCATCTGCTTCGGCTTGCCCTCGTTCTTCTAAGAGATAGTAATTACCTGAATTATAGTTGTAGTCGTCATGTGGAGTTATACAATCTTCAGTTTCTACAACTTCTAAAAATTGATTTATATGTAAATAAGTGTCTTCATATGATACACGCTTTCTAATCTTCTCCATTTTCTTTATTTCTTCATTCCACCGTAAACTCTTTTCGTTTAGCTCGTCGAAGAACTTTTGCTTTTCTTCTTCTGTGGCGTGGCGAAATGATGAAGTCTTCCAAGTAGAGCTACAATTCCCTTGATTATGATAGTGTGAATAAAAATCAATTGAAAATTCATTTTTATACTCCTTAAAGATAGCTATTGTACCTGTGGCTTTCGAGTGCAAAATATCACCATCTTTAAACTCTTTTTGCTCTTCGATAATAATTTGATTATCTTCGATAATTGCTTTACAATTTTCAGGGATATTAATTCTATCCCCTGTGTTTAGTTTTATTTCCATAGTTATTTCTTTGTGTTTAGTGATTGAACCTTAACTGTTCTACTTGTGAACCTGCCTGTTCTTTTCCTATATTCGTAATAAGTAGTTCCATTTGCGTTGGTAAAATAGACTCTTTCCCCCGTCTCGCAATCTCTAAAACGATATACTTTTACACCATTGCATTCAAATAGAAACACTACGTCATGGTCCTTTAATCTTTGTTCATACTCCAGCTTTCGTATTTGCTCTTTTGTTAATTTTGGCTTTGGCGGTTCTGGCTTCTTTCTAATCTCGTAGCCACAAGAAGACACCGTTAATGCTAAAGCCATTAATAAAATTAGTTTTTTCATTACAATAACCTTATTTTTTAATTTGTGGAATTTCCATCCAATACTTTACATCAGTTACTTCTTCATCACTAATTGTGTCATAAAAACAATTGTCAGTTACGGAGAAATATCCAACAAATAACTCAATGTCATTTTGACATAGGATATTCTTATTGTTAGGTGGTAAATCTCCTTCAGCAACAGAGTACCATGGAGTTATTGTATTATTTTTGTAGAATGATAACATATCTCTACATTTGCACTTAATAGTTGGAAGGTTATGTGCAACATTACCAGATGTAGTAATATCACAAACTTGAGAAATACTCTTTAAAGTAGCGATGAATATTTCATCCATTTCTTTTTGTGTAATCATAATCATATCTGTTAATCTCTATTAAATCCTGACATTATTAAGCCAAGTATAATTGTTATTATAATTGCTGCTGAAACGAGCAAAAGAGAACACTCAATTGCGCTTAATTCTGAAATTAATTTCTTAATCATAATTTTCTGATTATTTAAAAATTCTATTTATTATCAACGCTGCTGTAACGCCCCATCCGCTGAATGCTATTGTGTATGCAATCCATCTTACTATAGAAAATCTCTCCAATGCTTCAGCATAGCTATTTTTGAATTTAATAGCATCACCAAATTTATTCTCAAAGGTTTCCATGCAGGCATCAGACAATATCCTTTCTATCTTCCTACGGCCTTTCTCTGTGATGATAGGACTAAATTCATCGTTTTTGTACAAGCCATTCTCATGTGAGAAAACATGAGAGTAGTAAACAGTATCTCCATTGTATTTTTCTTGAAACCCAACTCTAATATCAATTCTAAAGACACCACGTTCTTGGTAATATTTCTCTGCCAGGTCACGGATTTTAGTATCGTTCAACTCGGCTTTTTCTTGAAGTTGATTGTACTCTCGTTCTTCTAATTGAATAATCTTTTCCATAATTATATTTCTGTTAAATTGAACAATTCTGCTTGCGTCATTCCATCGTAATATGGAGGAAGATTTCGGATCATAGTATCTACATCTTCATACCATTGTTTAGAAACTTTCCATTCATTTTCGCTGTATTGGAATCCCCAGCCCGTTCCAAATCTCTCGACCATCTTATCACGTGCCTCTTCGTAAGTCTCGGCTTCTTCAACGTGAAAACAATTGTGATGCTCGACATCATTCAGCATAAATGTAAAATAATATCGTTCCATAATTATCTTCTTTTAGCTTTATTCTTTCGTTTTCTATTTCTATTATTTGCGTATGGCGTTGAACCGCTACGATTCTTTTTAGGCGCACATACAACCCTATGCAGATACTCGTCTACAAAACTTGGCTGAAGAACAAACATTCTTGCCATTGGAACTTCCGTAAAAAATTGTTCGTGCTCCATATTTATCTTATGTATAAAATCTTAGCTACGCTTACCTTCTTATCAATCGCCTCTAACATTTCTGCCTTAGTGATCACTGAAAGTTTATTTCTATCTACATTGTGTAAAAGTGCTTTTTTTAGGTAAAAACCAGATGAACTTAACTCATCATTATTACCTGTAATAGAACATAACTCTACTGCTTCAAGAACTGGCTCGTTAGAGATTTCTTTAACTCCTACAATTCTATAATGTGTGTCTTCGTATTTTACATACTTACCAACGAGTTCTTTATAAAACTCATCTGTGTGTTGATTTTCTTCGTGTGTCATGATATAAAATCGTTCTTATCTATATAATTTATACATTTTCGGCCATGTCGTTTAATGCTTTGTTGTCTACAATATAGCCATACTCAATTCGCCTTAAAATTATAAATTGGTCTTATTACCTCCACAATACCTGCCGTAGGCTTGATTGCCTCCATAATCTCACTAATAGGCTTGTAAACTTGTGGAGCTTCGTCTATTGTAGAATCATTTACAGACGTTGTATAAACACCTTGCATAGAATCTTCGTATTCTTTCATCGAGATAACCTCTTTTGCCTTGTTTCGGCTCATTAATCTTCCTGCGCCATGTGGAGCAGAGCAATTCCAATCAGCGTTACCCTTGCCAAAACATATCAGAGATCCATCACGCATATTTATAGGAACTATAAAGCATTCATCCTTTTGTGCGCTTACTGCACCCTTGCGAAGTATCATGTTCTTTGTATCAATGTAGTTGTGAATGGTTTCAAATGTACTTGCAACACGTAAGCCCATGTGTTCTAATATCAGTTCGGCAATAGTCTTTCTGTTAAGAGAAGCAAATTGCTGAACCATCTCCATATCGTTGATGTAGTCCTCGAAGTCCTTTCCCTCTACATAAGCAAGTTCCTTGCTGACCTTTATAGGCTGCAATTTCCTTAATTCAGTACTTATATCCTTTTCACGACCTTGCGACTTCAATCTCTCTATTATCTCTTTCTTTTTGTCTGTAGAAGTGTTCAACCTTTCGTATGCAAGGTTTTGATAATAGTTACATACTCCAACTCCAAGATTACGACTTCCAGAATGTATAACAAGATATAGTCTTCCATCTTCGCTCCTATCTACTTCAATGAAATGATTGCCACCTCCAAGAGAACCAATAGACTGTAATGCTCTCTGTATGTCTACATGTTTTGCACATCTTAGATTTGAGAAGTCAAACGGCTTAACAGGCTTGTCATGTACGCTGAATCCTGACGGCACAAGTTTGCGTATTGTTTCGTCCAGCTTTCCAAAGTCAATATCTCGCTCTTGAAGTTCTACAACCAACATGCCGCAGCCAATATCCACACCAACAAGATTTGGAGTAACCTTATCTGTAATAGTCATAGTCGTGCCAATAGTACAACCTTTCCCTGCATGACTATCTGGCATAATACGAATTTTAGCATTCTGATACGGCTCAAAGTTGGCTAACATCTTGATTTGGTCGTATGCTTCCTGCTCAAATGTTTCGGCAAATACTTTTACTTCATTGCCAATAAAGTTCTTTATAATCTTCATTATCTTTTTTTTCAGTTCTTTGATTAGTTCATCGGCAAACCTAATGATTTGCTAAAGCGACAGCTGGTTTGCCGTTATATCCATTTTACATGTTATTTTTTAGTTAAAAAAGAACGCAGTCCGTGAGGATTACGTTCCAATAAAAACCACAAAATAATCTATAAATGAAAACAAAAAGCTCTTATTTTCTCATCTTTACATAATTCCTAAACACCGTTAGGAATTGCGAATGTGTCGCCATTTCGGGTATCGCTGATGCTTTTTGCAAAAGTTTTGCACGCTGTTTCGGTGTGCTTTCTTCATAAAACATTCTTAAAGCCCTTACGAAACTTTTCTTGCTTCTAAAATATAATGTTTTAAACTCTTCACTATTCCACAATAATGCAAGTTCTTCGGCATTTTCACCTTTCTCAAAAGTGAAATTATCATCCTTAATTCTTCTTGTATCAAATTCTTTTTTAGGAAATAAAATCGCTGCATAAGACAAAGCTATTTTATGTCTCTCCATAAATTCTTTGAGTTCTTTATAACAACTACCTTCTTTTGTTTCCTTAAAATTTAAAAACTCCTCAGTTCTCCATTGTGATTGATGTCTATTGAATAACATCATCGCACGTTCTGCAAATTCAGAAGGCATCACAACGAAATAAATTGGCTTTCCTAATTGTTGGCACGCATCAAAACGATGCTGTCCGTCAACGATTCTAAAATCTTCACTTACAATGATTGGCGAATACTTTGTTAAGTCAAGTTCTTCTATAGACTTTACCAATACATTTCTTTTCTTAATATCTCTATTCCCATCTAATTTTTTAAAGAGAGAATAATCTAAAGTTTTCTTTATTTCCATAATTGTATTTTTTATTAAAAAAATAACGCTATTTTAGAAAATATAATCCACAAAAAACAATAAAAACGAATTGTGCCACTGAGAAAGGGCTTTTCGTTTGCTCACAAAATAAGCCCCTAACATTTGACTGCTAAGGGCTTATATTTACAAGATTAAAGATATTTCTCGAAACTTATTCTTGTAAAACATCTGAATAGTTAGCCATCAGCCAATCTGTTAACTCCTTCATTGCAGTTGCTAACCTCGTAGGCGTGCCTCTGTGAAAATTTAAATCCTCTAACATCGTTGCTTTTTGTGTGTCATTGAATTTTCCTTTTTCAAATTTAACGACAATTCCCGCTATCGTGTCGGTTGCTACAAACCAATTCTCACGCTCTGCTGATTTCTGCAATAAATATCTTTCCATATTGTTACTTTTTAAAGGTAAGGGGTCGCCCCCTACTCTATATTATTTTTCATATTCCAGAACCACAGCAACATACTCTTCTACATTTCGGCCTAATTCCATCTTAGCCAAATACTTTGGTAAAACATCTGTAAAATCACCATTGCAAGATTTTGAAATAAATTCACCATCTGAAAGATTTTCGATTTTTGCTTTTACTTCGTTCATTTCAGCTAAGAATTTTTCAATTTCTTCCTCGCTCTTTTCTTCTTCTTTCATCCATTCTAAAGTCTCATCTATATCAACTTCTTGAAAGTAGTTGGCGTCACCTTTGAAGAATTGGATAACTTCTCCTTTGTCGTTTTTGTATTGTTCGAGCAGATTAAAACCATAGTCTAATCCTACATAATCATCACTGTAAACTACACATTCGACTTCTTCTAAGTTGTCATCCTCTTTTCGTATAACGTGGATATTGTCTTCTAACTTGTATTCTTTTGCAAATTTAACTACTTTATTGAAGTCAAAAAAATCGTAAACTACAATACCTAAATCTTTAACATTTGCGACCTTTAAACCTTTTTCTTTTGCGATGTTTATTAATTCTTGAGTTGTCATAGTCGTATTCTTTATATGGTTAATATTTTATTTGTATGATGTAAATCTTACCTCTTGTTTTTAGTCTTCTATCTTGAACAAAATTCCAATTTGCTTGCGTGTTCCATCAAACTCATAATCAACGCTCTTCTTGTCATAGATTGCGAAAGGTTCGTCACATCCGTCGCAAGTAACTGAGAACTTGTCGTCACCTACTTCTTCAATATGTCTTCCATTGCAGAACTCTCCTTCTACTGCTTTTGCGTAAAGGTCAAATGGTGCAACTTCATGGCCAACGTATCTAATGTCTCTCCCAGGTTTAGTTTCAAACTCTGCGATTTCAATGAAGCTCTCATCATCTTTAAACTTGTTTGCAAGTTCTTCAATCTCTGCAAAGTTATTAAAACCTAAGAGAGCTGCTGTACCATTACGAAACTCTTCGATTCTGTAAAGTGGGTAATTTCCGAAAACGAAATCTGAAAAATTTTTAATTGTTGCCATAATAGAATTTGTTAAATTGTTGTTTTTTTTGAATTTTAAATACATGCTTGATATAGTCACCAAGCATGTATTTCTTAACATTATGTTTATAATCACTTGTTACCGAAATCAGCTGGAGTTTCACCCCATCGTTTGTTATCCCAGTGTCTGACATCAATAGTGTCAACGTCAGCCGCCAGAATGCGGAGAAAAAGCTCAGCTTTATTCAGGTCTTTGTTTTTTTTGTTTGAAGCTGTTGATTTTGCATTGAACCATGCAATTGCAGTTTTTGAGTCTGTATAAATTATACGAGGCTGGAAGTCGTTTTCAATAATATACTTGATTGCTTCTACCACGCCCAAGAACTCACCGATGTTTACTGTCTGGTTGCCAAGGTTCTTGTAAAAGATTTGTTTTCCAGTAGAGAGATCGATTCCTTGATACTCAGTCATCAAATTCTTTGTGGAATGAGCAGCATCGGTAGCGATCCCCCTTGTAGGTCTTACATTACTCATTTAATTCTTTTGCCTTTGTTGTATCTGTCATGAGTCATCAGGTTCAAGATGTTAGCAGCAGCATGGTCGAAATCATCAATTACTTGCACGATGTCTTTTACGTCTACACGCTTCTCCAACACCTTTCGGAACTCCTTTATGTCGCACACTGAAGGCTTACGTCCATTAAAAGGGTCGAAGCGTAGTGTTTTGTTTCCGAATTTGATTTCCACCAAGTAGATATTGTTCTTAATGTATTGGGTGTGTATTGTAGCTTTAAACTGTACAGGTTCAGCTGCAATTACTACATATCCATTACAGTCTGCCATTGGAACGAGCGTACAATCATAAAGTACATTAATAAGAATGTCATTGGCCAATGCTTTGTCAACCACACAAATTTTCTTAGGGTGTGGTGAATCCTGACGTACCCCATTTACTCTCCCACTCTTAGGATTCTGAGATACAAAACTAATCATTGCGTCTGTGCGTTCAGATTTACAGAACTTCAACTTAGTATATATACGGGCTGTCTTGTGTTCGCCCTCATGGGCATATGAATTTAATTTCATGGATTTGTTTGAATTTTATACAATGTTTATTAGAGTCGTTTAAGTTTCTGGTATAACTCTACAAATTACTACTTTAAAATATAATTTTCAAATTGCACTTGAAAGTGCCAATATGACAAAACGGTCAAGCGCAGGGTCTATAAACACCTAAGCACTTAACCGTTTGCATAACTTTGGTTAAGTGTTAAAATCAATAATCTCGTTCTTTATCAGTCTCAATTTGTTTAATGTCTGGAAAATCAAATTTCCCAGCGTCGTTTCTATACTCGATGATACGCAATTCGTAAGTATCTCCAAGATCTGATAATTTACATATATCATCATCTGGAAATTCTTCCGTGTGTCCATCGTTGAAGATCGCCATATACTGTCCATCTATATGGAAAAGTATTAAGGCGTTTGGGTACTGCTGTTTGTAGTAGCAGTACGCATCAATTTGTCTTGTGTTCATAATAAATTTTGGTTACACTTCTATTGATTTGGCAACACAGGCCTCACACCTGCTATCGCCTCTCATATATTCTCTATGAGATATGCGCTTGTTGCATTCAGTACAATAATACCAACGGCGATGTTTGGAATAAATTGCATTGCGAACCCGTTCGATAGTGACATCGTATTTGTTTGCGATAGCCAGCATAATCTGACCAGGTTTATATTTCGCCATGTTCTTAATGCGCTTGTAATCATCCTTGATTAGCACATTAAATACTGTAGGTTCATGCAACATTTGCATAGAGTACAGCTTCTGAAGGGTTTCATACGGCACATCCAGGGCTGTTGATAGTTTGAACAATTCAGTATCTGTCAGTTGAATCATTAACTATTTATTTGATAAATTAGTAAGACCTGTCCACCAAGCATATAGAATAGCACAGCCGATACCAAACACGATAAGCCGCATCCAGGAATCATTTATTATAGTGCATAACCCAATAACAGCAAAAGCGATGAATGCAGGTAGAGTAATAATCATTATAAAAATTGGAGCACGTATGAACGTCAACCGAAAAAGTTCTAATTGCGTTTCTTTTCGTTCTTTGTAAAAAACTGTATAATATATTGACCCTGGTATAAATATCAGTGTTAATATCCAATAAATTGTCATACTGGGTAAGTACGACATGTTAAATCGTGTCTTAGCGAATATGAACAAAAACTCCAATGCAAGATATGTCGCAGCACAGATCAAAAACCGAACTATTTTTAATTTTGTTGGTTCTCTAAACCACATGCTTCACCTCCTTTCTTTTTTATCGTTATCACAGCACCACAGGTGTCGCAAATTTTTAGCATGATGTCAATTGTCAAGGTGTTCTTTCGTATCTCAGCGTAAGCTATAGCTTGACGAGAAACCCCAATTGTTGATGCTATGTTTTCTTGTGTATAGCCAGCGTTTTTCCGAATATCGATTATGGTGCTTAGCAAAGTGTCGTAGTTGTCAATAACCACATCGGTGCCTGCATAATGTATCTCCAACTCGATGCCGATACACTGGCAATAGGCCAGCATTCTGTTTGTGTCATAATTGAACTTGCCGCCTTCCAATCGGTAAATTGCATCTTGAAGGACATTCAATGTATAGCAAATATCCTTCATCTTAATATCAGTGGCCTTGCGAATAGCCGCAAGCTGTGCACTAAACTCTTGTCTTGTCATATTTTTATATTTTTGTACAAAGATACTAATATTATTTAAGTTATGCAATAAATTGGCGTTCTTTGTAAATCTCTTCCAAACACTGTTTAGCGAAATCCTCTGTCAAAAAACCTATGTCAGACAGAAATTCCACCGCATTTTGCAATAACTCCAAGTGTTCAGCGTCTTTCCAATTCTCTTTTATTGTTACTGCCATATTATTCTGCAATTAAGTCATCAAGCTCAGTTTGACATGACTCTAAGTCATCCATAATGAGTTGCATATTGTCAATATAGTCTTGCATCTTATCGCCCTTAGACGATGATTGCAGCGATTCTGGAAGATTATCGAATGCTTCTTCTTCTTCTTCCATAATACATTCAATCTCATCAATAACGTCCCTAATCATGTTAGAGACATCCGATAGTCTATTTCTTCTTTCTTTGTTCATTTTTTTTGAATTTAATTTGAAACTCACTTGTAAGATAATGTCGGTTGTGTCTGCCACTTCCGCCATTTTATTATAGTACTCCTCAAGGAGCGCAAGCATGATTCTATTGCTCTCCTCATGGGTCATAGTTTTCCATGACACCTCCAGCTCATTTGCTATTTTCTTTGCAGGTTCAAGGAACTTGCTTGTGTCTGGTAGCTCATTGATGTCATAGACGACTTCCTGTGTTGAAGCAAACAACAGCTTGCTCAACTCAATATACTCAAAATAAGCCGTACGGAGAGCGGCCAGATTAGTTTCTGCGCTCTCCGTAGGTTTCTTGTTGCCGCGAATCCTATCCGACATGGTTATGAGTGTTAGACCATGTAATGAAAGTAGCACGCATATATGGCAATAGCTTAGTTACATCTCCTTTCAGTTCTTTTATAGGAACCAAAGGAACTGCGTTGTAAGCTACATACAGTTCGCCATTGTATTCTACTACATTTACCAATTCACTTGCTCTGCGGTTGTTTCTTGCAGTTCTTTGTGCAACTTGACGCTCATTACGGCGTTTTAACCAGTCAGATACGATTTGCTTGAAGTTAATCATTGTTTTTTACATTGTTTGAAGAATTAAATTTGAAGTTAGACATGACTGGAAACTTCCAGCCTCAATTATTCTATTACTTGTACTCGTTCCGAATATAGCAGTCTGTTATAAGTAATCGTACACACTACACGGAATGCAGCCGAGTTCTGGTCATAGTACTGAAGAAAAACTCCAGATTGAATCTTATGAGGATACATTCCATTGGTGCTTTTGAAGTTACAGAAATCACTACGATGGACTTGTTTCATAATATATACTATTTTAATTTGTTTAACTTGCCGCTCACATACAATTGCTGTTTGCGTCGACGATATTCTCTTTTGTGCTCCGTCCAGTATTCCTTAGAACGAGGTTTAGGTTTCGCTCTACTGGAAGGACGTATAATGTTTTGCACGTTTGATTTTGAGCAACCAAACATATCAGCCAAGTCTTGATAGCTGTACCCCTTCTCATGTAAAATGCGGATTGCATCATGCTGTTTGGTGGTCAGTTTACGTCTTTGATCAAAGCTGGTGTGCTCAATCTTTATTTGTTCACTTTTATAAGGCATTAAAAATTCAATAATATGAGTGACCTACGATGATAACAGTATAATATTTCGACCAATAGCCTCATTAAATGCCTTACACATCTCTTCGGTCTCGGTATCACCATCAATCTTGTCCTCATTAATTAGGTCATAAACGTCTTCCAGGAACTCTACACCAATACCACAATTAATAAACTTATAGAGTTCTTCCAGTTCGGTAATTGTATTACAACGACAAACAACACTTGAAAATTCATAATCGCACCAGCCTTTTAACGCAGACAAGCGGTCATCAACAGATGCTTCGTTGTATGACTTCAGACTATTTTGACTATACCTCTTATAGAGATCATTCATCAGATTTGTGTTCATAAGATAATATATTTTAATTGAATAATTACTCTGATATTTGATTGTTGGGCAACATACTTACAAGTCCTAACTGATGTGCTACTCTCTCCATCTCTTTGTAGGCAATGGCATGACATCCAGCAATCATTATATCGTTCTGGTAGCGTGATACGAAGAATGATGACATGGTTGCTTTAACACGCTCTCCAGCAATGAACTCAGTATCGTTTGCATGCCATCTGGAAATAATGGTCCAGAGGCGTTCGCATTCTGTTTTAGTTATCTTAATACCTTTCGACGTTTCCACCATTCTGCCCTTCACTCGTAACAACACGTTTCCACCGTAGAACAAAGAGGTGTTAGTAAAGGGTATATTTACATTATAACCCTCATGCCACAAATCTCTACGCCCTTCATTTCCACGTTCTTGAATCACTCTCTGGACATATGACCACTGTTCTTGTTCTTTCTTGCGACGCAATTCATCATTGATGAGACGTTGTGGGGCATTATTTCTATATGTCTCCTGAGCTTTAAGAATACTCTGCTGACGTTTATTCCAAGCATCATAGGTACCAGAGCCGTTAATGGCGTCACAAATCTCATCCAGCTCTCTGTGTTCATAACAGAGCTTTAAAAACTTTCTCACTAACGATGCTGACAAGCCATACTTTTTACTACCATAGCTACTATAGTAATAATAAACAGGCATCAACGCTTCAAACTCTCGAATAGGCATACGAAGTAGCTTTGGAATAGTAGTGTCTCCAGTAAAGTCCAACCATCTCTTCAGTTCATTAAAGCCGTGATAGCTTACCGATGTGTTGAGCTTACGAGCCGTTACCATATTCTGACACACAATCAGCTCGTCCATAATGTATCGAAGTCCAAAACGAATACGAATACGTGCTGAATATTCAGAGTCACCATAGTTACAATTGCTAATGATTTCCCCGTTACCCCAGTTTGCAAACTTACAATGGAATGTTGTTTCTCCAACTGGCACAGCGGAACGTGCGATACTCTGATGTTTGCCTGTACTGCGTGAATATGACACATCATTTAGAAGGTAAGCGACCTTTCCATTTACTTCGATGCGCTGAGCGATACAGGTTGAGTATGAATAAAAACAGCCTTTAGAATGAGATGTAGATGATCCGTTGTGCATTTTGTCGAGATTGTGTGCCCAAGCGTGAGCAACACTGTCATTTGAATATGCCATAATTTTAAATATTTGCGTTGTTGTTTGTATATGAATAGATAGCTTGTCCTGTTTGGGGGTGACAAGCTATACGAAAATTTTGTTAAAAGAAGCCACATACTCTCATTGAGAAAGTTGTGGCTTCGTGGCGGAATCAGTAAAAACCGCCGATGATTATATTATGGAAAACTAAAATATCTTTGTTTGGTTAGTTTTCAAATAGTGCACTATAAATACGATAGGCAAACTCTTCATAAGTTAACCATACAGCGTAATTGAAACGAGGCTGTTTGCTGGTGTCTAAGATGCTTACGCCCATTTCAGATTCCAGCTCAGCGATATATTCATCAATACTCTCCATATTGTTAATATATATCTTACGGGTGTCATTATAGTAAACAAGACCACCAACCAGCCCAGACTGACAACCTCCATGCTGAAGGTCACAAAAGAAATCTTCCGCAGCCTGATATTGGAGTATGTTACTGACATAGCTATCAATGAACTCTTCTGCAAAACCCCACTCTACATCTGTCACCTCAGTTATAATTTCTTTAATAGCTCCTTCGAGATCGAAGTTTGACACTTTGTGATCATCGCTACTCTGATGTTCAATACAATACTCATACCAAGCCTTCATGTCTTGATCTTCAGCCATATCGTATGCACTACCATCATATTCGGCAAGCATTTCTTTAGTTATTGGCTTACCAACAATGCCCTTCAACATTTCAACCTGTTCCTTGTGTGTTTGTTCTTCAAACCAAGACATAAAACTCTCTTGGAAATCACGATAAAATCTTGTTTGTCCCATAATACGTTGTTTAATTGTTTATTGTAAAGGTATTCTTGTATGTTTAATCGTTGTTCTTGTTAAATTTTTCAAGATCTGCAAAACTATCAAAACCGCAGAGGCTGGCAATATAGTCTTCCTCAAACCAGAACAAGTCGTTCAAGTAGGTTTCATTAATACCATCTGGAAATGCCATCTCCAGAGCTTGTTCCACTTGGTCCATTTGCTCTTCAGTAAGAACACTCGCTCTATCTGCTCCACCGCTCCAGAACTCGAAGCTGTTCAAGCTATTTTCAGTTATAATCTTCATAGTTTTCCATTTTTAAAGTGAATATTACATTATCTGTGCACCGTCTCAGGAATCGAACCTGAAGGACATGACCCTGACACCAGTCGACGGTTAACCAACTATGTGGTTAGATTATTGGTGCCATGATGCCACCTTTGCCTCAATTTCGATGTTGTTATCTGTAATCGCCTTTTTTAGTAGACCAAGCAGTCTCCAGCCTTCCTGAGCATACTCTTCTGCTTTTTGGTCGAGGAAAACAAGCGACTGGCTCTTAGATAGCCTCTGATTCTCATCATTCCACAAGAAACAACCATGAAAGCGAATCATGTTCTGGAATGTGAAGTAAGCACCAGAGCCTTTGTAAGCATCAACCCACGCAGGACATTGAGGTGTGTTCCAGTTCAATTTCTCACGCTGTTTGTTGAAATTTTGCACAGCGTAAAACAACTCTACAGGACTCTTTGCATATTTAATATTCCACGCAAGGTCAAATAGAGGGCTGTATAACTTCTTGCGGACATCGGTTATAAAAATATGTCTACCACCAACGGTAACATAAGGAATGCCCTTGCACTTCTTAACTTTCTTGTTATCCACAAACTTCTTTAGTTCTTTCATATAGTGCATAGCCATTTCATAAGCCACTTGCTGGTTAAAGAAGCGGCTGCGAGCAATAAAATTCTCTGTATCGTTGTGTTGGAACATCTTAGCCTGAGCATAAAGTTCGTCTTGTAGCTGCTTCCAAGAATATTCGTAACCTCGACGGTGAAGAATGTTTGTAAACCCGATAGGCTCATTGGTTGCACCGTACTTTGCGCTCAACATGTGGAACATCTGAGCCATTACCCAGCGACGGAATAGCTTGCGGTTAGGCACTGTTCCTGAAGTTGTAATATGCTGGAAGATTGGATCATTGTCGGATAAAATCTCCAGATTACCATGGAGGCTAATTACGATAAAATCGCCACCGTCCGCACCAGTCATAGCGAACAAATTTGACACGTCAACACCAGCATTCTTAAGAGCTTCGATACGCTCCTTTGCAGAGGTTATAGACTTCTTTTCAATTGTAAGGTTTACGCCACAGTTAGGGCATACTACGTTAATTTTCTTTTCCATAATTACGATGAATTTAAATATTATTGAATTTGTTGTTTTTTTTTAATTGTTGTCAAACCATTGGCGAAGTAACACCAAGTCTTTGTCTTTTTTGCTTTGATAGAACCACTTGCCCATCTTCTCTTCGTCCCACTGCCATCCGTTCAATATTTGAGAAAGACAGAGCATTTCTATGATGAAACGAGCCTTTTCACGATTCATTCCGCACCACATCTGTAGGTCTGTAAGTTCCTCTTCTGGGAGAGCCTTGAAGTAGTTTTTACTACGACTCTCAGACCGCTCAGATGGCAAGGAATACTTGTAATCACGATAGGTAGAATCAAGCAGTTTTAAGAACTCGTCGGTGTTAAACACTCGAGGCAACCCTATTGTTTTGCCCTTACAGTTTACATACTTGTCGTTAACTTTCAATGTACGTTCCTGAAAGTTAATCGTAAATTTTGCTCCACGTTCCTCAATGGCTTGGAGTATATCGTCAATATTTTTCATTGTTGTTTTTTGTTATTAAAAGCACTCATCTCGTTGGCGTATGACTATAAGTCCTTGATAATTACAGTAGTATTGAAGGCTCCAACCAGTTAATTAACTGGTAGGCTCCTTCCATTTAAACTACTGTCATTTAAAGTACGAGCCTTGCACTATGTTTCTGGTCACGCTACCAGTTTGATTGCTTATTTGAATTGTTGCTTTCTGTAGGATTTTGATGAATCGATCCGATTGGATTCGACCTTCATCCCAGGCTCCAGGTTTCAATTATGAAACAGGGCCAGGGATGTTGGTGGAATATTATTAATTCGGATCTTTCTAAATATTTCAACCTCACAATCATTGTTGCATATATGTAATTCACTGGGTGTCGCTTTCTATATGTATTTGATAACAGCCGCATTGAGGAGACTGAGTATAAGTGGAACGGACCAGCTTAATTTAAGCTCGGTCCAGGAACGTTACTCGTCGTTCTTATGCTTGCGGATGTTTAAATAATCCAGCCTCATTACATAATCTTGCGATAGATTTGCAGTTCTCAAAGCGTAGTCACGTTACTATATTTGTTTGATATGATCTGTCTTGTTGAGAGATGTTGCCGTAATGGAGTGGTGTAACATCTCTCTAACAAGTCTCAAACGCCGTGTGAAACGGTCGGTAGACGGTTGGAGCGGCGTGAGACGTCTGACAGGTATTAAATAACACTTCTTGTTACTGCTCTCGTGATAGATTTGCTTGTTCTCATTGTCTTCAGTACATTTCTATATTCGTTTGATTGATGAAGCTCATTGAGCCCACTGCTGGGCTACGTGTAATGTGCCCTTCTGTGGGCTTATATGAGCTTCATTCATAAACAAAGACACCTTGAACAAACTGCTGTACTGCATTAGAATGTCATGTGGCGTGGTGCATTTCTTTATCTGTTTGATCATCAACAGGAGCATTCTGGGGTCACTGAGAGCCCAGACTTATCCTGTTGGCTAAATTTGCCACCCTTCATTCTTATTATTGCACTGATTTTGCGTTACAACTGAATGACCAGCGTTTCGTAGACCGACCGACTTGTCAAGAGAGCATTTCGCATACAACTAATAGTCATATAACCCTCAATCTTATCAATCTTGCCACGGTTCGCTTTTACATTTCTTCCTGTACCACGAGCAACACATCCGTTCTTTTGTGTCTTGACATACCCAAGACCTCCGACCTTTCGTTTGCCTGTCTGAACTGCTCTCAAGCAATCCATAACAAACTTATTCAGTTCGTTGAGGTCTCGAACTACGTTGCAGACTGGGAGAATCTGTGTTGCCCAGCTGTGTTTTCCGTCACCCTTGTAAAGATAGCGGTTCACACGATTGACAGCTTTTTTATAAGTTTGTGTTCTGTCCTTAATTGTTCGCTTCTCAATCTCCTTTTGAAATGCTTTAATTCGTGTACTGGAGATTGAAATATCTTTGCCTTTGATTGAATATCCCAGAAATTTAAACCAATGGTCTGAGCTGAGATATTCCACTTTCTTAGGGTTTAGTTGCATTTCCATAAGACTCAGATGTTCTGCAAGTATTACCATTGCCTTATCATAGTTCTCTCCGATAAACAAAATATCATCAGAGTAGCGAACGTAAAACCCACCAAGTTTCGTCATTTTCTCGTCCAGTTCATACAAGACCGTATCGGCAAGCCAACTGGCAACTGCACAGCCTTGTTTTAACGATTGGTACTTACTTTGTAGATTGTTGTCATCATCAAAGTACAAGTCACAGTGATAATAGTCTCGCAAGACCTTTATCAATTTTGATTTGCCGTGTCGTTTCTCAACTTCATCAAACATGTTATCAATGAACTTCAGTGGCACACTATCAAAGTATTTCGATAAGTCTGCTTTAAAACCATAGATGCCCTTTTCAGAGTCACATATCATACGGCTTGCTTCCTTGACAACTTTGCCACATCCGATACCTGTTTGGTATGATTTACAGGCTGGGTGAACCATATCTTTACAAGTTTCAAATAACAAGTCATTGGCAATACTTAACACAACTCTATCCATAGGTTCGTTAATATAAACCGTTCTGAACTCTCCAGGAACATCTTTAGGAATTTGTGCTGTGTGAGGCGGTGCAATTTGATATTTACCGTCACGCATTGCAACATACATTGCAACACGTGTTTTCTCGTCACACAGCTTAATTAGTTGGTCTTTTCGGATGTCTTTACCAACACCCTTTTCAATCGCCTTCGTCCATCTCTCGATGTCGAAGAACATTTCTAAAAGTTTATCTTTCATGCTCCACACATTTCTTCATATGTAAATAACATGGGTTCTCGTCTTTCGTTACCCATAACCTTGTAGCGTATTTCTCCGTCAACAATGCTTTTGGCTTCAGAGATAGCAGCGGCTATTCCGTCCTTTCCAAAGAAACCAAAGCACGAGTCTGTTTGGTCGCCGTCTTTGTCTTCGATAATATATCCATAGACATCGCCACGAATATACTGGTCAAGACATTCAACTTCGTGTTGCATATTCTTTTTGGCAACCTCTTTCCAAGATTGTTCATCGGCTCCGCATTCTCGTATAGTGTCCTCTTTCGTCTGGAGAGCTACGCCAACATAACCGCTGTCCCACTTGTCATTAGGGTGACCTATCCATATAGTAGAGCCACCATGAGAATAACACGATATTGGCATGATAACCACACTATTTTCCAGTGCTTTCTTTACTCTCGCAAATACTTCATCATCCTCAAAATACCATGTAATTCCGTCGTGCCACATTAAATCGTGGTCTACAAGTTCGTTATATAGTTCAGAACAATGTTCTTTCAATAGGTCTGCATACAGGCAGTCAATGTCCTTATACTCGTGCTTGTCAAATATAAGGTTTCTTGAAAAAGACAGTATTTTTGCCACTTTCGACCATTCCCTTGGGCTTTCGGGTTCTGGGTCATAGCACACGTTGATAGTATATCCACGGTACTTTTCATCTTTATACTTATTCATAATTGCGTTATTTTTGCGTTTCGTTTGTTTATGAATAGATGCAGTTAGCGTCCAATGTTGTACGTTATCTACACTTTTTGCATTCTTTAACTCTTACACAGTTTGCTAAAGGGGCATAATTGCCTTGTGTTTCGTCCAGTTTCTTCTGCATCCAGGCAGCGTGTCGTCTCCACCACGCCTTATATAAGGGCGTTTCAATGTTCACATAACCCTTCCAAAATTTGCGGTCTACATAAAGCATTGCACGCACTGTTTTCTTCACTGTTACGAAAGCTATACTACCAGCCAGTTCCATAAACTGGGTGCTTAATTTCTTATTATTTCCCATTGTGTTTGCTTAATTTTGGTTTGCTTTGTTTTAGGCATAGTTGAGGCTTCGCTGTTAAGGGCACAGCCTTCCTCAAAGTGGCTATATTTAGTACAACAGATAACTCTGTTAGGGTTCTCTGGCATTTCTTTGGGGCTGGTATGTTTACAACTTGCCACCAAAGACACAAGACACACTACAAAAGCATAGCGTATCAATTCCATTCCGTTGCATGAACATAATTTCACGCCACGATACTTGCAATTTCTTTTTCTCATAATTCGGGTTATTTTAAGAACATAAATATCTTTTCTTCAGGTTCAAGAACACGGGTAAGTAACTCAAAATATCGGTTGATATTCTTTCCATTAAAAGCCATGTTGTTACGTTGCATACTTTCACACATACTGGCACAATACTCGTGCATTTTTTCCTCATTGTCGAAACGTAAAAGCTGTTCTTTCACCAGCTTTACCTGCTTGTCACGAGAACACAACCAAACTTCTTCGTGCATTACAACCGAAACTACCATTTTATAGCGACGGCAAAACTCGTTTTTATCGAACTTGCTGTTACTATACATCTCTTGCATTTTGCGGAACTCGGAGCCGTTTAATACAACTCCAGTTCTATCATAAAATTCTTTCTTTGTCATAATTCGGGCTGTTTATAGTTTAATTGCGTTTCTTGCACGGGTTTTGTTGCAAAAAGCACGCATTTTGTTAATTTGCTTGTTTGTTGCCTGTTTCACTTCTATACCACGCATCGTGTACTTCCAACTTAGCTTAAATTTGTTGCACATTCCGACAAGTTTAGACGCACTCTGTACGTCGTTTGAGTGAAACGTATAATTGTATAGCCCCGTTTCCTTTGCGTCCTGTATTATCTGCATTTCATAGGGCATTTCTTCCACGTGCTCACGGGTCGAGGGACGACGTACGAGTATATGGAAGAGAATTTTCGCATTTCTTTTCTCTTCTTGCGTCATTTTAGTAAATTTGTTAGTTTAGGGAGCGGGGAGGGAGTCGAACCCTCACCACTGGGCACAATTGTCCCACGTTTCCACATTTCCCGCTCTGTCGGTAGTTAGTTACCGCTTTGTTACTTTGCTTGTTCTGTTTCTGTTTCAGACTCTTCTACGGGCACTAAGTCGTCAAACTTCACACGGAAGTTCAAAGCGTTGAAAGAGGCAACGGCTGCACGGTGCATTTTCTTTTTGCCCGCCTTTCCTTTGCACTCTTCAATATCTTTCTTTGTAGGCGTCAAACCGATACGAGACCATATACTGCTCTCAATATCCCACGATTCTGCTTTGCCGTCGGTAGTACGCACAATTATTGCGGCTGGAGTTGTGGCACGGAGTTTGGTGGCAACGTTTCCATTATCTACCTTTAAGCCTGCTTCCATAATTTTTGCATTCCAAAAGGTAAGCACCACGTTTTTCCATACTCTGAAAATTTCATCTTGTTTGCGACTTACTGGAGTAAAGTTACCACCTGCAAAATTAATTGCTCGTTCTTCTGTTACGCCGTCCTTGTTGGTACGTCGATAAATTAGGGTTACACCTAAAAGATTAACACGGTTAACTTCTGCAAATTCTGTTGCACTGTAATTTCTAACATTTTCCATAATTTTTACTGATTTTTGATTGTTCTGCGTTATTGCATTGTAGGCAGTGCAGGGCTCGAACCTGCACCCCACCAAAGTAGAGTAACCACCCACCCGTTAAGGTTGTGGTAAAGCCTAATTAACGCACTTCTCAGGTTTCACCCCCTGAGAAACACGTTTACAAAATTGTTTCGTACTTCTTTGCCTCTAATGTGAAACGGACTAACTCGAACCAATCGGAAAGCCGTATTTATCGCACTAAGTTCGAGCCATACACATACACGATGTGCCTTTGGCGCTCCCTTTGCGCACGTCCCAAATCCTTTTCGGGCACTATTAGGGCATAACTCTTAGGGACTCCGTTGCGTTGGTGATTGCAACAAGTGCGTGGACACTCGTCTTTTCTCATTTCGGAGTAGGGTGGCAGTTCTTAGCTTTTGCTTTTCACACCTTTTCACAGGGTTTGCACTCTGACTTATGCGCTGGGCATAATTCGGGCACTCTTATGACTTTTCCCTTTTTGCAACGTGGACTATCAAGGTTAAAAAACCTTTATTTTTACGTTGACTTATGTATATAGTCCGTTTGTAGGGCATACGACGGTTTGCGATACTCTCTTTAATAAGTGAACATTACACTTACAAACTGGGTTCTTTTTGCTCGTCAAAAAATTATCATTTTTTAACTCGCTTTTGGCTTTTGCTTTCGCTTTCCAATTTTGGGAGGTTAATTTTTTTGTCTGTCTGGTTCTTTTTAATTCGTTTTTTAATTGGTTTGTAAATTTGTTTTTTAATTCTCTTTTTACCTACTTTTATTACACCTTGCTGTAGGTTGCAAAACGTGCCTTTGAGCGTTATGTGTGGGATAATTCGCACGTTTGAAAGTGACCCTTTAATTAATTGTTGTCATTATTTTTATTTTGACAATGCAAAGTTATGTATATTATTTCAAATGTGCAAATAATTTACAATGTTTTTTGCAAGAAAAATAAAAATAGTTTGTAACTCGTTGATATTCAATAAGTTACAAAATAGGAAAAATCAAGGTAAAATATTATTTTGTATAAGTGCCTGAATATCAGGGAGTTATACGAACACTTATATAAATACTATATAATGTACACACACACGCACACGCACGTTATTATATAATACTATTAAGGAATTGCACAAAAGGGGTAAAAGTGTGCAAATAACAGAATAAGCAAAAAAGAAAGAAGGAAAGAAGGAAAGAAGGAAAGAAGGAAAGAAGGAAAGAAGGAAAGAAGGAAAGAAGGCAGGCAGGGGGGCAACGCAGCGCAGTGCAATATTTAAAAAGTGTAAACAAATGTACATAAAAGTAAAAGGACACGAAACAATATATATAGCAACAAAATTGTACAAAAATTAACAAAAATTTGGGGGTATCTCAAAAAAATGAGCCAAAAAGAAAAATAATATAATGAACGCTAAAAAATAAGCAATAAATTTCACTTATTGTAAAAGTGAAAGAGTTAAACGCTTGATTATCAGTAAGTTATAAAAAATAGAAAAATAAAAGGGAGGGTAAGAGGGCGTGGTGGAATGCCATACACATAGTCGACCCATTTTTTTGAGTCTCATTTTTTCTGGAAGGTGAAATAACACTGGAGACATGGCTTCTCTCCCAGGTTGCGTAAGCAACATTACGGAAAACCCCTCCTACCCCTCCCCAACCTTTTCGGTTAAGTGCCTCCTTCCAGTTTTACACATTATATATATAAGCCGAACTGGGATGAAATCGGTTCCAAGTTTTCCAACCCTACCCCATAAAACGCCCCAAACCGATTTCCCGAAATTTTCCCAGACCCTATTTTTTAAGTCTCATTTTCCTGAGAAGCCTCCAGTAAATGTGTTTTTACTTTCCTAAAACTTTCCTAAAAATAAAAACACGATATGTATAGTTCACAAAATTGCCCTTATCTTTGTTGTGAATCAATAAAATTATCTTCAAATGACCAACAAATCATCTTCAAAAACACAATTTCAAGTCCTATGCTTTTTGCGTAATTTTACCCCAAAAAGCGAATTAGATGACAAATTTATCCGTAGCTATTTGGACAGCGAGTTCAAAATATCCCCGAGAACCCCATTCTTTTCGCCTCTGAGCGACTCAGAGCCTTTAGATGTACAATCTTTCACCCAGTGGTTAAAAAGTGGCTTAGCGGCAAATTCTGTGGCTTTTTATAATTCAGACCTTGTAATTCTGGGTAATTGTACTTTATCAGGTGCCAAAATTATCGGAATTTTAAAAGCTGGAAGTAATATTATCCAACCCTGCGACAAAAATGTAAGTTATAACGAACTCTCCCCAGCCTCTTACGAAGATTCTCAACGGTTCCTGGCAGTTATGCTTGATTCAAATTATCAAGTAGACGAGAACAGCCTTACACTTGTTCCCAAATATATCCCCCACCCTTTTGAAAAAGTTATATTCCACAATCACGATCAAAGTATCATTGGACTGGGTGTAGTTCGTCAAGTCTATACGGACGGTGAAGTAGAACTCTATTGCTATTACATCTACCCCACAACCCACCACGAAGATGCTATAGGTTACTCAATGCACGAAACAGGAATTGTAAACCTGCGAGATTATGTTTTCGAGAATATGCTGGATGATAAGAACCGTGCTTCCAGCTTCAACGGTGTTAGCTGCCTTCGACGTATGAACAGAGAGTTAGAGAAGTGCGGTAAAATTTGGAAAGATAAGCTGAAGAGAATTGAGCCAATTAACGCTAAAGTCAATAAAGGCGAAAAGTACTGGTATATTTCAGATAAGCTGAAGGTTGTACAGGATCGTGAGAAAAACACTCCTACAAGCCATTTCCGATACTTGTGTGGTAATTACTTTACAACTGAACTGGCAGCTCTTAGAATGCTTAACATATGGTCTCAAACACTACACGACTATATGGCATCAGATTCATGGCCAGAGCTGGAAGATTAAAAACAATAAGCCCTACAGTGATCAAGACGGATTCTGTAGGGCTTAAATTATCCATAAGGGTTTGGACGAATTTCTGTAAGTTTTTCTGGAGTGGCCTGGGAGTCGAATCCAAGAAGTTTATTTAGACGCTGAGTGTCTTTGTAGGAGAATACGCTTGTAACTTTTCCGATGTCTTGTCCAGAGGTATATTTCTCTTTCTGATAAATAGTCTGGAAGAATTGTTCTTTTGATATGCCTTTTAGAGTTAAAAGAAATGGCTGGAATTGTCTCCATGAAAGTTCTCGAACCATTGGCAATCCTTGATTATTCTTGTAGTGGCTTATCATATACATGTCGTCAAGCTCTACAAAACGGTCCATAAATTGTCTCTGAGAGCTTTCAATAGGTGTGAGCGTATTCTTATCCGCCGTAACTAAGAAATAAGCGTACTGGAGATTTCTCGCCCTGTCAGAGTATTGTTTGGAATCTTCTGAAGTATCACTACTAACAGCTGGAGAGATTGTGATGTCGTCTGCTTCAATATTACGGAAGCCTTTTGTGCTTATTAGAACTCCCTTCTTATCTTCTGTGAAATGCCAATCGCATAATGATAAAAGATTCAAGTCCTCTGGAAGTGTTGTAGTCATATTGAGTGTAACTGATGAATAACTATCACTAAACATTCCCATTTCAATTTGACCCTTAGTATCGAGGTAAGCGTTTTTACCGATTTGCTGAAGGTCTTCGCATTTGATATACATTCCGTCAATATCTTCTAAGCCTGGGTAGTAAGTTTCATTGTTGTCCTCTTCATCATCTTCACCCTCTTCTTGAATGCGAGTGTCTTCATGATAATCGAAGAGACCTGTGAAGAAGTTGTAAAGAAATAAACGTACTGGAGAAGTTGCACACTCTTCAGGATGACAGATAAACTCTTCTAAAACTTCTACTGGAAAGTACGGCTTGTCTTTATAAGGATTACTGGGAAGTTTCTTCCTATAGTTTGAATAATTCTTTTTTACAGCTTCCCAATCTACAACTCTTTCTTCAACCTCTTCTGAAGATTCAACCTCTTCAATAACCTCTTCTAAAGACTCAACTTCTTCTAAACCTTCAAAAACTTCTGATTCTTTTTCTTTTTCCCCCCTTATATATGAGTCCCTGCGGGCCTCAGAAAGTTTTTTATTATTTATATTATTATATATATTATTATCTGGGGCTACTTTTTGCACCATCATAGGGCTACTTTTTAGCCCATAACGGGCTACTTTTTGCACCATCCCATATCCTAAGTCAGTTTTTACGAGTACAAAATTTTGTGGAATCTCCAGTTTTTGGGTAAAATATGCAGTCATCAACTTTTCTGCCACGTTTGCGATGATTATTTGTAAGTTTTTGGGACAAATTTCATCTCCTGCGATAATTGAATCCAAGAATTGGGCTACTTTTTGAACCATTGTATCATCGATTGGGCTACTTTTTAACCCATCATGGGCTACTTTTTGAACCATTGTATCATCGATTGGGCTACTTTTTAACCCATCATCATCGATCATGGTAGATTTCATCATGATTTCAGATTTTTGCACAAATGTAGGGTTGTTACTAATTTCGCTAAAATCCTCTTCTGATATTTGCGATATTGCTAACCCTAACTTTTTGACTAATTCTGCACCAGCATCTCTGGCTTCTGTATTCAAATTCACAAATCTATCGTAAATAGCCTTATACTCCTTCCAATTGATCGCATAAAGAACATTTTTGTTGTTATTCCGATTAACCAAAATAAGATTTAAACGTTCCAGCTCGGCAATTGAATCTTGAATAGTGCGTTTACTTTTGCCAGCCCAATGTTTAAACATAGGTAATGTAATTGGTACATAGTCGTGCATACTATTCCCATATTTAAGAACACATTGATAAATTTTTCGTAGTGCTCCTTGCGCACTATGTGACACAAGGCCTTCCAGATACCAATACGATGGCGAGAATGGGAAATTAACAGGAATCTCTTTCATACATTTTCTTTTTTAAAATAAAAGCGAATTAACTTACCTTGAATCATTTGTTTTATCATTGTGAAACCTTGTCGTTTTGCAAACCTACCAACCGCATGCTTTGTGGGAATGAGATAGGGGTAGCTTTTAAGAAACAGCTCTGTCATTTCGTCAATTGAGTAGCGTACTTTTTTATTCTCTTTTTTTATATTGTTGCTGCATATTTGAAAGTAATCATCTTCTGGCAATTGCGACAAGGCTATTTTTTTGTTGCGTAGTAACTGGAATATAGCGTCTCTTTCATTGTCATTTAGTATGTGTAATTTTGTATGAATCAAATCTAATTCATTCCAGTTTATGTAGTACACCATCTGTTTTTGGGTAATTTTTTGTACTGACACAATACCATAACTTATTAACTCGTCAATTGATTTTTTTATTGTATGACGAGCCCCAACAACTCTTTCAAAGATAGCAGTGGGAATTTTTACACCATCCCGCATATCACGGCAATTCATAGAAATACATTGATGTATTTTACCAAATGCTTTATACGCATTGGCTGATAACATATCTAATAATTGCCAAGGGATTGCTGAGAACCCATGTTTGTAAATTGCTGAATCTTTTTCCATATTCATTTATAAGTCCTCCTTTTTTACATAGAAATAAATTTGTTTATGATTGATTACTTGTTTCATTCTAACGAAGCCTTGTTTTTTAGCAAAGCGTCCTACGTTAGAATGGTTTGGTACCATGTATGGTACAGCTTCAGCATATAGCTGTGCCATTTCTTCTTGTGAAAATTTTATTTTATTCTTGTCCATATTAATTAAGTTTGTTGTATTTATGAATAATCTGTGTGCTTTTAAAAGGTTTGTGGAAGTTCACACTTTTTGTTAAAGAAATTAAAAGCTGAATAAACACACCCAGCTTTTAATTACTTATCAAATCGAGATAATGTTGCACTTATAGTTCCTTATTTATTATTTCGTCCATTTGTGCAATCATATCCTTACAAATCTTCGCCTCTTCAAAATTCTCATGTTCTACTGCGTTGTTCATAATTGAAATCACATATGGTCTCAGGGCATTAAGAGCATGACGGAGAGCCAATGAGTTGAAGTGCGCCATTTCCATAATACATTGTGTGTTTTTTAATTTACTTTCCTCCAGCTCCAGGTATTGCAGAGTGAAGGTTTTAAACATGTTGGAAATGTCTTTTTTAAGTTTAATGGTAAACAAATAGGTGCAAAGAGCTAAGAACAGAGTTGCACCGAGTAAAGCGTTGATAATACTAAACATCGTACATTGTATTTTTATTGATGAAACTCTCGCATAATTCATCACCAACTTTATGTTTGCTCGATACCTCATTCCAAGGTCCATCAGGTTCTGCAATCTCAGGGTTGTACCAAAGACAATGATACCTGTCGTAGCAACCTTTCATCATACAGTATTCGGATTGACGTTCATGAATGCGTTCATATACATCAAGCGAGATGAATTTGTAACGGTCTGGAAGAAGTTCTTTGAATGTTAGTGGTACGGTGCCAATAATTTGACGTTCCATATTAGCAACCGCTTCTCCAGTTTTCATGTCACGTGCATACACCATGCCTTTTCTAAGACGTGTCGATTTACGTAACCATCCACGAATAGGAACAAAGTACATGAGCTGTCCGTTTACTATATATGTTCCTGCGGTTGGATTATTAACGTATGTTTTCCAGAACAAACATTCAAAGCATACGTTTTGCTTTACCATTTGTTTAACAGATGGTTTACGAATATCGTAGTGGTCAAGGTCGATTACCTTACCACAACAAGAACATGTAAGGGTACGGTGTGCTGCCATGTCGTTGCAATAAAAAATAGCGAGAAAAGAAGATGCAAGGACACGGAGACCGTGTTTCAATTTAGGTATGAGATTTAGAATTTGATAGAGCTAAATACGCCGTCTATCTCTTCTTGGGTTATTCCAATATAAGTCTTTGTAACTTGAATGCTGGAATGATTGAGAATTTTGTTCAGCAATAATAGGCTTTCTGCACTATGATTGTTGTAGTCGTAAACATAACGACCAAACGTCTTGCGGAAAGTGTGCGTAGAGAAGTTGGTAATCTTCAGGCGATACTTGTATTTAAAGTCTTTGAGTTTCTGGTTAACACACTGGATTGTCATTGGTTTGTCCTCAAACTTACCACGCATCACAAAATCTTTTTTATCAGGTCTACCAAGTAGTTCGTACAATTCATTGAATCTTTTTTGTACTGAGGTGTTTAATGGAACTCGTCTGGTTTTACCTGTTTTTTGCTCTGTAATTGTGAGTGCTGACACACCAAGAATATCCTTCCAGCGAAATTGGAGAATATCAGATGCACGACATGCTGTACAGAAGCTCATGCGTGCGTACATTTCCCACATATATTCCTGATCATTGTGTAGACATTCAAGTAATCTTTCATATTCTGGATATGCAAGATGGTCACTTGTTGTGAGTTGATTTTTCTTTGCCATAGTCTTATTTATTTCAGTTTTGTGATACAAAGATAGTAAATGAAATAAAATAAAACAAGCATTTTACAATTTTTAATACACTAAAAGTATAGAAAATTATAAAATGCTTTTGAATGTTTAGATAGCCTTAAATTCGTCTATCGTGAGAATTGGAATATTGAGTACCTGTGCTTTCTGCGCCTTACTGGATGTACTATCGTGGTCTGCAACTATGAGATGCGTGGATTTCTTAGAAACTCCACTAACAATCTCACCACCACCAGCCACAATCTGTTCTTCCAGTAGTTTATCACGCACGCCAGTAAAACACACTTTCATGCCGATATATTTATCGCCAGTCGGCTTTGGTTTTTCAGCCATTGGTAGTACGGTCAGTTTATTATCCGCAATGAATTTGTAGAACTTTAGTACACCATCGTAAAACGATTGCTCGGTTTTACTGGCTCTCAGATACCACAATGAGTCCCACATTGCTTCAGGCTCTGGAAGATTTAGATACCCATTAACAAATGCAAATCTATTAGTATCTGACATCTTCTCCAGTATCTGTTTTGCTTTCACCTGACCAATACCTTGGAAGCAGTTTGAAGCCTGCATGAGAACTGTCACATCGAGGCCTTTGAGGATATTGGCGTTGTTCTGAAGGATAATGTTTGCAGTCTCTACACCGAATGTATCAATATTTAACAGCTCATCGAAAGTGATATTGAGCATGAGATTGAGCGAACGGAAGCCCGCATTATACATTTTTGTAATGGTTTCTGCACCCATATTTTCTGCACCAACGGTAGTGTAGAAGAATATTATTTCAGCAAGGTTAGTGCCATCACATTGTTCGTTAGTACAACATAGATCTACTCCAGATTGACTCCAATATAGTAGCGAATCGCAATGTGGGCAATGCGATAATTTATTCCACATGGCACCTTCACTTTCGGCAGAAGCTGGTTGTGTTACCTCTAAGATTTTGGGTATTACACCACCTGAACGAGTAACCTTTATGATAGCTCCTGGAGCGATATGGTTATCTCGCACATATCTCGCATTATAACCTGTCGGATTCTCCATTTCGCAATCTCCAGTATCAACTGTATCTATCTTCACAACAGGCTTGAACGCTCCTGATTTGCTAATAGCCCAATTTACATCCAGTACCTTAGTCTCGAATACTTCTGTAAAACTTGTGTTTTTGTAAGCAATAGCGTAGTTTGGGTTACCTGTTGTTTCTTGTCTGCCGAGCACTTTCCATAGAGCTATATCATTAATGTATATAACAAGGCCATCAATATAGTACTCCCCTTTCCAGAGATCGTACAGTGAGCGCAATAGTTCTTCAGTGATATTTTCAACAGATTCTACGTGATATAACTTTGGCTGATTAAACGTTTCACATACATATTCATAAAAGCGTGAGTATGTTGAAAAATTTTGAATTGAAGCCTCATCTGCACCATACCTATAAAAGTCTATATGTTTTAATAGTTCTGATGGGGTGTCTCGATTCAACAAACCCGCGGCTGTATTGCGTGGCGACTTGTATTTATCTCCAGTTTCAGGCGATACCTGACCAGCAAAGTTAGCCTCCCATGATTTGCAATTGAATACAAATTCACCATAGGTGTATTGTAGTTCACTGGGAGCATTACCACAGCCAGCCATGTCGTAATGTGCTGTACAGTCCTGTCCTTCATTGTCAGCTCCACCACGAGAGTATGTCATACCATTTAATTCGTTGTGAAGCAGAGATAGGCCGTCAAACTTGGGTGTGATGGTTAGACGATGGTTTCTTGTAAGCCCGAGTCCATATATCCATTTGATAAGTTCTTCAGTAGACTTTGCCTTATACAATGACTTCATCGGTACTGGGAGATGCACTTTTCGTGTTTTCTTTACAGAAACAGGCTCTAAGTGCTGAAACCATGAGTTTTGAGGGTCGAGGTTACGTAACTTTTCGACTTCCTGGTCATAGAAAGCATCTGAAACAATGGGCGCACCTTTACGGTACGCCTCATTCCATGTTTTGATGTTTTCTACCAACTCTTGAATTGATTTAGAAGTTGTATTCATAGTGGTGATTATTTTGAACCTGAATGACCAAACCCACCTTCTCCACGTTCTGTTTTACTCAATTCTGTCACTTCTTCCAGCGGGCCTTGATAGCACTGTTCAAAGACAATCTGAGCAATACGAGTTCCTTTTTCAATAAGATAACGCTCTGAACAATGGTTGTTAACGATTACCCCAACAATTCCACGATATGAAGCATCAACTGTACCTTCAAGCACATCAGCGTCAATACGGATTAAGTCTCCTATTTTGTTATTGTTGTCATCAACTTTGTATGCTTCCATACCTTTAGATGAGAAACCAGAACGTGGGCGTACATTACCTTCCCAACCTGGCGTTATTTCCATGTTAATGTCAAGTTCTACTACTTGGCGACCAGGATAAATGATTGTGTCTTTTGGCACATAAAGGTCATATCCTGCTGACTGTTTATCTGCTTTGGTAGGCATTTTTGCGCCCTCTGATAATAACTTAATTTTCATAATTACTTTTTATTTTTTGATTTCTGTTTTCTTGCCACTGGGTGACATGTTTTTGGTTAGATAATATTTTCTTGTAACGCCACACATTTGGTCATACTCTTCCAGTCTCAATGTGTGAAAGTCGTCAAATGTGACTTCAATGTTTGATGCAAGTTCTCTGAAATAGAGTTGGCGGCAAGAAATACTTGTGCCGTTACACGCATACATAATATTGACTGGAGTTGTATCTAATATTTTGGCTGCTGCTGACTTGGATGCGAATATACCAACCAGTCTTTTTAGCGGATTAAATACAAGAATTGGTGGCACTCCCTTAATTTCCTTCAGTTGTTTTTTCATCTTTTGCTATTTCTAACAAGACTTCTTGTGATAGCCTTTTTTTAGCCATTTGCGCAATATAAGAGTCAGATACAACGATACCGTTAGAGAACAGGTCGTGTATTCTGTCGAAGATATACGCTAAGAAGTTGGGTTCAACAAAAGATATAAAGAGGTAAGAGAAGTTACCGTCAATTAGATAGTGCCCTTGTTCGTTTATTTTACAAATATCATTGTTTTTAATGCTGTAAGAGTTACATAATCTCGCAATGAGATGTTTGTATTCAACGAAGAAGTTGTTGACAGATTTGTCAGGGGCTGTTTTTTGAATATAAGAGGTGGCATCAAAATATGAGATGCCAGTATCAATTTGTGTTCCGAAGAGCAAATTCGGAAATTCAGGGATAGCCTGCTCGGTGCATTTTAGTTGGATTTCGCTATCCGACTGTTTGCCCAGCATTACTGAAGGTCAAACTCTTTGGTTTTAGATTGGTGTATGTCGCTTGGCCAATAAATAGCGGCTGCGTTATCGAACTTAACATCACGAACCACATAATCTACAGGACTTTCATCCATCAGCTTGGTGATACGCTTAACGGCGTCTGCGCTACTGAGGGCTGGTGTGTAAACGGTGCTTTTGGTTCCTTTTACTTTGCCTGTGGTTTCGTTTTTGGTGTATGTAGCAACAGTTACCGCATACAAACCAACTCCACTTTCCGCTTCTTCTTCAAAGTAGTTGCAGATGAGTCCGTTTACCGTACCTGAATCTGTGCATAAAACATCGTTGTATTTCACGTCATCAATCTTAGTTTTGATGATTTCGATGTTAACGCTGCCAAACTGATAACGATTCTGATCCTCTGCGATTGCATAGGCTGTTTTTTCAGCGTCTGTGTAGTTAGCGGCTACAACCAATTCTTCTGTTTTGGTCTTGTCGAGTGCCCCAACCTCGTTGGCAGCAACCCACTCTGTTTTGATACGGAAATAATACAGAGCTTTTTCTTCTTGTTTTTGTTCCATGTTGTTTGGATTTTACGTTAATAATATTGTTATCGTTTGCAAAGATACTAACTTTACCTTTAATATACTATACAAAACTATATTTTTAACATAATTATTTTTTATATATATTGATTTACAGGCATTTACAGACAATGTGTTAAAATGGACGCTTATATTTTTATTAAGCATACTTAACCGATTTCAAAACCAAAACCCCAGATTGCGAAACAAAAAATGGTCTAAGTAGCTATTCTTCAAAAAAGCATTATACTAATGAGTGTACAGACAATTGACAAATTAGATACCAATCTCCTGGAATCTGTTTATAGAACCAGCAAAAAGACAATTCAGGAGTACGTGGCAGAGATTGAACGTCACTGCCGCTTCAAATCGTCGTATCGTCACCTGAACAATGGAACTATACTGGATGATAGAGGCCGATTGATTGACCTTTATGATGCTTGTATGGAGCAAGATGCTCATTTACGAGGAGTTATGGAGACACTGTACTCACAGATTCTCGGTGAACGATATATGCTGGCTCGCCAGAGTGATAAGGGACGCTATATAATAGATGTAGAACAAACCAAGAAAATTCAAGGCACCCAGTTTATCAAAATCATTCGTGGTATTGTTGAATCTAAGATGTATGGATACACTGGTTTGGAGATTCTTCCAGATATAGATGCCCGCACAGGTAAGCTAAAGACTGTAAACCTTATTGAGCGTCGAAACATACTTGCCGACCAGCGTCGTATTGTACGCCGTCAGGGAATATGGGAGAATGGTTGGAACTTTGATGACCCACAATACTCAGATTACTATGTGCTCATCAATGATGGTACATTAGGTCTGTTCTCAGCTACTACCCCAAGCATTCTTGCTAAGAAGTTTACGATGGCTAACTACGTTAACTTTTCTCATACCTATGGTCAGCCTATAATTCATGGTAAAACTGAATCGGACAGCGACCCTGACCGTAGACGTCTTGCTAATGAAATCGCCAGCGCAGCTCAAAACAAGGTGTTGGTGACTGGTTTAAATGATGAAATCGACATTAAGGCATTTACAATGTCGAACTCAGAACATATCTTCACAGGTTTGATAGCTCTTGTTGACAAAGATGTATCAAACCTTTTGCTTGGTTCAGAATCAATGGCTGGTGCTACCCAGTCTTATGTAGGTTCCACCAAAGCTCACGAAAATATTTTCCGTGACCGTGTAGAGATGTACCGTGACTATATTGAGCTGGTGATGAATGAAGCTATTATTCCTCGCTTAGTGAAAATGGGCTACATTGAAGATGGTTTGGAGTTCAAGTACTCTAAGCGCATTGAAATGTCTGATGAAAACCGTATTCGTCTCTTCCAGAATATCTGCGAGCAGTGGGAAATTGAACCCGATGTTATCGAAAGCGAGTTTGGAATTAAAGTGAAAAAGCAGCTAAATATTATGGGTGCCCCTGTTGGTGGAGGTGAAGATGGAAATGGTTTTACCGAAGGTGCCGTACGTCACATGACCGATGAAGAATATCTGCGCAGATACGGCCATCCTCGTGGAGTGACAAATTTTTTGAAGGAGAGAGGAATGTAAGTGCGTCTCTTCTCTCCCAAATACAAGCACTCCGTAAGCCTGTTGCTGATGATGACAGGAAGAAAAAAGAGTATGAGAAGCTATTGTTGTTGTTTCACGATTTAATTCAGAGCATAAAGGACGAAAAAGGCGAATGGGACAGCTTACAGTCGCTTATTGAAGAACGTGCTGATATTGCTATTCGATACGCATTTGATGGTTATGGTATTAGTTATGACGATGCGCTGGAGATGCTCAAGAATGCTGATGATTTAACAGATGAACAGCGTGTTGACCGTGATATTCTCGTAGCTGCTGTTGATAACATCATAGATTTCTCTACTGCTGAAGAATACCAAATGGCACGAGAAATACCAGACTTTGATGATATTTTCGACCCTGAATTAAGCGACTGGGATGGTGAAGGTAATATTGACGAATATCTTGAATCATTGTTTATCACCTACAACCAGCGATATGCAAGTGTTGAGAATATGGATATTGAATATGCCTTGATTGTGGCTGCTTACCTTGCACACATAGCTTCTGAAACTGTGCTCACATATATGACACAAGGTGATGATCGTGTAAGACCTTGGCACTTACAGTACGAAGGGTTTAGCGCACCACGCTCGCATTTCCCATCATGGCTAATTCCACCAATTGAACATCAGTGCAGATGCTTTTTAGTAGAAGATTCTGCCAATGTAATGGGTAAAGTGCAGGCTAAGTGGGAAGGTTCTGGAATGCCAGAGATGCCCGAATGGTTTAATCGCACATTCAAAGAAAGTGTAGCTAATGGTGGTCGTATTTTTTCAGATGAACACCCATATTTCCAAGTTGATACACAGCACTACGATAAGCTGTCAGAGATTGCATCGAATATAAAGAAAAAGTATTTGAGTAATGGCTAACATACCTATTGAAGCTGGAAGTGGTGGAATATCAATCACACCACGCCAGCTCATCACTCAGTGGCAACACAAACCCCATATGTTTCAGGTGAATGTGTGGAATTTTGAAGTGAAAGCTGGTAAGGCTGCGCAAGATATTTTCAGAAAGTCATTTGATATGAAGCGATTTAATGACGATAATAGTACTGCTTGGAACCCACGTTCACCAAGAACCCGTGGTAGTCATCCATTAATGGTACAAACTTCATCATTAAAAAACTCTATCAAGTGGAAACATATGGACCAACGTGGATCTGGAGATGGTGGTGTGACGATTTATACCGACCCTAATGGTTTTGCAAATACCGCAAAGCATCGTGGGTTTTGTTATGCAGAAATCCACAACTCCCCCAATAGTAGTGTGCGTAGAGGACGTATAAGGAATATGCCACAACGCCAATTCATGGGCGACTCCAGTGTATTGGATGACGAGTTAGATAAACTATCAGCAATGATTTTCAAAGGATTCCCATTGTAATGATTGTAGAAAAAAAGAATAAGAAAGTAGAAGAGTCTCAACAGTCACAACCTACGACTAAAGAGCGTGAACGTACCCCGATTGAAGTTGCAGTAGAGTCTAATCCTATGACAGACGCTTATCATGCTGTCAAGAAAATTTTGCTTTCCATCAAGGAAGACCCAAGCGACCCTGATAGTCCACCATATTTTAAGACTATCAAATTAGACAACGGTCAGTTGGCTCGTATTAAAGGCTCAAAATTGAATGAAGAGTATGGTATCGCCTTCCCTGCTGTGTTTATTCATTATATCAACATTTACAATAATGTTGGTACATCGAGTATCGCAGAATCTAAGGGTACTATGCGTATTCATTATGTGCTAAACCGATTGAATAACAGTGATGATGATACCGAAACGGAAGGTTTTGATATTTACAAGAAGATTGTTTCCGCAATTGAGCGCAAGAAAGGCAATTTCCCACCATTGGTATCACACTTCCAGTTATCATACTGGGATCAGCCATTATCTTTTGACGACGGCTTACAACCTTATTGGATTGATTATCAGATTTGGTTCAGAGACTATAGTGCATACGCATATAAGGATTATACAGATGTTTATTTAACAGAACCCCCATTCACTCAGCCAAGTGACCAAAATGAGATTGCAAATCCTGAACGAATACCGAATTGGCAAGGCCCATATTTTGAGGACGTAGCCCGTTTTGAGAAATTCGATTAGCGGCTTAACCTTTTTTTAAATAAGTTAAACTATTCTTTCACAAACAAATATAGCAATGGATATTAACAATTTTAAACACGTTGTTGGTCAAGCCAAACAAGACGAACCAGCAATTATTCGCTTCTTTGATGGAGTGGATTATTGGTCGGTAGAAAGTTTCAAAGAGGAGTTCTTGTTCCTACAAGACCACGTGAAGCCTTCCAAGATTATAATTATGATCAACTCTGAAGGTGGTAGCGTGATGTATGGCATGACCATTTTCTCTCTTATCCAGGCGTGCCCCATCGAGACTGATTGCGTTATCGAGGGAATTGCTGCCAGCATGGGTAGTGTTATTTGGGCAGCTGGAGACAATTTATTTATGCACGACTACTCGTTGCTAATGATCCATAACCCTTTCTCTTGCAATTGTGAAGAGAATATGGATGACAATACTAAGCAGACGGTAGATGCTTTCAAACATCAACTTGCCACCATTTACCGTAAGCGTTTTGGGATGACCAAAGAGCAGGTAGAGAGCATTATGAATGGTGAAGGCGATGCAGATGGCACCTTCTTTACCGCTCAAAGTGCTGTTGAAGCTGGATTCATCGACAAGGACCATGTGTTGAAAACATCTAAGGTAGTCCGTGATAAGGTAAGAAGTCAGATTGATGGTGTAGAAAACAAAGTAGACTTGCGAAACATCATGTCTGGCATTTGTGCTGAGCTGGATGAAAATAAACTTGCAAAAGTAGTATCAGCTATTCATAAACAAAATGATACAACAATTATTAACCAACCAAAAGTAAAGGAAATGAACGAAAATGAGACTTTCGGTGCGATTTCCGCACTACTTGGACTTTCTACCGATGTTCAGATGCCAGGCATTTCAGCCCGTATCAGTGAGCTGGTGAAAGCTGAAGGTGAGATGAAGGCAATTCAGTCTAAATACACCGAGCTTGAAATACAGTTTAAGGGTAAGGAGGCAGAGATTGCTAATCTGAGTACCGAATTAGATAGTGTGAAAGCAGAGCTGAAAGAGTATCAAGACGCTGAGAGTAAAGCGTTTGAAGCTAAGATTGAAGCTACAATTAACGCAGCTATCAATGCTGGTAAAATTGAGAACAGTGCTAAAGAGGCCTGGGTGAAGATGGCTAATGCTGACTTCGCTACTGTAGAAGCTACCCTTGCATCTATCCCTGCCCGTGAGAACATTGGTGCCACTATTGCAAATGACCCTGAGAATGTCGCTAAGACTGAAGAAGCTCTTAAGGACGCAGAGGCAAAAATGCAAGAGAAAGTGGCTAAGGTGCTCGGAAAGAAAGTTGAATTTGGAAAATTCTAAAAACAAATACCGATAAATGGCAACAATTAATTTTGCAGCTAACGGTTACAGTGGCGAGGTTCTTGAGGACCTACTCGTGTACACCGTGCATGGTAATGACACCTACGAACAGGGTCTTATCCACATCAAACCTGGTGTTCAGAAGAAACTTACTCTTCCTCACATCCAGTTAGGTCAAATTATTCAAGACAACAAACCTACCCCTACTGCACCTACTTCTTCTACTGGTATCAGTAGCGACAGTTCTGGCGAGTACTCTAACAGTGAACGTTACTTGGAACCTCAAGACTTCATGGTATATTTGGAGTTCAATCCTCGTGACTTTGAAGAGTACTGGCGTCCATTCCAACCAGAAGGTCCACTTGTATTCCGTGAGTTAGCTCCTGAAGTACAAAGCACTATGCTTCGTCTTCTCATCGACCGTAAAGATCAGTACATCAACGACTGTATCTGGAGTGGTAAGAAGGGCGGCGTAAGTTCTACTATTACTAAGCCTACTAACGCAACAGACCTTGGTGGTGCTTCTGCCGCAGGTCCTATGAAGTACTTTGATGGTGCACTTGCTCGTGTTCTTGCGAACATTGCTACCACTGCTTCTGCAAACGAAAAGGCTTCAGGTCAGGTAGTGGTTGCTGGTAACACTGAACTTACTACTGGTGAACAGGTTGAAAAAGCACTCTATGCTATGTGGTTGAAGTGTCCTAAAGGCGTACGTAAGAGCCGTGACCTTAAGTTCGTTATGAACTGGGAACAATGGGATCTTTACGATCAATACATATCAAGCAAGGATTTCAAATACACAGAGAACGCTGACGTTAACAAGCGTCGTTTCAAGGGTAAAGAAATCGTGATCATCGATGGTGTGCCTGAAAGCACAATCTTCCTCGGTAAGTTCACTAAGGGTGTAGACTCTTGCTTGTGGATGGCTGTTGACTACGCTACAGACGAAGACAGCATTAAGATAGAGAGACTTCAGGCTAATTCTGAACTCTACTTCTTCCAAATGCGCATGAAGATGGACGTTAACATCGTTCGCCCTGGCGAGATAGTTGTTTGGTCTGCTTACAAGAACGCCTAAGTGAGTGTACAATTAATTAAACAATAACCTGGGGAGTGGGAGCAAGACTCCGCTCCCCTTTTATATTAAATCAATATGGCTCGAATTAAGAACGAAGAAGAAAACAAAGTCAATGGAGTTCCCGAAGTAGTAACTGGAGAAACACAGGTTGAGAACCCAGAAACAACTGAGAACCCTGAAACAGTTGAAAATCCTAAAACAACTGAGAACCCAGAAACAGTTGAAAATCCTAAAACAACTGAGAACCCTGAAACAACTGAGAATCCAGAAACAGGGGGTGAGGTAGAAAAAACAGAGACAGGGGCTGTTGAGCCTACGGATGCTGGCATCCTAAAAACTCTCAAATGCTTTCCTGAGCTTGACGAAGCATATGTTGACGCTGTCGGAAGTGTGTTCACTAAGGACACTCCAGTCGATTTGGTTGGCAGAGCCGTTCTCTACAAGAATCCGTACTTTAACAAATAAATTCCAATACAATGGCATTAGGAAATGTATTTATGACAGACACAGACGGTAATATTGGTGGACACACACCTACCAGTACCGAAAAGTTCTGTGGCCTACTCTTCGATATTTCTGGCCAACCTGATTTCTGGACTAAAGGACAGGGACAGGCAGCCGCTGATCATCTGAAGAACACCGTAGTTGAGTTGAACTCATACAAAGACGCCGCTAAGGTTGGTATCGTACCTTACACTGGTACTGCTGATAGTAGTGGTGTTTCAACCGACTTACTTGGTGGTATTCCTGATTTCCATATCAAGCAATTCTTCTCTAAGGCTGGTGGCACAGGTCGCTTATTTGTGGCTTTTGCTGACTGTAGTAAAGATTGGAACGCTGTACTTGATATGCAACGTGCTTCAGGTGGTATCATCAATCAGTTTGGTGTATGGACTGAGCAACCTTTGTGGAAAAACATGGACACTTCTGCTCAAACCTATTCTATTAACCTTGTTGGAGACTTGAACTCAGTATTTAGCCAAATGGCTAACGACTATTTCGCTCCTGCAAGTTTGCTTCTTTCTGCTAACAGTAGTAAAGTAAAGACCGCTTCAGGTGATGAAAACAAGGTTGTATTCAGTAAGATTCCAAGCTGTATCGTTGGTGCTCGTTATGTGACAGTACTTCTTGGTCAGTCTATGGACACTACTGTAAAGGCTATGCAAGCATCTCTTAAGAGCACTACTCCTGTTGGTACTGTTGGTCTTTTGCTTGGTTGCCTCTCTACAGCTTCTGTAGGTGAGAGCTTTGCATGGGTACAAAAGTTCGATCTTGCCAGCCATGTTGCAGGTATCGAGATGGGATTCGGTGACTCAACTATCGAGAACAACATGTTAAAGAACACAACTGCTTACACCGCTTTGACTAAGGCACAAGCCGATGAGTTGAGCGATAAAGGTTATGTGTTCTTGCGTACTTACGAAGGTTTGGAAGGTCATGTATATTATACTAAGGACCGCACTTGTTCTGATGGTGACTACTGCACTGTTGCACGTAACCGTACCATCAACAAGAGTCGTCGTATCACTCGTGCTGCTCTCCTACCTTATGTTAACTCTCCAGTGAAAGTCGATCCTGCTAAGGGACAACTCTCTGCTGGTCAAATTACTGAGTACACTAACCTTATCACTTATGGCCTTAAAGCTATGGAGACTGCTGGTGAGATTAGCGGTGTAGGAACTATCACAGTACCTGCTACCCAAAATGTACTCCGCAACAAGAAACTATTGTTCTCTTACACACTTGTTCCTCTTGGTTGCGCAGAGTCAATCGAAGTAACCGAAGGACTTGTTGTATCACGTTAAAAATTATAAGTAATGGCAACAATCAATAACGTAGCTTATTCTTGGTCTATGATTCAGTTGACTTCAAGTAGTCTTACTGGAACTTCTGACCCAAACCCTCATGTTCTTGTGGGCGTAAGTGCTATTGAATGGAACACAAAGCAAAACATCCAGACTAACTACGGTCTTGGTGGTAAAGGTGTAAACCGTGGTTTTGGTAACATCGAGCACTCTGCGAAGATTACGATGGACTACAATACTCAGCTTCAGTTGAGAGGCGGTTTGTCAAGTCTTCGTGCAATTGGTGAGTTTGACTTGGTTATTTCTTACGCAAACCCTGTTGGTGAGAATATCAGCCTGACAGACCTGACTACTGAAACCGTAACCCTAAAGGGCTGTGTGTTTAGTGAGGATGGTATGGATGCTAAGCAGGATGACACCAACCTAACCAAAGAGTTTGAATTGAATCCGTTTGACATTATCATCAATACGGTGTAGACTATCAAAAGGATATTTAATTAACACCTCTGGGCGAGCAGATTTTCTGTTCGCCTTATTTTTTTTATGTGATTTTACAAACCGATAGAAATATGATGTTCTATTCCTTTATAGTACGAACTATATAATTTTATAGATATGAACGAAAATGAAAACATGGTATCAGCCGAGCTTCAGAAGCAGGTTGATGAAAAGATCAAGGAACTTAAAGCGGCAGACCCAAAACTAAAGAAGGTGTATGCTGTAGTTGTAGACGGCGATGAGTGCGATGAGAAAGAAGTTTATATAGGCTATTTCAAGCGTCCTACATTCGCTGCGTTTTCTAAATTTTTAACCATCTCTCAGAAGGCTGACAACGCTATTGCCATGCGTGGTCTTGCTAAGGATTGTTTCGTTGATGGAGATAAGGAGTTGGTAGATGACGACGACATCTTCCTCTTCGGTACAATGGCTCAGCTCGGTAACATTATCGAGGTACGTCACGGACAGCTTGTAAATTTATCGAAACCTGGGAAGTAAAGAAAGATGACCATTTCCGTCAAGGATTAATTTTCATTCGACATTATTTTCCAGGTGTAGACATAGAGACTTTGAGTGACGAAGAATTTGCGCAGATATTTAATGATGCGCAGTGGCTTCATTCTCAGCAAGTCATCACACAACAAGCAAATGCACTTGGTATGATTTCGTAACTTGTTTAACCCTCATTGCCGTTTTTGGCGATGAGGGTATTTTTATTAACCGAGAGCCTATCAAAAGCTCTATTCTTCAAAAAAGAATATTAGTTGAAATGGCACAGAATTATACTGTCAATTATAACATTAAAGTCAACTCGACGTCCGCAATACAAGCTATTGATAAGTTTGTAGCGTCAACCAATAAGTTGACTAAAACTGTGAGTGAAGTTGATAAGCTAACAGCCAGCTTAAAACGACTCACCAAACAGTCATATAAACTAAATTTCAATGTTGGTAATGCGAATCGCAGTCTTGATTCTGTATTACATCGCTTGCGTGAGATAGATCGTCTTGCAAAGCGTAATCGTACCATTGCAATTAGTCAAAGTTCTGGTCGAGGTGCCAGAAGTCGTGCAGCTACTGGAAGCGCAATCGTAGGAGGTAGTGGTGGAGGTGGTGGTAATACCCCATCAAACAAAACATCCGCTAAAACGTCTACCAAAGCATCTACCAAAGCATCTGCGTCACGTTCGGTTTATGCTGGAGCACGTAAACCAGTGCGTGGAGGAAACTATGCGTATAAAGCATTAGGTCCATCAATGATTGACTCTGGTGGTATCGGAGCTATTGATATGCTGAAAGGTATGGGTATTATGTACGGAATCACAGGTTTAGGTACCTTGATGAGCAACATTGTACGTGATGCCACTCAGTATGATAACACCATCCAGACCACTCGCAACATCCTTCAGTCACATGATATGCGTGATAATTTCAATCAACGCTTTGGAGGCATGGAGCGCACTATTCGTAATGTGGGTTTGGCTACCAAATACACAGCTCCAGAGGTTGCTGATGCTTCAAAGTTCTTGGCTATGGCTGGTCTTAAGGTTGAAGATATTAACCAAGCCATCCGTCCAGTTGCTGATATTGCGTTGGTTGGTGATACCGATTTGGGTAGCACCGCAGATATGGTGACAAACATTATGACTGGTTACCGTATGCAAGCTAACCAGATCAGAAACGCAGCTGATGTAATGACGATGACATTTACATCGGCGAACACCACATTGACGCAGTTGGCAGAGGCATATAAGTATTCTGCTTCAATCCTTAATTCTGGTGGCGTAAACTTTGAAACCGCAACCGCAGCTTTAGGTGTGCTTGGTAATGCTGGTTTGCAAGGTTCGCATGGTGGTACTACTATGCGTATGATTATGAACAACCTTGTTAACCCAACTAAAAAACAACAACTACAGTGGAAAGCACTTGGCGTATCAACAAAAGGTGCCGACGGTAGGCTTCGCCCAATCAACGAAATCTTCAGTGATTTGAACGCTAAAGGTGCAGGGTTGGAAGAGATGTCCAGATTGTTCCGTATTACAGCGGCTCCTGGTGCTGTGGTGTTGGCACAGAACTCTGATGAATGGAATCGCATTATTCGTGAAAACTATGCCTCACAAGGTTTGTCAAATAGATTGGCGATTGGTAAGCAAAACACCATTCAAGGTTTATGGGCACAGATCACCTCTCAGCTTACAGAAAATGGGCTTGGTACATTTGAAGGAATGCAAAGCCAGATTCGTGGATTTATGCTGGAGATTTTGAACTGGTTGCGAAGTAACGAGGCGAAAAAGTACATGGAGGATTTCGCACAGATGTTGATGAGCTTGATTAAAATGTTTAAAGAGTTCACTCAAACACTATTAGAAACCTACCATCGTTTTGGACCATTAATTAAAGTTTGGCTTGAACTTCAGGTTAAATTGTCTGCTATTTTGATTCCGTTGCGTATCTTCCGTTCGTTAATGAACTTTGGAGGATTGCTGATAGGAGCCACAAGAAGCATAGGCGGTTTTACCGTTACGCTCGGTAGATTGTTATTAAGCATGCGTTCACTTTCTGCTTTCAAGGGTCAGTGGAACGCAACCATGACATCAATCGCTCATGGGTGGGGTTTAATGAGATTAGGACGTATTCCAGCAGACGGTTTCAGTTCATTTACCACTGCTGCTGGTAACGTGCATCGTGATATACCTCGTGATACTATGTTGCGCTATCGAAGTATGGCGATGCGTAACCAAGGCGTAGCTTCTATGATGGTAGGAACATCGGGCTTGTTAAGTAGTGCTGGTGGCATACTTGGTGGTATTATTGGTAGTCAAATAGGTGAACCAGGTTCAGGGTGGAATATGGCTGCTACAGCTGGTGGTGGTTTGCTTGGTATGGCTGGGTTTAGTGCGCTCTCCAGTATTCCTTTGTATGGTTGGGCGGCCGCAGCTGCTTTAGCTTTTGGTTATTTGACCTATAAGGTTGCTGCTTCAAATAATGCCGCTGAAGAGGGTCAAAAGGCATGGCAAAAACTTATTGACACTACAAAGGTGGAGAATGGTGTGTTGTCTGGCGAAGGCTTGACCATCACAGACCGTTATTATGAGCTTGCTTACAACAAATCATTATCGCTAACAGAAGTTACGCAGAAACGTGTTGATTTGTTAAAAGAAGAGCTTGGTTTGAAGAATGGCGAAGTCAAGAATGATGAAGGTAAATATATAGATCGTCAGAAGTTAGATAGCGTACTTGGTCTTGCAAAAGGTGCCGATTCCATGCTTAATTCAAATGGTATGGGTGCTATGGCACAAAAGCAGATCAACGCCTTCCAGCCTGGCTTGGTATCGTATAGAGATGATAGAGGGAGAAGAGCCAATCCTTTAATCGCTCAGGCTGGCCGATGGTATTGGAAAGATCGCAATGGTAAAGAAGTTATGATTAATAACCCTTGGGGTGTTGACGACCATAACGATGCTTTGGCTGCTATGTCTGCTTTGTACACAGAGGGTTATAATGGTACAGAGAGTAAAATGATTCGTGATCAGTACCAGAACAAGTTACGTTCATTGCTGATGACTAATGGTAAACTCTCAGATATTTTGGCTGTTCGAGATGAATGGGCTAAAAATTTTGCTTATGGTGCATACCTTGGTCAATCATCTGCTGATACCCGCCCAGGTTCATTTAATTATGGCTATGAAGACTTGAAAGATGCTTCTGTTTGGAACGGACAAAAGATTGCAATGTCTTATCCATATCGTCAAGGTGCATTAGCGTTAATGTCTCCTATATTTGGCAAAGATGCGCCAGTATGGAGTGCGGCTGAAAGCTATTATGGTGGATTGAGAGCTGGAACTCTTAGCGAACAACAAGTTACTGAGTTCATGATGAAAATGGACGTGCAGCTTGCAGAAGTTCTGAACAGTTTCTCTTCTGCCAGTAATGATACAATTAAGGCATGGCTTGGCACTCTTCGTTTTGAGAACGGCAAGTTTAATGTGGATCCTCAAAACCTTACATTATTGCAGACCAAGTTTCAGGACATCTTGCAGGTTCTGAATATGATGCCAACACCTGCTCAGAATGCAGCTGAAAACTTATTCAGATTAACTAACAACTTGAATAACATTGCATTAGCTCAGATATGGTATAACAACTTGCCTGGTGGAGCAAGGTCGGAAGTAAATGGTACTGGTGCTAATTATGGTGAGGTAAAGGCTATCAATCGTCAGAAATATCGCTATAATGGTAGTGCTTGGCAAGCAATTTTTGATGACGGCTCACCAATGAACTCTATTCCAACAGTTTCAGACGATGTTATGGCAAAGATGGTTGGAGCAGCCGCCCAGAATAAAAGTGGTTTCAACTTTAATCACGATCCATCACAAGATAAGCCTCATAAGATCCCCACTCTTGGTGCAGACTCATCTCGGTACAAAAACCACTATACTTCTCAGAACGCTGCTCCGAAGCAAGTAATTGTTCGTATTGGTAATCTGATGAATGTTCAGAGTGTTGATTTGACCAACAAGGATAACGCAATGGTAATTGACAACTTGAAAGGCCAGCTCACACAAGCTCTCGTGGATGTTGTACACGACTTTGATGAAAGCTGGAATGGTTAATAGTATAACGATAAAAACAAGATATAATGAGTTTGATTAATGGTGTATGGAGCGACTTGAAGTTTATGGCTGGTGATGCAGCTGGCTCCATGCTGACAAATCTTGCATATCGAGTACACAAAAATAAGAACGCTGGAGATGTTCAATACATCTACCAGCGAGCTTATAAAAATGTGCTTGTGTTTGCAGCTAAGCGTTACTTGGTACAAAAAGCAGAACGTGAGCTTAAGGCGATATTGCCAACCATGCAACGTAAGTTTGAAAAGCAAATGATTGACACTGTGCGAGCTCAGCAGGAAAGTAGATATGCAAAACTTATCTCTACTCGCACTGTGCAGATGCAGGACTACAATCAGCTGAAAACAAAGGAAGGCAATATAATTAAAGCCAAAGATAAATACGGCAGCCCTGTAATAGGTTCCCTTATCCTATCATATGACGGTGATGACACAGTCACAGTTAATGACGTTGATACTGGTGTAGACGGCGAGCAAGTGATGAAGACGTTTACCACTGTTACAAGATACCATATTGACCTCTCTCCAGAGATTTCAATGAGTAGTAACAAGAACATAGTACTCACCCAAGTAACAGGTCGTGATTATACACGCAAAGAGCTTGTATCTGGCGGTGATTTTCAGTTCCAAGTGAATGGTTCTATTGTTTCAGACAAACCAGGTGTATATCCCGAAGATAAGGTTAAGGCTTTTCTTCAGATTATGCAATACAACGGCATTATCAATGTGAACAGTCATTTCTTTGGTAACATGAATGTCAAGCAGATTCTTATTAGGGATTTTAACCTTGATAAACAGGAATACATGAACGTTCAACCATACAGCTTCAGTTGTGTTGCTGTAGAACCTGATGAAGAGATTAAACTTGTTAAAGATACCATTCAGGAATTGAATAGCGAATTGATTCTTAGTCCTGTTAATAAGTGGTATCAGTTAGTTCTTAAAAATAAACTCGCTCAGATTGTCACTAATGCAGCCATCAATACAGTCACTAATGCAGCCACTACAGCCGCTGTGAATGCTGGCAGTATGGGATTAGATGCATTGACAGGATGGAATAATACTAATAAAGATGCCTAATAAGTCGCAAGAAAAATTACCCAGCTTCCACATTCTGATTTGTATGATTCAGGTGTGGAAGCCTGAAGGTAAAAATATAATGAAAATACCTCAGAATGCTATGACAATTACTGAGGTACAAAGTATTGAGGTGGAAGAAACTTACAAGAAACTTATTGGTACTGCTTCGGTAAAGTTTCCACGTGGTACTGTTATCCGTAAGACTGTAACAGGTCAGAATGAGAAAGAAGTTGCCAATGACAATTCACTGAAAGCTAACGTGGATGATGCTGGTGTTATTGAAGAAGTGCGTACAAGCAGTTACGTCGCTTCTACTGGAGACTTCCAGACTGGCATGCGTATTCGTATTCTGCTTGGTTATACTCAGGATCCAGCGATTGCCGAGCTTGGTAAGGTTCGCAACAATAACAAGAACATCTTTAACGACACTGATGCTCGCAACCGCTTTGAACAGGCATGTAAACATCAGGTGTTTGACGGATATATCACGAAGGTTAGCGTTGATACACCTATTGAATTACACTGTGAGAACCTCGCCAGTGGCTTAAAGAATGTGAGTTGCCCCAAGGTGACTATCAAGAGCAAAGCTACTGTTAACGAACTATTATCAAGCACTGGTAAGTATAAATTGTTGCAAGGCACAGGATTAAAACTCCTTCCAGCCTCTAAGGCGCAGAACTATGACCTTGGCAAGATTCACCTTGACCCTGAGCTTAGTGTGGCCGATGTGCTTACTGAGTGGGCTAAGTTTGGACTACATTCGTTTGTGACATTTGACGACAGTGGAAACCCTTGCATTGCAGTTGGACGAAGTTATTTTAGTAAGGCTGGTAAGGATTCTATTATCAACACTGTTAAACAACCATCCGAAATCCCAGTGATTAAGTTTGACTACCATGTGGCGACAAATGACTTAAATCTGACTGTAACCGAGAAGAAACATGTTGCCGTAGAAGCAGAGGGTGTGGATAAGAATTATAAATTCATGCACATTACCGTGTTATATAATCCGAAGTATGACCCTAATAACCCCAATAAGGTAAAAGACAAATACCGTGTTGTAAATGAGACAAAGTTGAGCAAGAAAGCTATGAAGGCTGGTGCTCGATGTCTCAGTAAGGCACAGGATAAAGTTGACATGAAGCTCTATACTAAAATACCCTACCACTCACGCAAAATTCCAATAACAAAGGATGAGTTGTTTGAGGAAGCACGCAAGTATTTGGAGAGTTATAACGCCAACGGAATTGAAGGCTCTCTCACATTGTTTGGTGATTTACGATTACACACTGGCACGCAAGTTAGACTTCAGGATGACCGCTATCCAGGTAAGAATGGCTATTATTTGGTAGAGGAAGTTCACACCACTTTCGGTACTGACGGGTATCGCCAAACAATCAAGATGCCATATTGTATCAAACGAGATAAAAAAGACCAGCAGAATGCACAAAAATAGTTTTTCTGATTTACAGAGCAATCAAATAATACGTGATGCGATTCGTAAAATTGCGTTGCGTGGTATCGTCAGCCCTGATACTGGTGCTGTTAGAGGTACAGGCAAGGTTACTGGTTATGTAGCAAAGATACATAAAGATGGTGAACTTGCAGGTACCGTTGATGTGCAGGAATACACTCAGCTCGCAATGGATGAAGCTGGAGAAATGAAGATGGGCTACCATGAAGGTGTGCTCATCTCTGCACTTCAAGATAACTCTCAGGGAATGGTAATTATTCCTAAGATGTATTCGGAGGTGGTAGTGTCCAAAGATGCTGATACTGGTGTAGAATACGTCTCTATGTTCTCCCATGTAGATGTTATCCAGTTGGATAGCCATGAATCAGTCGTAATCGCTGTAAGGGAACGTGAAGAGTATCAGACTGATGACGAAGAGGGTCATGATGTGGAGGAATTGGAACCTACTGGTGTGTATGCAAAAACTTCTTATACCAAAGATACGATTAGCACTCAGGTAGTTGGAGAAGCTGACAATGACGAAAAGACTACACAACAGTTAATTAATGGTGGTTCTGCTGTACTAAATGCAGCTGGTAAAACCATCGTTACTTCTGATGCACAAGGGCACCATGTGACACACGACAAAACTAAATTGGAGCTTGGAGATTCCGAAGCCACCCTCCAGCAGGATAGTAGCAAGGTAAAAGTCACTAACGGTACGGTTTATGTTGGTTCAGATAGTGGTACTGACGATGCGGTACTGGGCGGTGCGTTATGTGATGTGCTTATGGATTTGTGTGGATACCTTGCGCAAGTAAAGACCACAACCCAGTTAGGCCCTCAACCTTTTATCAATATGGCTCAATTTATTGCTTTGAAGAGTAAAATTCAATCAGCGAAAGCGAGTCATAGTAACTTCCTCACTAAGAAAGTTCAAATACAGAAGTAATGGCAGAAGCAGTACTTAACTTTAACGAAGAGACTATTAAAAAGCAGGGTGCCGTATGGAACTTATATAGCAAGCTATATGAGGGCATGCGTGTTGCCCAGACGGTCGATAGTCCTTCTATAAATACAGTGCCAATTGGCGAAGATGGTCAGGCAGATGCTACTGCGATGGCAGAAATCAATAAGAAGCTGGAGGAATATTCAAAGATTCTGATGAAAAATTCCGCTTACCTTTTTGCCAGCAGTATTATTGATGTCATTAAAAGTGGTGATAGCGGCAGTGCAGATGGTGGGGGACTTGGATTTGTTATTCGCACAGGCGATAATATGACAGGTTCGCTTGGTGCGCTACATGGCTTTCAAGCAGGACACAATGGCACGCAGATTTTTGAGACTACTCACGATGTTGATAACACTCCGTATGCAAATATCACTGGTAACCTTACAGTAAGCCAAGACACTACACTTAAAGGCAAGCTCAATCTGGCAAATACAGGTGTTTGGTTTAAGGGTAATCAGGTATTGTTTGTCGACAACAATAAAGCAACCCTCCAGTATGAAAATATAAATCTGAATGGCAAGATTGCGGTAGATGGTCAGATACAAATAGGCAACCTTATATTAAGCGATGCTGGTATCACATTTGGAGATGAAGTCTTTTACAATAGTACGAACGCTAACAATAAAGATACGGACTGGACGATGAGAAATGCTAATATTTATGGCAATCTCAATCTCAAGGGTGATTTTGTGTCTGATGGTTTGTTAATCGCAAACAATGGGTTTAGGTTCTCTCTTGGTGGACATAAGTTAATGTACACTGAGAGCGAAGATTTACTAAATGAAACTGGCGAACCAGTGCTTGATGAGAAGGGTAAACAAGTTATTAAACCCTGGATTACACTTCAAACTGACTTAAAAATCCTTAATGGATATGGCTTGAAGCTCGGTGATAATTATATCGTGAAAGTTCGTGATGGAGCAAACGGTGCGGTATCGTTCTCTGCTCCTGGCCGTGTACTTAATCTTGGAGACTCTGATAGCAATGTGAAGACTCAATATATTGCACTTCAGACAGCTATTAAGAATTTCAATGGGGATTACAATATCATCACACAATATGGCGATGGTAATTTCCCTAATTCATTCAGTGCTGGAACTGGCAATGGCGGTAGCACAGCAATTAGTACATATTACACTGATGCAACTAACCAAGGCGTTGTTGTGCATAAGAATCTTCGCTTAGGCACAGAACACGGACCATACTTAAAGGCAAATTCTGATAGTGAGTTAATCGGAGCTATTCCTTATGTACATATATCAGATGGCGAACAAATTACTACAGAACTTGGCTTCAAGGCTTATTACAGTTTGACCACCTCATTGTTCAGAGATTTGAGCAAAAAGTGGTCTGCCAGCTTGAATTTATGGACAGAAGGTGAGTTCTTTGTATTCCAGAAACCAGTTGAGAGCGAAAGTTTTTCAATAAAAAGTGAGCAATACAAAACTCGCTTGATTGAAAACACTCTATTCTTGAATGACGGAGCATTTCTCGAAGGATTGTCAGATGGCATTAGATATGCAGGCAATGCTTACTTTGATGGGAATTTGACATCTCAGACGTTTGCGAGTGGCTTTGCAGGTAGAGGTTTTGGAATTGTTCACGATTTAGCTACAGGTAGTTATGCTGCTACGTTTGATGAACTCACCGTCCGAAAGAAGCTCCGTGCGTATGAACTCGAAGTACAAAAGATCTCAGCAACTAACGGCTCACTTTGGGTCAGTGACAGTTGCAGTGGTGACGAAGTAATACAAGTAAACTAATGGCAGTATATCTCTATAATAAATACAAAATTCTTCTGAAGTCGGACTCTCATAAGACTCAGGGGTTGCAAACAGGTGATATTGTGCGTCGTCAGTATGTTAACGGCACCAGTGTCATTTATTCTCTTATGTGTGTACTGTCATATGGTATAGAAAAGACAGCTACTGGAGATCAACCATATTTCATTGGCGCATTACTTGATGGCGATGCCCCAAAGACAGGTGAAATACTTGACTTTGTACGCATCACTAACTTGTTTAATGTGGATCGTGCAGGCGCATTATATCTGACAGCATCTGATAGCGAGGCTCCATTTATGGATATTATCGACCAGATAGGCAAAAAAGCCAGTCTGTCGTGGCCTGAGAATATTGAAGCGGATAATTTTACTGACGCAACACGCCAGTATATTGTAGCAGGTAAAAGTGATTTTACGCTTACCTATACCCCATCATCTCAGGACAACCATCGCTTACTCACTGTTCGTCGTAAAACTAAGGCAGCTGAAGGTTTTGTAGGTCTAACGCAACAGTTCTATCAGTTTGTACAGAACCCTCAGCGTGTTCTTATATCATATAAGGTACGTGCAAGTCGTTCGTTAAAAGCAGAAGCAAGCCTATCGTATGTTGACAATATGAAGGTAGATGCAAGCTGGACTGAGAATATTTCTACATCGTGGGAGTACAAGTTTCAGGTTGTTACCGTTGAGTACTCTGGTAGACATCTAAGAACATTCAAGCTGTCAATGGCAGATATGAATGTGAACGACCAGTTATATATCAGTGACTTCAACATCATATTGCTCTCCAGTGTAGCCAATTTTGCTGATGCAAGTACTATGCGTATTGGTAAGCTCGATGGCATTGTTGACCCAGTGTTCGGCAATCTGGAAGGCTATGGCGCATATCTTCAGAAGCTCTATGCTACAAGTGGCGCACACATCTCAGGTACTTTAACCGCAGGAGATGAAAATGGCTTTGGTGGTACTTTCTATGCTGGCAAAATTCACAGGAACTGCCTTAGAAATTCTGTGGATATAGACTTTGTTGGTGATATTACTATTGACAATGGTCATATAAACAACCCTACAGGAATAGGTAATGTGTATAGTACAGGAGCTTCTTGTACTATGCGTGTCCAAAGTCGTGAATGGCTTGACAAACATATTGGAGAGCGGTATTGCTATTCTGTATGGATATACGCTAAGCAAGTTTGTCAGATAGGCATCCAGCAAAACAATCAACAAGTCGGAACTGTTCAGATACAACAAGATAATATTCATAAGTGGTATCGTATTCAGACATACTTCGATTTGCTGAAACCAAAGTCAGATAAAGATGACATGTTGTTATCATTACTTATTTCGTATGGTGACTCAACATACATTGAAGTTTCTTCAGATGAAACCAATCCTGATGAGAAGATTGCGTACCTGTCAGCTCCTCAGTTGGAAAAAGGTGATAAAGCCACCCAGTACCAAGCAACAGATAGCCAACTCAACTATACTGATGATTATGGCGCATGGTTCGCACGTGGAGGTATTGGAGGTACTATTCAGAACCCATTGCTTCAGTTGAATTATGACGGCAAAGGAAGTATCGGTACTCGCACTAAATCAATTGAGTTAAAGCAGGACGGTAGCGGACATTTAGCTCAGGAAAATATTAAGTGGGACAAAGATGGTAAGGTGTCGTTCGGCAAGAAAGTTGTGTTAGAGTGGAATAATCTTACCCCAGAGGCACAAGATAGTATGGCTTATCGCCAAGTAACTATTACTGGCGAAGATACTTTCACTATTCTGCAAGGTAAAGATATTGCATCCAGTGAGAGTAGCCCAGCAGCCATCACATTGTCGTTGAAGGAGATTGGCTTAAACTCTACTTCCAGCATGCGCCAATGGTATGTGAAACGTCATGGCGAGTTTGTGGCAATTGAAAACGGTAATGGAACTACCCTAACTCTTACTCCAGATTCAGAATACTGGAATGGAGAAAGTTCTGTTACATTCAAAATAGCTATTACTTATAGTGAAAATCATATATATACAGATGAGTTTACGGTTAAGAAGCAGTATATTCAAGGCTACGAGGTGCGTTTGACCTCTTCTAACGGCCAGAACTTTCACAATGGTACTGTTCAAACTACGATTACTGCAAACGTGTACTTTCAAGGCAAACCAGTTGATATGAACTATGTGTTAGAGCGTTTTCATCTGGTTTGGAAGCGATACAGCAAAAGCGATCGTGAGAGAGAGCTTGAACTGGAAGCAACCATTGGACCTGCTAATGTTCTTACCGTAAATCACCAGTTGTCTGCCAGTGAAACGTATCGTTGTGAGATGGTGGATCTGGACAGTTTCGACTATACATTCCCAATAATATTCGATTGATATGGAAAGACTTGTTATAGAACAAAAGACTACCAACCAAGGTGTAAACTCTGCTGGCAAACTTAGTGCTGGCGAGTTTAACAAGACAGTTGAGAAAATCAATGAATTGGTTGACTTTGCAAACAAGAAGGCGTATGTCACTCAGGATCAGTATGACGATATGGCTCGCAAAGGAGAACTTCTTGATGACGTGGAATATAATATCTACGACGAATGATAATACGACACGGCATCGAACTCACTGCCAGATATTATGGTAAGAAAACCATATCAGCAGTCTACAAAGGTGGAAAGTTGATATGGGAAGCTGTGAATAGTTGTTTTGGTAGTAGTTACTGGATTAAAGAAAAGGCCTGGAGCAACACTGACTCTTGGCGTAAACATCAATAAATTAATATGGCAAAACGTAAAGTTATTACCACGCCCATTCCGTCAATAGACACGCAATGGGATGACGGCACCAACGCATACAGCGGGGAGGCCGTCGAAGCGTTTATTAAGGAACAATTAAAATCAAAGCAGGGAGCTGTCTATTTTGATGATAGTGAGGATGCTTTCATTACTGTTGTAACCTTCCGCTCAGAGGCAGATAAGGCTGCTTGGTTGCTTGATAAGAACAATGACAGCTATGTGTTGAACAAACAATCGTTTCAGGTGGCAAGCCGTAATGGTGAAGGAACAACCTATGTGGCCGCATTGACAGCCAAGAATACTGGAGTCAAGGCTACTACAATGTCGAAGAAGTTGATTTTTCCATTGCGTTTCACTTGTAAGAAAGCCACAACAGTAGCTGGCCAAACCACTATCGATGATTTGGCAGGTATCAGCGGTACTATAGTTGTCACAGCACGCAAGGTTGGCTCAAATGGCAGCTATACTAAGGTTAGACCTACGGACGGTAAGGACAGATATATTGATGCGCTTGACCTGAATAGTGCCGACTTTACCAACTTCGATCTTGGTCCATTTCTCCAGGACGGTCAATGGAGCTATCGTATTTCGGTAGTGGAACCTGAAAAGAAGACGGCAAGTAGCAGTGTTTCTGTAACCGTGAATTTAAGTACCGAGTTACGTCTCCAGCCTACCATGAATTACTATACACCTATGTTTGCTAACACTCTTAGTGGATTCCCTATTAGTTATACGGTATATGGTACAGTTGAGAAAACATTGCATGTTGTTATCACTGGTCATGGTGGTATTAAAATGCCAGAAGTAACCTATACGCTTGGGGCAGATGTAGATAGTATGCGTGTAGAACGTACTATTATGGACTCTACAAACGTATATGGTTTGCTTAGACATGGTGTACGTGGTGTGAAAGCATGGTTGACCTGTGATGATGGTCAAGGCGGTGAGTTAATCAGTAATATCTGCGATAACCAGTACATGATGATAAATACTGCGGACAATGAGGCTGATTTTGTTAAACCTCACCTGCTCCTTCAGAACGTCATTACACAAGCTGACAACTATGCACAAACTAAGTTGTTGGATTATGCTGTTTTTAGTCCAAGTATAGAAGCTGATGGTACTCTTGGTAATCATGGTAAGCCTGTAAGCGTAGTATTCTATCTGACTAACTATAGCGAGCAATTCCCATCCCCTGATGTAACTGAGTATTTCCGTATTGCCAGCGTTGTATCACCTGGAACTGCAAATAGCCTTACCACCACCATTGAGCTTGACACTAATGACACAGAGGTTAAGACACTGAACTCTTATTTGCGTATTTGGCGAGAGACAGAAGATGGTGAGGTAGACTTCATGTCAGAAAGTGGAGGTCAGAAGGCATTGTTGGTCTCAATTGATAACAGCGATAGTTTTGCTCCTAAGAGCGGCGCAGATTTCATGCTCAACCCTAAGATTCGCAATAACTCTGAGAGTAACCCAGCTGTTATTATGAACTCAAAGAAGAATAATGCTGTTATTGAAAGTACATGGAAAGGCTTTAACTTTCAGACTGACGGTTGGGTAACTTCTGATATTGACGGTCAAAAAATCCTTCACATCCCTGCTGGCGCATCTGTGAACTTCAAATACAATCCATTTGCTCAATTCCTCAGTACTGCTGATAGCGGTATGACACTGGAGATGGATTTTATGGTGCGTAATGTAACAAATGAAGTTGATCCTATTGTTAGTATCTTTGAAACAATTGCAGGTCATAAGCGTGGTCTCGTATTAAAACCTTTGACTGGTAATATTTTCACGAAAAATAATACGATTGGTGATGAGACCGACTTTTCATGGCGTGAGGATGTGCGCACTCATATCACTATCAACATCAATAACAGTGTATCTCCAGACTTAGGAGATGCTTTGGCACCCCCTTCGACTGCTACGAACTACAATCTATCAGCTACTACAATTGCACTGTGTCGTGTATTTATTAACGATAATATCCAGCGTGAGATTAAGTATAGCATCACCGATAATGACGAGTTCTGTACTGGTTTGATGAGCAATGGTGGTATCACACTCGGTCAGAAGGGTTGTGACCTTGACATCTATAGCATCCGTTGTTATACACACGCTGCTTTAAACTCTCATGAAGTACTTGATAATTATATAAGTACGCTACCTACTACTGAAGCAAAACGTGAAATGAAGACCGCCAACAGTCTTATTACTGGTGGTAAGGTTGACATCAATAAAGTATGTCCTACAGACCGCTCTCAGCCTGGTAAGCGTGCTCTTATCTGGCATGGAAAAGAACCTTTCCACCAAAACACCTCAGCAATGAAGGGATGGCTTGAAATCGTTCAGTATGACAATGACGGCAAATATCTTCCTGAGTATTCTGGCACCATCTGCAAGGCAACTAAGTCGATGAAGACTAAGCGTCAGGGTTCTACAGCAAACACATACTACTACTCTAATATTCAGTGGAAGCTGAGTGATATAGTAGATACGATTGTGGTACCTGTAACCGACTTCCATGAAAGTATTGTAGTAAGTGCACCTTACAGTGTGGATATTCATGGTGAGGGCAATGCGATTGTTGGCACGAAGATGGTGGTTGATATTTATGGCGGTAACCTTGGTAAGCATGATCCAGTTGAAGCTAAGCCTCAGCAATACGATTATACTGATAAGGGAGTTGTGGTGCCTGACGGATGGATTGATGGCAACGGCAAATATCGTGGTAAGGGCTACATGGTAGCAAAGAACACGCCTCTCGCAAGTAAGTTGGTAAACAAAATCAATTATGCCTCATCTATGCAGGGACATTTGACTGGTGTAAACAATCTATATAATGACTTGCATAAGGTTATCGTGGGCGAAAACTCACTTCAGAAGGCTTGTAAGACAGCACGTGTCAGCAAGTACACAGAACCTTTCGTATGGTTTACACAAGCTGACGATGCAACATCTCCAGTTTATCGTGGGCCTTGTACTTTTGGTGCAGGTAAGATGGATAAGCCAACTTGGGGTTATGTGAAGAAGTTGCACCCTATGTTTTATATGATAGAGGGTTCAGATAACAATGCACACTTGACAGACGCTCGTGTACCTTTTGTGTATAACGACCCTACCTGTTCTGAAAGCATCTCTTACAAAGGCGATGACGAGGGTTTTTTCTACAATGGCATTCAGGGGCTTGACTTTGATGCAGGTGCAACTAATAATGATGCAGAGAAGTCACCTAAGGCAGAGATAACTAACCACATCAAGGAGGCTTGGAATTTCTTGTATCGTCATAGTCCAATGATTGCATACTACCGTGGCACATTTGACGCCTTCCAGAAAAGTGAGGCAGCTAAAAATACGACACGTAAGTATTGGTGTACTGAGGGAAGTGACGCATATCTATTAAAGCGTTATGATTACAAGAACAATAAGTGGGTAGACGCTGGAGATACTTGGAACGGTACTGCATGGAGTAAGGTAGACGTCCGTACTGACACTATGACAGCCAATGTGTATTCAACTTCATCAAATAAAGCCAACTTTGCGGCTCTTAATAATGAGTTTATCGGTGCAATTGTTGCACACGCAAAGAAATATCTTGGCTTCTATTTCCGTGTCGACTCTTTGAAGCTGTACTACACATTCGTTATTCATCTCTTGGCAGGTACAGATAGCTGTTCAAAAAACACCTATTTTGTTTGTGACCCTAAAGCAGTCAGTGTGACCATCGACAATGAGACACGTGAATGTTATTTGCTGGAGATGCACACAGATGACGTAGATACTGTGCTTCCAATTGATAACAATGGACGTGGCACCAAGAAGTACTATATCGACCGTATGCACCCATATAATGACGAAGACCTCACAACAAACAAGTATGAAGGTGCCAACAACATTCTCTTTAACTTATGTGAGATGATGTGGGAAGATACCCGTGAGTTACAGAATATGATGCAACGTATCTTCACCACTATGTGCGACTTGGTACAAGAGTCGGACACTATCATAGGTTTACCTGATTCAGTTGCTAAGAAGAGTGTTATGGGATGTTTGTGGAAGTATATCTATAGCGTGATGAAATACTTCCCAGCTGTGGCATTTAACGAAGCCGCTCGAATCCGTTATGAGTACCCTGAAATGCTTGGTTTTATAAGTAGCGGTCCTGGTGCTCGTGGTATTCGTCCTATTACTCAAAGCAATGGTAACTTGTTGGAGTGTGAACTTCAATTTATGGCACGTCGTCTCATCTATATGGGAACATATGCAGCTTGGGGACCATTCAAAGACGGTAAGACTGGTAATATTGGTATTTCGGACGCCTCTGGTGCCGCACAGATACAAGCATTTCACTTGCCTGGTGAGGAAACCTCTAATGTAAATTACACCTTTAAAGTGAAACCCCACCAGTATCTCTACCCAGTAGGTATGAATGGTCAAACTAATATTGACCCTCATGTGCGTGTCGCACCTGGAGAAGAGTTTGAGCTGAATCTCGGTAACACAACCTCTAATGATACTGGTTTATCAGTATTGGCTGCACACTATTTGATGAGCTTGGGCAATCTTGGTGACTTGTCAACCAACCCAAACTTAACATTCACAGTCAGTGGTAAGAGATTGACAGAATTTAAAGCTGTTCCTTCAAAGACTTATCAGGAAACTGGTGGTTTAATACGCCCTGCATTCCGTCCTCAGAACATTAAGTTTGATGCACAGAACTTGCGCTCGATTGAGATTACGGGTATGACTGGTACAAGCGGTGAACTGGCATTGGGTAAGATGACACGATTGGAGACGTTGAAGGCAAACAATACAGGTATCACATCTATTACGTTGCCTAAGACCATATCCCTTCAGACTTTAAACTTGCCTTCTGGTTTATCACGCTTGGAACTTGTTGGCATGCCTTCACTTAATAGTTTCTCTATTGACGGTGTGGCTAATCTTCAGAATGTGCTTGTGGATGGTGCAACAACTGGCAAACTTGACACTTTTAGTTTTGTTGGTAAGTTGCGTTCAGAATCACCACACCTGAAGAGTATGTCAATTAAGAACATTAACTGGTCATCGCTTTCAGTCGATATGCTTATGTGGTGTGCAAGTGTTGCTCCGTATTCGTATGGCACAACTACTGAAGGATACTCATTGACTGGAAGAGCTACTATTCATCAGACTGCGACGGATCGTTTAACATATGCTTACAAGAAGAAGCTGATTGAAAAGTACGGTAATATTGATGCCACCAGTAACGTTCCTTTGGCATTGAATTACGATAAAGCAATGGTTAATGGGATTTATATTAATGGTAAATCGTATATCAGTGCTACTGGTATAACAAGATATAATATAGGTGTGACCCCAGCACATGCCAACAATATTGCTATCATAACTGATAAAGACGGTAAAGCAGTGCCTGATGTCCGTTTTAGTTTTGTTGACGATAATGGAATTGAAGCTACACCATCTCAGTATTGTAACTGGGAAGATGCTGTACGTGGCTTGTTGAATGTGACCAATTTGACTACTGAAGGTAACGGACGTCGTTACACACTAAGAGCAAAAGTAGGCGTTATTGCTGGTGGAAAGCGCAAAGAGATTGAAGCTGACTTGAACGTTGCATTCTATGTACGTCATCCTAAGGTTGGCGATTTTGCTTATGCAGACGGCACTTTCGATGACCAGTTCCAAAATGGCAAGACAATCGTTGGTATGGTGTTTAAGCGTGAACCGATGTATCAAGATGAAGAAGACCGTGAGCCTACTACCTACAGTGGTTTTAGTGTTCCCAGCAATGATGTAAAGAAAAATAAGAAGTTGGTGGGTTATCGACTGCTGATTGACTGTAAGGAAGACGCTGTCATTAAGAGCAAGGATGGTGTAATCAATACATCCAGCAATGCGTGGGGACTCTATCCTGAAGGTTCATCTGGGGTACACTCCACAAACGGCTTTCCAAGTGCCACAACAGGCGTTCACATTCAGTCTGCGGCTTCTATGAGTAGTGCGTATGACACCGCTGTACCCACCGTTAACAATGGGTCTAATACAACTTATATCACCACTACATCGTTTTATGACCAGGAGCGTGAAGATGGTTTTAAGGAGTTTAGTGGTGATATTAACGCCAACAGCTGGAATGGATATGTGTCCACCAGATATGTCGCTCAGCACATGGAACAAATCTTCAATAATTTTCTCATGAGTAGCGTTAACGAGGATATAGAGACTGTTTGGAATGAGACTACAGTTGATGGAAAAGTGGTGACTCATGCCTTAAATACGTTGCCTACTAATCTCGAAGAGCTGGGTGATATGATGGAAATATTGCAAAAAGCTAACGGCGACTTGGGAGTCTTCCGACAGTTTGCTTATCCAGCAGGTTACTCATGTTACTTGTACGAGCCTACAGTACGAGCCGATGAAGCATTGGATCCTCAATATGCTAAACACAAATGGTATCTACCAGCAGAAGGAGAGCTAATACGTCAGTTTCTGTTCTTTGCTAAGTCGCGCACAGGAGTATTTACATCAGATGGCAGCCGTGGCGCAGGTACAGTGCCTGATCGTTCAAAGATTGATGCGTTGTTATTGGAAGCATATAACTCTAAGACATCGTCATTTATTCGAGACAACGTAAGTAAGGCACACATTGAATCTGGAACATATACTGCTGCGGAAATCTCAAAGATTGAACAATGGTTCCAAAACCTTAAAGAATGTGAGCGTCCCATCTACTCTATGGTATTGTGGCGAGCCGCAATGAAAAATGTCACCTCAGCGTTTGTCAATCGTTCAACAAACTACTATTGGAGTAGTTCTGAGAAAGATCCGAACCATTCATGGTACGTCTACTTCCATAGCGGTCTCAGTAATACACACTGGAAGTGGTCGTCTTTTATGGCACGTCCCAATGTAGCATATACATTTATTCTTTAACATTTTTCATAGGCAAGGCGTTTTAATGCGCTTTGCCTATTATGTTTAATGTAATTATAGGAAAATCTAACACAAATGAAAACGAGCAAGGGGTTTTCAATAATATCCATTATTAAAACAATGGTTGCTCTGCTGAGTCAAACCCACCTTTCAATATCGTACTATTATTAAACAAAGAACAACAATATGGTACAAAACTATTATAATAATATTCCACCCACCCTATTACGAGGTATGAACAGACATGGCAAGTACGTCTTGTTTGTGACAGGTGGCATTCGTGACTTAACCGAAAACGAAACAGAAGAACACCCAGGATATGAATATACTGGATATGGCGAACGCATTCTGGCAGAGCAATATACAGCCGTTTCAGTGATTGAGGCGTTATCAGACGACATGGTGCTTGCACTTAATGAAAATGACTGTGAGACTTTGATTGCTAACTTTGATGACGTGTTTGAAGGTTGGAAAGCATTACGCACACGTCAGATTAATGCGTGGGATAAGAGTGCACATGTCAACTCGTTCACTTATGGCGGTGTTGATATATGGCTTAATCAAAATGTACGCAGCGGCTTAATTATCCGTTTTAATGCAGAAAAAGCAATGGGTCATACCAGTACTACACTATGGTACGGTTCACACAGTTTCACTCTCGACCTTGCTACAGCCTACCAGTTGATTTATGCGTTAGAGGTGTACGCAAGTCAGTGTTATGACGTTACAGCTTCTCATTTATGCAGTATCGAGAAGTGTAGCACTGTAGAACAACTTCAGATGTTTGATTATAAAGTAGGTTATCCAAATAAATTGGTAATATAGTGAATGACAAACGGATGTGGATGTCAAACAGGTATTTTGAGGTGGTTCAAACCTCCATACCACAAGTTATTTTATGTGGCTTGTGAATTGCATGATAACGCCTATGAAAAGGGCGGCGATAAGCACACACGATATATAGCAGACATTGAGTTGTTTTATAATATGACAAGGTGCGTAAATGATTATCGTTGCCAGCCTTTCAGATATTGGAAAATGATTACAGTGGCGATGTTGTATTTTGTGATGGTTAGGATATTTGGCAGTAACTATTTTGTATATAAGTAAATTGCTCAATAATCAGGAGGCGTGGGAAACTTCAAAGTTCTTACGCCTCTATTCATTTATAAACGAAAGATATTAATTATGGGAACAATAGCGAGCGCAGAATTGGACTTAAATGTTGTGAACGATGCCTACACAGTGTCGCTCTCAAATCCTGTATGCGCAATTCACGCAGACTTTGATGGCTCCAATCCTAAGTTATCTCAGGCTATCACTACAGTTTCTGTTAATCGTGGCGATGTTGTCATACCATTTACGCTGACCGTTATCGGCCACAGCAACGACATCGTATCAACAGAGGACTCGCATAATGCTGATATGAATAAATGGACATTGCGTCTTATGAATATTCCCAACGATGCTTTGGAAGGCTATGTGGCACTGAATATCAGGACAGAGGATGGTTACTCTACCGATATTACATGGCGATACACTGTGATACGTGAGTCTTCGATGCTTGACTGGATTAAAGACTGGGAAGGCAGTAAGACGAGGATTGGGGATACCTATATGATGACGCCTAAGATGTTCATTGGCACTAAGTCACAAGTCATTAAAGATGGTAAGGAAGGCTATGACCTAAACGGAGTATATATTGGCCCTTCCAGCACATTAACTGGAACACTTAGTCCTGGTATTTATGGATACAAGGCGAGTAAAGAAATATTCCATCTCAATGAAACTGGCGGTACAATCGGAGGTTGGAGCATTGAAAATGGAGGTATTCAGTCTGAAAACGGACACCTAAAGATATTGTCAAAAGGTACTATAGAAGCACGCAATGCAGAGCAGGATGTTATGTGGTCGATTGACCATGACGGTAACGCTACATTTGCAAAAGGCAACGTAAGACTTAAAGCTGACGGTTCGGCTACTTTCATTGGCAAAATTCAGAGTGCTGAAGGTAATATTGGTCACTGGAACATTGGTGAAAACACACTTTCTAACGGACATGTTGGGTTGGACGCAAAAAACAGAGTTATCGGCATTTCAGCAGGAGACGTAGCTAAGACTATGGCTCTCAACTATTATGACGCTATCACTCATACAGGTGGCGTAATGATGTACTATGCCAATCCAAATGACTATGGTTTGGTGGGCTATATTAATAGTTCTAACAATATAGTAAAGGTTCTTTCAGTTGGTTCTGAGAACATTATCGCTGGATGGAAATTCGACGATACATCTTTGTGGGTTGGCAATGAACAGAACAATACGTTGCGTGAGTACACTACAGCTGGAATAACTCTTGGTACAAACGGTTTGCGAGGACAACATTTCTATATTGATAACGATGGAGTTGTTAGCTTTGCTGATGGCAAATTTGGTATTGATAAAGGCGGAAATGCTTCGATCGCTGGTTGGACTATTCTCCAGAACAGATTGTCGACGAATTATTCAGCCCTTATATCTGACCCAAATTTGGCAGGTGTTTTTCTGTCTGGTGCGGATATTACTAAGATTGACAGTGCGAAAGTTGCTGCTACAATAGCAAAAGCTGGCGGTATTTATATGATGCGTGACCAAACACAAGCAAGTTTGGCAGCTTACGACACAACAGGTAATTTATTGTTCCGTCTCAGCAACACAGAAACCAACGTGATTGCTGGTTGGAACTTCCTTGGTTCAGCATTATATAAAGGCACAGTTAAGGATACTGCGGGCAAGTTTACAGATAACTCAGGCGATATAACGCTTGGGGAAAATGGCATACGTGGATTCAAATGGCAATTAAACGCCGATGGTTCAGGTGAAGTTGGTGGCGGTAATTTTAAATGGGATGCACAAGGTAATGTTACGCTTGGTGATAAGGTACAGTTATCAGCTTCCAGCATTAAGACTGGTACACTGGATGCTACTGCTATGAAGACAGATGTTATCATCTCTAATGGGGATGCGTGGGCACTGATGAAGGATGGTAGCGGTTACTTGGCAAATAAAAAAATTAAGTGGGATGAACACGGTAGTCTGAAAATTGAGGGAGAAATCACTTCCAGCTCTGGAAAAATCGGCCCATTTACGATTGGCAATGAGGGAATTTATGCAGGAGTTTACAAGAAATGGTGGACCAATGAACGTGCTAATTTCTGCTATTTGAACTCGTCTTCTTTGTTGCTTGAACAGCAAGTAGGATATTTGCAAGCTGGTGACGTAGCATCATTGAAGGTGGGCATTGGTCGTGGTTCAAATCCAAACACAAAGCCTGACACGAATGCTTATTGTGCAAGTGCTATGTATATTTATCGTAGGATGAATGTCAACGATTCTATATATGAGCCAGCTATGCAGGTTATCTCAAATAATGTGGTTAACAGAAATATTTCCGCACGATTTGTAGGAGGAGTGCAAGTACACGGTGGTATAATTAGTAGCGGTCGTTCATTAGAATATTCTAAATCTGATGATGTAAACCTTATCGATTTAAGTTTTGGTACAACAGTGTTGTTATATGACGGTGCTGGCCCCCAAACATCTGGTAGAAAACGCACATACACTGCATTCTTTTTACCAACATTAAGTGAAGCAAGACAACAACTGGGCATCTCAGATCCAGAAAAGCCATTTTCAATTTTAGTGACGGTAATTGCAAGAAAGGACTCAAAAGACTTTATGATTTGTTCGCAAAAGAATGAAATACTTGTTAATTCAGACGGCGGAGAGTGGGATGATTCTCACCATATCATGGGGCCAGGAGACTGTTGTACATTTTCGTTATGTTTTACACCAACTACAGGATATTATATTCAGTTGGTTTCTATATTATCATAATAATGCGTAAAGATATTGAAATACATATTAATACTGGCGACGTGAATATTACACGTCAGAACAGTTACAAGAAACGTGAGTTCAGATGGGTAAATAATCCATCTGGGCTTTCTCGTTATGTCTATGGAGAGGTAGATGTTCCAGGTGGTATGCTAAAAGAAGACGTTATTCGACACGGTAACGCTATGAACATGGGTGGATTTTATTTTGTTGTACCATACACCCCTAAGTACAAGGAAATAATGATACGGGTGCGCAGAGTATTCGATGATGGTCGCATCCAGTATATTATGAATGAAACTGATGGAAGCGAATGGCATTTGGCTAAGGTCGCTATGTATGGTGGCGAGAAAAAGAACGCTTATGCAAGCCAGCTTCGCATGTTGTCTGAAGAGTGTCTATATGGGCGCATTAACGGTGGCGTGATAGACTTATACGGATGCGAGCAAAGCGACTTTAATATCATCCCAGCAGATCGCCAAAACGCCAATTGTATGTTGGCTTGTCATCCAAGTAACAACTATCGTTATCCGCTGACAGGAGTAGGATTGAATCGTTGGATTAACGCTAACAATATCCAATCTTCTGCGCTTGCTGAACGTATTATGCAGGAGTTCTTAGATGATGGCGTATATGTCAATAATGCAGAGTACGATTATGAGACACACCAGATGTCGCTTGATATTAACGCAGCAAACACTGATTAAGAATGGCAATATATAAAGTAAAACCTGCACAGAACCTCTATGACGTAGCCCTACACTTGTATGGTAGCATTGAAGGATTGTTTGATTTGCTTATCACAAACGAATGGTTAAGCATGACTACAGAGTTGCAACCTGGTATGGAACTGGAGTATCACGATTATTTTGTTATTAACGAGAGTGTGGTCTCTCAGATGAAGAAAGATGATATTGTTCCTTCTAATAGTATGCGTCATGTTTACTTGAAGCATCCAGATGCCCCATTGATGTTCATTGTTAACTGCAACGTTCTCCTTACTCATGTTTCAATGATTGTAGGTGGTGAAGGTGAAATGATAATTGACTGGGGTGACAATTCTCCACTGGAGACTGTAGCGTTGAATCATACAAACCAAACGGTTGAGCACTACTTTGATTCTACAGTAGAGACAAGACGCATCAAAGTGTACGGAACTTTCCAGTTAACCTATTTTGATAATAGTGGGTTAGGCGGACATTTTTACCTTATGCGTCCTATAACGGTAGACGAATTTTATAGTAAGGCAAACGGCTACTCTTTAGAAAGCCTATTCTTGTTTGAAGGAACGTACAAGGTATCACTTCCGTCATGTGCAGTAACAAGCCTGTTGCCTATTGGTAATATGAGCCTTATGGAACTGGACTTGCGCTCGACACATTTTGTCATAGACGGCTTAGTAGATGAATACTTGGACTATATCGTGAAGAACTATGGTAGCCGTCGTAATTGTACAGTTTACCTTGATGAGATGCCAGGTGCAACTGGAGTGAAAGCAATTCGTACTATCTTGGGAGAGGTTGATTGGAACAAGAACGGCAAATGGAAATTTATCATTAACGGACAAGAATATACATTATAATGGCACGCACATTATCAGAAATATATGCAGAAGCTAAGAGTGCACGAAATAAACACTTAGAGCTTACAGAGTTTAAGAACGACTCAAAGATGTCCGTTCTTGACGCTTTTACATGGGTAGCAAGTACTTGTATATGGAGCTTTGAGAACTTGTTAGATGTCTTTAAGATAGATCTTGCAAAGGATTTAACCAATCGCATCAATGGAACTCCAGCATACTTTGCAAATATGCTTATCAAATATCAGAAAGGCGATGAGCTGGAGGTGAGTGAAGATGGTACACGCTTTGGTTATGCGACTATAGATCCTAACAAGCGTATTGTTACTAAGGCAGCATATTCAGAAGGACGTGAAGACGGATTCAATGACAACATGATGATTTTGAAGATCGCTTCAGGTGTGCCAGGAGCATACACTCAGATCGAACACAGCGAACTTATCAAAATCAGAGCATATCTTAATAAGCTCTTGTTTGCTGGTCAGCACGCCACTGTTGTGAGTAGATTGGGTGATGTATTGATTCCACGAGTAACCGTTTACCACGATGGAGCTGTTAGTGAAGATGAAGTCTATACTAACATTGAAAATGCACTGAAGGAGTTTATTGCTAACCTTGATTTTAATGGTGTAGTATATGCCCAAAAAGTCTTAGATTGTATTCAGAAAGCAGAACATGTAACAGACGTGTTCATTTCCAGCAAGGCCACTGACTTACAAGGTATTTTTATTGTGCAGTACAATGATGATAATAACATTATTGAGAAAAGCGGTAGTGTAGAACAGCGCATTGAACGTTACGTTGTACCCAATAGCGGTTATATAAAGGAAAGTACAGGCACAGGTAAAGAGGAAAACCTTCAGACTTGGCGCAGTGCTATCACACTTAAACTGGAAGATAAAGTATGAGATATGCAATCAATTTTGATAAAACAATAAATCAGCTTGTGCCTTACTATCTTGGAGGGCGCAAGCTGATTCTGTACCTTCAAGCTATCATTAAGCCACTTCAAACTATTAATGATGCGTTTGTAGAGTACGCTAAGGAGCAACGAATTGAAGCCAGTGTAACAAGCCAAATTGGTTATTTCGAGTGGTTTCTCAATCATAAGTTCTCTAAATACTTTGCATCCAGCAATAGTAAAATCACTATTACTAATGGCGATACACGTGGAGTGCCAATTTTTTTTGAGGAAGCAAGCATTGATAAGTCTAAGCACATAAAATTACACAAGCAGTCAGAAGGTAGAGTTGGTACGGTACTGTATCGACGTGATGATAAGACAGACACTACCTCACACAGCTTTGTAGTAAATGTCCCAGCAATCAATACCGCTAAAATCAAACAAGAAGTGTATAGAAGCATGCTGACATACTATATTGAAAAGTATCGTATCGCCAACAAAACATACATAATTAAATACAATAAATAATGATAGAGTTTAACGCACAAGAAGGCGGGCGTTATACATACGTCGACGACATAGTCAACCTTCAAGACCTTGCGCTGTCTTATAGTGCTTTATTTAGTGAGTGTGACAACTTCGTTGTTAGCGGTTGTGAAGTATCAGGCACAAGTATTAGTGCAGGATATGTTTATATCAACGGCAAGCTAAGATATTTTAGCGGTGCTACAGGCATTAAGAATTGGCCTCAGTACATTTACGAATCTAATCGTATAGAGAATGTATCTTATGCTACTGGAGCAGATCGTGTAGGTAGAAAAGTGTATGGTTGTGCTATAGCAGCTAAGACCCCTACTACACTGGACGCTATCACAGGCAAAATCCCCAGCGCACTTCTCGTAAAGGAAAGTGGCACTGTTACATTCAAAGAGGCGTTCATCGGTAAGTACGCATTGCTTTTGAACAGTACTAATCAGTCTGTCACTGGCACTGTTACATTTGCAGACCTTGTTACCCAGACTTTAAAAGCAGAGTCTGAAACAATCCAGTCTGGCAATTATGTAGCTCGTAAATATTATCAAGGTGCTAATTTGATTTACGAATCACAGGCTGCGGATGCGAACTATAAGATGACCGTTGAGGGTGGGGTTGGATTTCGATTCTATATCAACGACGTGTTGATTATGACCATTGGAAAAGACAATGTGGAATTTGCAACCCGAATATCAAAAACCTCCAATGGTGCTACAGAACTTGGTAGTTTAGTAATCAATAACGGTAACCTTTTTAACTCTACCGCCGCTGTTGACGATGCGGCAATAGACATTAATGTTATCGGTCATAACGGCACAAACGCCTATTTCCGTACTACTAATATTGGTGATGGTAAAGGTGGTGTTGTGTTATCAGTCGTTGGTAGTAGTCATCAGATCAATGGTAATGGTTTGCTACATTTGACAAGCGATACACATGAAGGAATTGTTTTAAAGTCTACCTACGCTAAGACAGAAAACTCCCTCCAGAAGCTACTTGTCTGGAAGGATAAGGACAATGAAACTATTGGCTATGTTGGTTACAACAGCAGCACAGATCAAATGCTTCGTATTGCTAATAATATAGCAAGCATCGAGCTAACAGGCGCAGAGTTTGTCAATATCGGCCCAGCTATCCAAGAAAACGGAACATTGTTAAGTGAGAAGTATGTGTTGAGTGAAAAGTTATCAGAGCTGGTTAAAGATAAAGCAGAAGCTGCGAAAGTGTATTCTAAGACCGATGCAAACAACAAATTCGCAACTAAAGATAATGGTTTTACCCAGTTTATCACAGAAAAAAACACAGCTGAAAAGTTACGTTCGGATATTGGGGCTGGCAGTGCTGACGATGTTGCAAATTGTGTTAAGAAGACAGAGTTCCTTGCTGATATGGCTACCACTACAAAGGACAAAAAGAGGATATGTGACAATATTGGCGCAGCTTTCGTAGGTGATTTCCAAGAGAAGTTGACAGATACTGGCTGGCAACAATGTAGTGACCAACCGAGACTTTATGTTCGTCAGATAGGTCATATCGTGTCAATCCAGGGTACTATAGAAACAGCACACGAAGGCGTTGCGTTTACTATACCTAACAGCATTGATGCCCCCACACATGCTGTGTACCAGAGCGTTTCGTTTAGCAATTATCAAAACTGGAGCTGTCAAATAGAGGCAGATACACGCTTATGTAAAGTAATATACTGTAACGGTAGCTGTTATAAGGACACCAGTTTTTCAATGACTTACATGGTATAATTTAATACTTACAGATATGAGAATATTTAGAAACATAGCAGATCGCAAAGGTCTGGAGGAAAATGAAAAGTTGGCTTTTGAAGCCCTACAAGTTGAAACGGAAGTAGCATATGGAGATATTGAACCCAAACCTACCGCCAGTGGAGTTGCCGAAGAAAAGGTACAAACACAAGAAGAAGCGGATCCAAAAAAAGAAAGACAAGCGGCTAAAAAGAAAGTTTGATGAAACAAACCTTGGCAGCTCAATTAAGCTCCACGCTCCATTGGAATATGAAATGATAGTATCGGCTGGTGGTTATGAGCCTCCAGCCGAACTTATCGAAGCGATTAGCTATGCGTCGCTTAACCCATATTTTCGAGGCGTGTACTTTAGAAGAAACCTAATTGCGTATCGAAGAAACGGAGGCTGTTATCAGTCATATCCTGTTAAACCTAAGCCAGTTCCGAAAAGAATTGCGCAATTAAGAAAACATCTAAGTATGTTAAGATAATATAAAAACAAGCGTTATAGACAATTTTTAACGCTTGTTTTTTCATCTGAATAAAAATACACAATAAATTTGCACCCAATTTCCAGGTGTTAGTTGTTGTTTTGCGCTAACGTCTCATAATTGAAATACTCCATCTTTTTATTATTCACTCCTTAATTTAACGCATGGGAGAACTTATTGTGTCTGTCAGAAAATTGACGGACGTTGAACTTATGCGTGAGGCTTGTTCGATGACTTTTGATGGAGAAAGTCACGCCTCACTAAAAGCAATTTACAAATCTGAGCATTCACCAGCTCGCACCCAGATGTTCTGGATAACTCTAAAGAACATCAAGTTAGCTTACGCTACTCATCTGATTCGCCACCACGTCGGCAGTCAGCCATTTCAACTTACTTGTCGTGATGATCGTAAAGGTGGAAATCCTGGACAAATCAACAAGTGTTATGACATCTGCAATCAACTGAAAGAGGCTGATAGAGCTATCCGTAGTGGTGAGTTAGGAGTTGCGCAAAGTCGTATTTATTCTTCTATGGAAGAGATAGAGTGGCTTGCTGACAATGCGGATAGAAATACACCAGTAAATTTGGGTATGTTCGTGAATGCACAAGCACTTATTGATATGGCAAAACTTCGTTTGTGCAATCAAGCACACAAAGAGACCATTGCTATTTTCAAGAAAATTAAGGAAGCTATCAGACTAATTGACCCAGACTTGGCTAATATGATGGTTGTTAAATGTGTATATCGTGGCGGACTTTGTGGTGAACCACGCTGTTGCGGTTTTAATAACACTAAGGCATTTATCGCTGAGTTGAAGGAGTACGTTTCTCTATTTTCAGAGAAACAAATAGGAATCATAAACACTCTTAATTTAAAGGAGCAAGAATGAGTATTGAAATCAAAAAGCGTGACGGACGCTTAGTTCCGTTTGACATTACACGTATTGAACATGCTATCAAGTCAGCGTGTAATGAAGTTGGTACAACAGACCTTAACATTGCCTGCGTAGCAAAGAATGTAGAAGCTAACTGCTATAACGGCATCGAAGTAGAAGCAATTCAAGATTTAGTAGAAACTGAATTGATGGGTGCTGGTGCAACTAAGGTTGCGAAAGCATATATTCTATTTCGTGAGGAACGTAACAGAGCAAGAACACGTAAGCAAGACGCAGTCATCACCTCAGTTGTTAATGCTGAGCGAAATGATGTGACACGTGAGAATGCAAACTCTGCATCAGAAACACCTGCTGGTATGATGATGAAGGTTGCAAGTGAAAATAGTAAAGAATATGCAAGTAAGTATCTTATTAGCGAGGACGTGCGTGATGCTGTGAAAGATAACATACTTCATATCCATGACTTTGACTACTATCTCACACGCTCGCTAACATGTCTCCAGCATCCCGTCAATATGTTGCTTAGTTCTGGTTTCAAGGCAGGACATGGAGAGAGTCGTGCTGCTAAGCGTATTGAGACTGCAAGTATTCTTTCTGCTATCTCTATGGAAACAATTCAGAATGAGATGCACGGTGGTCAAGCTATTCCAGCATTTGACTTCTATATGGCACCTTATGTACGTAAAACATACATTGAGGAAATCGAGAAACTGGAAGCATTTACACACACTGACCTATCTGCCTTAAAGAAAGAAGAAGTTGAAGAGTATGTTGTAGCACCTACAGATGAGGTTATCGCCACAATTCAACGTGCCAAACAACATGCTATTAACATGACAGTGAATCGTGTGCATCAAGCTATGGAGGCTTTTCTTCATAATATGAACACTATTCATAGCCGTGGTGGAAATCAAGTGGTATTCTCCAGCATTAACTATGGTACAGACACCAGTGCTGAAGGCCGTTGTGTAATGCGTGAACTACTTAATGCTACTTATCGTGGTGTAGGTAATGGTAGCACTGCTATATTCCCAATTCAGATATGGAAGAAAAAGCGAGGTGTCAATTTCTTGCCTGAAGATAAGAACTATGACCTCTATCAATTGGCATGTAAAGTAACCGCACGTCGTTTCTTCCCAAACTTCTTAAATTTGGATGCACCTTTCAATACCAGTGACAAGTGGGATGCCAATGACCCTAATCGTTACCTATATGAAGTAGCTACTATGGGATGTCGCACACGTGTATTTGAGAATCGTTTCAGTGACAACACATCTGTTGGTCGTGGAAACCTCAGCTTTTCAACTATCAACCTTCCTGGCCTTGCGTTAATGGTACGTCACATTGAAAATCGTGAGGAACGTAAGATAGCATTCATTAGCGCATTAAATAAGGCTTTGGCGATTACTTGCAAACAGTTGCGTGAGCGTTACGAGTTCCAATGTCAGGCAATGGCAAAACAATTCCCATTACTTATGTCTGGAATGTGGATGGGATCTGAACACTTAAAACCAAACGATGAAGTACGTTCAGTTCTAAAGCATGGTACACTTGGTATCGGTTTTATCGGATTGGCAGAGTGTCTTGTTGCGTTGATTGGTAAGCATCACGGTGAGGATGAAGAAGCTCAACGTTTTGGTGTGGAGATTATCGAACTAATAAGAGATTTTGCTAAGGAAAGTTCTGACAGATATGATTTGAACTTCTCAGTCCTTGCTACACCAGCAGAAGGATTAAGTGGCAAGTTTACAAAGAAGGACAAAAAGAAATTTGGTATCATTCCAGGAGTTACAGACCGTGACTATTACACTAACAGCAATCACGTTCCAGTGTATTACAAGTGTAGTGCCGCTCACAAAGCAGCAATCGAGGCTCCTTATCACGACTTGACACGTGGTGGTCATATCTTCTACGTTGAACTGGATGGTGATGCGACTCACAATGTACAAGCTGTACAGGACGTGGTAGCACTCATGGATAAACACAATATTGGTTACGGTAGTATTAATCACAACCGTAATCGTTGTATGGATTGTGGCTATGAAGACGCTTCCAGCAATTTGGAAGAATGTCCTTGTTGCAGTAGCGATAATATTGATAAACTTCAACGTATTACTGGCTATCTTGTTGGTACAACCGACCGTTGGAATAGCGGTAAACTTGCAGAGTTAAACGATCGTGTGACCCATGACTAAAGATGTAAATACTATTTATGTAGCGAGAATCGTAAAGTCCACTGCCAGCGATGGCGTGGGCTTACGAAACTCACTATACGTTTCAGGCTGTGACATTAAATGTCCAGGCTGTCATAATAAGGATTGGTGGGATATGAAGAATGGCACAGAAATGGCAATTACAGATGTGTTTGCCGAATTGAACAAAGACGACTTCAATATCTCTATACTCGGTGGTGAACCATTGATGCAATATGATGCAGTGCTGAAATTATGCAAAATGATAAAGAAGAAAACCAATAAGACTATATGGCTTTGGAGCGGACATAAGCTGGAGACCATACGAAAGAGGTGGCCAAAACTTCTTTATTATATAGATGTATTAGTTGACGGACCATTCCAGCAGGAGTTCTATGAGCCTAATTTAGAGTTCAGAGGAAGCCGAAATCAACGAATAATAAATGTCAAAAGTATAATTCAGAAATAATACTTATAAAAGAAAGTGAAATATACTTATACCTGTGTATCAATAAGTTAGCTATATATTAACAGAATTTATAATTTTTATTTGAATGAAAATTTGGATAATTAAAAATATAGATATAACTTTGTGGTGTCAAATCAAAACATAAGTGTATGTAAAATGATTAGGGCTAAGGGCATTATCGACATCCACAACGGTTATGCCGACACATCAGAGCTTTTAGATTCTGTGGATAGTCTTGGAAATGGTGAGTACGGTTACTTACTATTCGACAAGAAAAAGAATCGCTCGCTACCACAATTGAAGTTTCTATTCGGTTATCTTCTTCCAACGTTATCACAGAAACTGGAAGGAAATCCTGAACCAGAAGCCCTATACAGATATTTTGAAGAGATTTATGCTCCGATTCATAGCTGCAAAATTCCAGGTGAGAAACAAGTATTTGAATACTTTGATCTCAAAAACGAAAATGCAACTGAGATGGATACCGTTATTACAAAGATTATCCATCACGCCATGTCGGAATGGAACATAGACCTGTTATCACGCGACCTGATGAAAACTTCAGAAGCTCAGGAAGCATATGCAGGAGCCTATGCCGAGATGTGGAAGAATTATACAAGAAAAATTTAATTCATTTCCCATGACGGAGCAAGAAATCAAACACAAGTCAGCATTTGACGTGTTCGCTTCCCAACAAGAGACTTTTGAGGAAGCACAAAAGAAAAACAGTGAAGAATCTCGTAAGCGTGCCACTTACCTTCGCTTTAATCAGGATGGCACTTACACAATTCGTATTTTGCCTCTCGCACCAGTTGTTAATGCGGACGGCGAAATCCAACCAATGGAACGTAAGGGTTACGAGTATCCTCTCCGTAGCTTAATGCTAAAGATTGAGAACCCTGCCAAACTTGACAAGAAAGGCAAACCTACATTGCAGTACGTTACCGTTTGTAACGCAAAGCAAGCGTTCAAAGACCTCAAAGAAGACCTTATTGATGTGTACACTCGTGTAGTTAGCGACAAGTATGCAAATGACGCAGCTCTAATCAAGAAGATTACCGCTGGTAGCTTTGAAGGTGGTTTGAAGTGGGACAGCCATCGTTGTATGTATGTGTTCGATACAGAAAAGCGTGGCAATGGTATTCAACTACTCCAGCTTTCTTTCTCACAATATCGTGACTTGGAAAATGCTAAGTTAAGTGTGTGGAACAAGCTGTTAAAGAAGAAGGCTAACACTGGATGTCCAATCTCTTCTATTTCAGAGGCTTATCCTGTTGAGGTTGAGCGTACTACTGAGAATGGCAAGACCAAGTACACTTTCCGTGTTGACACATTAGCAGACATTGATCAGTTAAAAGAAGAGGAACTTCAGAGCCTACTTGACACCCCTCGCCTACCCGAATCTATCTATCGTTACAGTCGTTATCATCTCGAAGCAACTATTGCTTATCTTAAGCAGCTTGATGAGAAGTTTGGCATTGATGTGATGGGTGACAAAGAAGTTAAGGAGTGTATTGATACAATCAAGATGTTGTTCCCAGCTGACGATACCAGTCACTTCACAATTGGTGGAAAGGACGATGAGAATAACGAGGGTGACAATGCTGCCGATAGCCTTGATTCTCTATGGGATCGATGGGACGACCTTGAAGAACAGGGTCTTGATGACAAGAGCGATGAAGGCGCAGAACTTCGAGCAGACATCAAAACATTCATAGAAGACAACGACCTCGATGTTCAAGTAAAACGTGGTAAGTCTAACCATGACTTGCTAACCGAGATTGAGGAAGCTATGAACGGTGGCTCTAACGAGGAGGAAGAAGAAGAGGAAGAAAAACCTGCTCCTAAGAAGTTAGAACGTCGACGTGAACCAGAACCCCAAGAAGAAGAGGAAGAAGATGATGCAGAACCCGCAGCACCTTCTGCTTCCGAAGATGAAGAGGAAGAAGGCGACGGTGACGAAGAACCTGCAAGACCTGTACGCAACCGTCGTGAGCGTAACGATGACACTAATGAACCAGCTGCACGTCCTGAGCGTGAACGTCGTGCCATCAGACCTCATCGTAGATAATCAGTAAGGATTTTTCATCTCTACACGGCATTAAGTTGTCGTGTAGAGAATTTTAAAACCAACAAGTTATGAAAAATAAAATCCCATACGCCTTACTGATTAACGATATTCACATCAGCAAGGACAACATACCAGAATTTCAGAAGAACTGGGATGAAGCGGTGCAGATCTGCATTGATCGTAAAATCCCAGAAATCATCATTGGTGGGGACTTATGGTTATCAAGAAGCGCACAACCTTTATCGGTATTAATGGCAGCTCATAACGCTATACTTAAAGCTACACGCACGAAAGTCCGTTTTTCAGAAAAAATTGGACTTACAATTGCTTGTGGAAACCATGATAAAGTAGACCAAGAAGCGTTTGAAAGCTACAGTCACTTATTTGATGAATACGACAATGTATATGTAGTTGATGATTATGTAATATATGAACTCTCAGACACAGCTACGTTATATGTGATGAGCTACTTCCCAGAAAACGGAAGTTTTATTCAACACTTTAAAGATATGGTTAGGTGTCTGGATAAGTCAAAGTTCAATGTACTTTATCTTCATGAAGGCATTAGAGGAGGTTTAGCACAGCCAAGTGATGATGAACTCCCAGCAAGTATTTTTAGTGAGTTTGATAGTGTATTGGTAGGTCACTACCACGACCGCAAACAAATCCCAGACACAAACATCCTTTATATTGGTTCAAGTAGGCAACATAACTACGGAGAGAATGAGGAGAAAGGTTATACAGTGCTTTATGAAGATGGAAGCCATGAGTTCATTAAGAACCAAGCCAATATTCGCTATAAAACTATAGATGTTATACCTTCCAGCATGACAAGTGATAAGTTCTTGGATGAGCTTAGTTCTTATAAAGACAAGAATTATCGCTTACGTTTACGCATTCAATGTAAAGCAAACGAGGCGTCGACAATTGACCGCCAGAAGCTACTTGATGCTGGTGCCTCACGAATTGAGATTGTTACCGAAGAATCATCTGTTAAACTAACCAAGAGTCAAAGCATTTCCACTAAGTTCGATAAGAGTGGCATTAAAGAAGAGTATCGTAGCTTCTGTCATGACAAAGAAATCGACAACATAGATATGGGATTGCAGTATCTTGATAAAATTCGCTAAGATATGTGGAATTTACAATCAATTGAAGCTACAAACTTGTGTGCCTTTGAGCATTTCAAGTACAAAATTACTCAGAATCAGGCGACCCTTATCTTTGGTAACAACATGGATAATGACTCGCAAAATAGCAACGGTTCAGGCAAGAGTGCTTTGATAGAGGCTATCGCTATTGCATTAACTGGTGAAACGCTCCGTAAGGTTAATATGGACGAAATCATCAATGACAAATACGATGAGTGTTGTATTGAAGCATTTCTTAAAAATGAAGAACAAGGCGTAGATATGCGCATCACTCGTATCATTCCCAGAAAAGGTACACAAACAATTAAGATTGTGCGTGGAGAAGCAGGGGATGACGAAGAGGTTAAAGAAGCGACTATTGCAGACTATAACAAGTACATACTTGATACACTCGGTCTAAGCAAGGATGATATATATTCTAACTTCATCCTTACAGCAAAGAAATACAAATCGTTTCTTTCCAGTTCCGACCGTGAGAAGAAAGAAATCATTAACCGCTTCAGCAATGGAGTTTTGGTAGATGAAAGTATTGAAGCTCTTCATAAGGATATGGAGCCAGTACAACAACAGTTCGCAGAAGCTGAGAAAGTGGTGGCTGAAAACACTGGTAAGGTTGCTGCTATCGAAAACGAAATTGAGAAAGCTATCGCTGACAGCAATGACCGTTCTGCAAGCCGTAAAGAGCGTATTGAGAACTGGAAACAAGCTATTACTGACAAGCGTGCTTACATCCGTGAGCAGAATGAGGCTATCAAGGAAGAGGAAGCTGACATCGAAGCGTGCAACGATATTGATGTTGTACTTCAAAAACTTGAAAAGTCAAAGAAGAGCTTTAAGGAAAAGTACGAAACAATCATCAGTCATTTGAAACTTGAAACTGACTATTCTCAAAAGATTGACGAACTTCAACAACAAATAGAGAAGTACGAAGCTGATGAGAAAGCCTCTTTGAAATCTCACAAGCAAGCTGCCGATTCATTGAAGAAAGCAGAAAGTGCCTTAGAAAAAGCAAAAGCTCTTCATACCGCCCAGTCTGACGAAAATGACCAAAAATCTATATCAGTCGGTGAGCGAATCAACTCACTAACAAAAGAGGTGCGTGATATTCAGATGAAGGAGAACGAACTACAAACCAAGCGCAAAGATATTCAGGAGCGCATAGCGTTTATATCTAAGTGTCTTGCAGGAACAATAGCCTGTCCTAAATGTAAACATGAGTTTGTTTTGAATCAAGATGTGAACGTAGCAGAGTTCCGCAAGGAAAAAGAGCAAAAAGAAACAGAACAAGCACAAGTCCTCCAGCAAATTGAAGATACACAAAAGCAATATGAAGATTGTGTTGCAGATGGTCGCAAAGCTCGTGCAGAAGTAGCGGCATTAGCAGAAGCTCGCTTACAGATTGACAACGCTTTAAGAGATGTTGAACGAGAAGTTTCTAAAGCTCGTAACTCTGAACAAGCTGCATCTGAAGATATGGTACATGCTCAACAAAGCCTTGAACGTGCTCAAAAGCAATTAGATAACTTACACAAAGATATGTTTGACGACGCTTTTGATACACTGGACAAAGACATTGCTCAGGACGAAGCTAATATCAAACAGCTTGAACTCAATATCTCTAACGCTGAAGGTGCAATTAAGAGCTATGAGGAAAGTATCAAGGAGGCTGAGAACGCAGCCGAGACAGATATTATCTCCAGCTTGAAAGAAAGTAGAACAAAATACCAAAACGCACTTCAACAATCTATTCTTAATAAGGAAGAAATTGAGCGAGATTACAATGAGCTAAAAATTCAGGAGGCGAACTTTATAGAGTTCAAAACCTATCTTGCTAACATTAAGATTGACGCTATTAGTGAAATCACCAACGACTTCCTTGAATCTATCGGAAGTGACATTAGAGTGAAACTTTCAGGTTACACACTCTTAAAGTCAGGAAAGGTAAGAGATAAGATCTCAGTTTCTTTGATACGTGATGGTATTGATTGCGGCTCTTTCGAGAAATTTTCTAAAGGCGAGCAGACTCGTGTTGAATTAGCGAACATACTCGCACTGCATAAATTGACAAATGTAAACTGTGAATCAGGCAAAGGCTTAAATCTATTGGTGTTTGATGAAATACTCGATGCTACTGATGAACAAGGTTTGAGCAATGTATTCAAAGCAATTAACGATACACAGATTACATCCTTGGTAGTTTCACATGGTAATGTTGCAGAAAATTACCCAAACCGCCTAATCATCAATAAGCATAACGGTATATCTTTTATTGATTAATGCAAACAAACACCGAAACAGAACAATTAACAAAGGAGCAGGTGCTTGGGCTTGACATTGCTACTCATACTGGGTATTTCAGTCTTGCAGAGCATGGTACATGGAACTTTACTGAGAGCATGAGGCGTAACAACAACAAGCAACATGCAGCCTTCAGGAACACTCTTATGGATTTCATTCAGAAGCACGGAATCAAACAAATCGTTGCAGAGGATGTGAACGTAAACAATCACTTCACTGATACTCGTAAACTAAGCGAGTTTCGAGGTATTTTGCTGGAGGTTTGCGACACCCTTGATCTCCCAGAGCCAGTATTCATTAACACATCTACTGTTAAGAAGTTTGCTACTGGCGATGGTCGTGCGGACAAGAAAAAGATGATGGAGTTTTGTCGTCAACGCTGGAAAACGGAACCTGTAGACGACAATGAAGCCGACGCCACTCACATTTTCTTCTGTTATGTTAAGCGGTTAAAATTATAAGATGATGGAAGAAAATAAAACAACACAACAAATTGATAAAGGTTTGGCAAAGCAACACGGTTACTACCTTCAAAACTTGGTTGACCGCTTCTGCCATTTCTTAGACCGTAAACCTCAACCCTCCAAAGAGGAGGTAAGGGAAAAGTTTGTAAAAACCGAAATGGACTGGAAAGTCTACTGTGTAAAACACAACCTTGGAATACGGGCATCTATGATGTTTAACGCAAAGATTGCTTATGAATGGGAAACAAGGTATGTGAACCCGAAAATCAAACACAAACAGTAGACCCCGAGACAGACCCCAAAGTTATCGCACGACGCACAGAGCTGTATAATAAGTATGTAAAACCATTTTACAACATGATATACAAGCTGTCAATGCAATACAGTCACAGTCCAGAGAACGTAGAAGAGAACTACACTGAGGTTCTTACCAACTTCTACAGGCGCATAGAAACCTATGACCCTTCCAGAAGCATCAGGACTTGGCTTCATATCTGCACCAAACGTCATATCATGGCATTGGAAAGGAAACGTCAGACAAGCAACAATATTAATTATGATAACGATATTGAGGATTATGGCGATGACACTTGCAGCTGTGACCATGCAGGAGCAAATATGATGGATGTCAGCAACTACAGAGAAATGTACAATGACGACATTCTCGCAGTGCTTGATGAATTAAAACCAATACATCGTGATGCGCTACTGCTACAAGAATCAGGGTATTCACTCAAAGAAATAGTTGAAATAGAGTATAAAAAAGGCACTCTCAAATCAAGGAATATTGAAACGGTGAAGAGCAGACTGTTCCTCGCCAGAAAGTATCTCAAAAAGCATCTAACACGAGATGGTGAACGAATATTTGGTAGAGCAGACGAAGAAGATGTTTACGACGATTGCGATTAAACTTATCAATCCTCGTTTCAAATTTCCGCAAGGCGGAGCATCCACACGTCTTTTGACAAACGCATTGAATAAATTGGAGAAAAAAGAAAACGGACTCTCCAGACAACGCATAGTCGACTATGTGGTATGCTCCGCCTACCCTTTTAAGGAGCGTGAGGGGGCTTGGACAATAAACCAAGTGTTTGGTCCTAAGTCCTTAGAACGCTTCAACACAGACAAAGGCAGAAGGTATTACGAAGATCAGTGGTTAAAGACTGCAAATCTTACCAGAATAAGTCTTCTAAAGTTTATTGAAGACAAAAGCGAACACCCCCAAGCAAAGTATATCTACATGCCGATGGAAGAGCCTACTAAGAAACGTATGCTGAATACATCAGTCGGATATGCAATCTGCCAAGCATCTACTTTAGGCTGGAGTCCTGAAAGTGGAGCATGTCAAGAGTGTAATTATACTCACAAATGTCAAATTGAAACACAAAGAAAATTTCCTGAAATATATAGACTAAGAGTGGAAAATGGCGTCAAATAACAAAACCAATGTGCTGTCTGAAGAGTTTTTGATGGACTTGTTCAGAACTTGTATGGAGGATAGCTATATCCTCGGTATGGTATGCCAGCACGTTGAAAAAGAAAACCTCCCAGACAGAGATTCTATTGTACTGTTCAAGGCTCTAAAACAATATTACACCAGGAACAACAAAGTACCTCCATATTCCGCTATTCGTGAGTTGATTGCAGAAAACAAGAGCGCAATACACCTACTACAAGACATTTTCGATACATCTAACGGACTGGAGACTACAGAATGCTTGCGTATGTTGGAAGAGTATCTTAAACGAGTACGATTTCAGAAAGCATACAAAGAGTCTGGTGCAGTATATACAAAGGATGGGTATGAAGCTGCGATGCGAGTGCTTGATGAGTATATGGAATGGCAAAAAACATTCTCACTAACCGATTCAGACTATACCGATGTTGCTGCTACATTTGCAGAACGATTTATACAGAACCGTAATGAAAATAATGAGCAACGTGCTAATAATAGACCTGTTACACGATTTTATATTGATGAACTGGACACACGCAACGAAGGTCGAGATTTACGCACCCAGCTAACCTATATTTTGGCAGCTACTGGTGTTGGTAAGAGTCACGCTGCACGTTGGATTGGCCGTAATGCTTGCTTGGATGGTTTAAATGTTCTTCACTTCCAGCTTGAAGGTAGTAAAAAAGAGGTAGTCAACGCTTATTCAGCAGCCCTTGTACAATGTAACGCATATCGTTATGAACATGGTACACTGAGAGATGCAGATGTACAGCGTATGGTAGAAGAACTTGAATCAGTTTCTGGCCACCTGTTTGTGAAAAGTTACCCTAAATTTAACTCTCATGTATCTACTATTGATATTAAGGAGAGTATTGCAGAGTTCAAGAAAAAGTTTAAGGTTGACCCCGACGTTGTTGTTATCGATTCAGCCGACTTGCTTACAGACTCTTCAGGTCGTAGATACGATGAGAAGGGAGAACGTCACAAACGAGTTAAAGTAGCTAATGACTTAAAAGACTTAGCAGCTGACGAAAATATATGGATAGTAGCAACCTATCAAAGTACCGTAGAAGACCCCCAGTGGCTTAATGATGAGAAAAACGTATTCACTGAATATAATACAGCTGAAGCTAAGGGACTTTCAAGACCTCTGACACACTTAATTACATTGAATCAGAGCAGTAGCGAATATAAAGAACAAACAATGCGTATCAATGTCGCTAAGAGCCGTTTCTTTAAGAAAGGTGATGTATTCAAAATTGCAACCGATTACAATAATGAAGTGTTCTATGATAGGACAAGGACAATGAATATCAGCAAGACATTATAGTTATGTTTATAGACAGAGAAACCAAAGAGTATTTGATAAAGGAACTGGAATTTGAACTGCACGCTAAACTGGATGGTGGACGAAAAAACCTTATAGTGCCCACCTGCCCTTATTGCGGAAAGCAAGGTGGTAAGTTCGGTATCTTTGTAGGAGCTGAGACAGAAAAGAAAAAACTGTTCATGTCTCACTGCTTCTCATGTGGACATACTACAAAAGACATCAACCAGCTTCTTGATGATATTGGTCGACCAGACTTAAAGGTTGAAGAAACAGCGTCATTCGATCCGCTGGAGGTTCCAGAGTTTTTTGGAGTTGAAGAAGATGAGATTGACGATGAACTGGAGGAAGTTGAGATGCCTGAAGGATATAAACGTTGCTACAAAAATCGCTACCTCAAATCACGAGGCTTTGAATTTGAAGACTACGATTACTTCCCAGTAGGCACAACAAGGGGGCTTAATTTTAAGTTTGATGATTATGTGATATTTCCCATCATAGATAATGGCAAAGCCGTAGGTTATGTATCACGCCATATTTGGAGTAAAGCTGATATTGACGAATACAATAATCGAGCAAAACGTAATGGAAAATATCAGATAAGGCGATACAATAACAGCCTTGAAAACGATTTTATTAAGCTCCTGTACAACTATGATACAGTTATTGAAGATGAGACGGACACAGTAATTATCGTGGAAGGTATCTTTGACGTAATATCACTGACAAGAAAGCTCGACTTATATGAGAATAATCGAGTGTCCGTAGTTGCCACCTTTGGTAAAAAAATCTCGGACACACAGATTTATAAACTTCAAAGCAAAGGTGTTAGAACTGTCGTTATCGGATATGACTCAGACGCTATGGAGGCTATCAATAAAGCAGCCAATCAGTTAAATGAATACTTTGATGTATATATCGCTAAAATCGACAGTGATGGCAAAGACTGGGATGAAATGCCATATGAAGACATTTACCAGACCTTTTCTTACAATCTTTGCACGCCAGTTGAATATAAGCTACAGACTATATGACACAATAAATTAACAACTTAGAATTAGTTATGGCAAAGAAACAAAATAGAATTACAGAGCTATACGAATGGCTCGACAATAATAAAATTCAATATGAGAAAGTAGACAACGAAGTAATCTTTATTCCAGAATTTGGCAAAGCATACTTTCAAGACACACAGAAGTCAGGCTATCATTCAATCTTCCGTAAAGACCGTGATGGTGAAACAGTGTTTAATAGCGTGGAGGAACCAGATGTACTGATGGCAGAAGATATTAACTATATTGTGTTCAAGTTTGGTGATGGTTTCTATTACCACGATATGCGAGGCGCATTCAAACTAAATATTCTAAAATATGTAGGACAACGCCAACCCAGTTCTCGCAAAGAAAAGTTTGTTAATTTAGGTGTACACACACCATTTGAACTACTTAATGGCAGTTTTATGCCACAGAAATGGGTTGAGAAGGCTAAATATTTAGGTTTAGACGCTCTCGGTATTTGCGACCACAACACAATGGCAGCTTGCTTCCAGTTCTATAAAGCATGTAAAGAAGCTAATATTAAGCATATCTTCGGTTATTCTTTGACTGTCAATGACGAAGGTGAAAAGTTTGGAGCTAAGATCTATGTACAAACTAACAAAGGTTATCGCAATCTTCTGAGGATTCAAAAAGCCATTATGGTTGACAATGTAGAAAATAAAACTATCTCACTGGACGAATTATTAACTCGTGGAGAGGGTAACGTACTTGTCATGGACAAATATACCCCATCGTACATGGATGAGCACAGAGACGTTCTACAGAAGCTCACAGAGGCATTCGATGACATCTTCTATCAAGTAGACTTATCAGAGTACAAAGCCGAGCGTATTGATATACGAGTTCTGGAAGCAACAAAATACTATTTCGACAAATGCTATTGGGATAGTCAATTTCCAGCACCAATCCTTATCAGTGACTGCTATTATCTTGACAAAGACGACGCAAAGAACAAAATTATTCTCAACAAAGTTGCAGAGGGCGCAGCACACGAACAGAGTGATGACCAATACTTCAAAGATGTTGACGAACACTTCCAGCTCTTCGCTCAGACATTTGGTGACAACTGGGATGTCGATGATTTGTTTGCAGAATGTTGTGAGAATACAGTAAAGATCGCTAACGGTGCAGTTGCAGAATATAACTTGACTCGCAACTATATGCCTAAGTATGACATGACCGATGAAGAGAAACAGAAATATGGTACCGTTCATAACATGTTTACTCAGTTATTGGAAGAAGGTCTTGAAAAACTAACGCCTCCAGGACAAGAAGAACGTTATCGTAAACAGATGGAATATGAGAAATATATCATTGAAAGTACCGACAACGTAGACTACCTGCTTGTACAATATGATACTTGTAACTGGGCACGCAGAAACAACATTTTGGTAGGATGTGGGCGTGGTTCGGCAGCAGGATCTCTATTGTTATATCTCTTAGGTGTTACACTGATTGACCCTATCAAATACGACCTTATCTTTGAGCGTTTCTTGCTTCCAGAACGTGCAGGTTTATCCCCTACAGATACAACCATTATAGGAGAAGACGTTGATTCTACCGACTATATGGAAGTTGAACTGGAATCAGGGGTTGTACTAAAAATCGACAAAGACGCCCAGCTAATTGTCAAGAGAGACGGAGAAGAGGAACCCATTGTTATTTATGCAGACGAACTGGAAGATAACGATGATATTTTATTCGACAATAAAGACGAAATATTTACCATTAACGAATTATAATATGGATTATGCAGGAGTTAGCGAGGTGTCAACAAATACAGTTGCACAAACATCGCAAGAACAAAAAGATTGGTTGAATCTTACTCCAGAAATGGCAGAAGCGTTTAAGCTAATCGAAGAAACAAATGAGAGCTTGTATATTACAGGCAAAGCTGGAACTGGCAAGACCACATTCCTGAAATTCATAGTAAAACACACCAGCAAACAATTGGCTGTAACAGCACCAACAGGCATTGCAGCTATTAACGCTGGAGGCGTTACATTACATAGTTTATTTGGCATTCCATTTGGCGTACAAGACCCTAACGCTCCTATGCGTGGCAATATGAAACAGTCAAAAATTGAACTCTTCAAGCGTCTTGACACATTAATCATAGACGAAATAAGTATGGTACGCCCTGATGTGTTAGACTACATTGACAAGAAGTTAAAGCTCTACCGTATGACTAACAGACCATTTGGCGGTGTACAAATCATCATGTTTGGAGACCTTTACCAATTGCCTCCAGTAGTCAAGTCAGACGAAAAGAATATACTATTACAAATGTATCGAGGTATTTATTTTTTCTATGCACACGTTTGGCTAAGTGAAGGCTTCCGAATGGTAGAACTAACAAATGTATTCAGACAACATGACGAGCGTTTTGTGGAGATTCTTAACAATATTCGTAGCTATAAACTGTTCAACAGAGACATAGAGGACTTAGATAAGGTGCGTGACCGTAGAGAAAGTCAAAACTATAGCAATAACCATGTACACATCTGCGCATTAAGACGAGACGTTGATAAGATTAACCAACAAATGCTCGGAACTGCAACCCACCTGTTTGTAGCTAAGGTTGAAGGCACTTTTGCACAAGGGTCAATGCCATGCGACCAGACACTATACCTCAGAATAGGCGCAAGAGTAATGATGTTAACTAATGACAGGGGAAGACAATATTACAATGGCTCTTTAGGCGTAGTTACAGGCATCTCAGATAATGATATAACCGTTCGCCTTGATACTGGTATCACTGTCGTAGTTGAGAAATTTGAATGGGTGTCCAAAGAATATGAGATGAAGAATGGCAAGGTGGTTGAAAAAGAAACAGGTAAATGCACCCAGTTCCCAATATCTTTAGCATGGGCAATCACCATTCATAAGAGTCAAGGTCTTACATTCGACAAGATAGTCATTCATACTAAATACTCATTCAGTCCAGGAATGCTCTATGTAGCACTTTCACGCTGTACATCACTGGAAGGTATCATATCAGAGACCTTTATTGATAAACGCCTTATCATTCCAGACAATCAATTGATCGCCTTTGACAAGGCTTGTGCTGCACATAACGGCAAGTTTAATCGAGAAACTTACAGAAGCATGAATTTAAAATAATCAACAGTTATGAAAAAGTACACAGGAACCAAAACTGTTCAAGCTGAGCCAATGGTGCTTGGTGAGTATATAAATAACTGTATGAGTGACCACATATACAATCCGTACACTACCAACAGCTCTGAACAACACTTATTGAGTGATCCAGGCTATCATGTAGTTCATGAAGACGGTCAATCGTCGTGGTCTTCAGCAGAAGCGTTTGAGAAAGATTATAAGCCCAGTGAAACATTTATTGAGCGTCTTGAAATAGAACGAGATGAAGTTGCTGAGAGACTTAACAAATTGCGGAGATTTATGAATAGTGATGCGTTTGAAAAGTTGGACTGTGATAACCGCAATTTGTTATACTGTCAAGAAATCGAAATGATTGAATACCACTCTACACTTTGTAAAAGACTTGAACTTGCAAAAAAAATTAAAGACCACGTGAACTTACAATTATGAAAGCAATTAAAATTAAACATATCAAAAGTACAAAGCCAGTCAGTGTAGTTGACTGCTTTGTAGATGGAGGATACAGAAAAGATGCTCATGGATCGCTCCCTGACGTAGACCAAGACTTCCAGAGCGATAAGCGTCAAGAAGTCAAAGAGTATTACGAACGTCGCTACAACCATAATGGCAAGCAACGTGTATTCTCAGCAGGTACATTTACAACATTGAAAGTGAAAGCGGTTATCAAAGACGTTGCTCGTACAATGCGAATTGCACCATCACTTGTCAATTATCTCACAGCCATATTTGAGGATGATAAAATGGACTACACTGGAATATTTAAGCTCGCCTCAGAGAACAAGAAGGTAGCTAAGTTCATTCACGATTATCCAATGTTGTTTGAAAACATACGCACACTTATGTCACAGCCTCGTTCAAGTTCAATACACGCTTCTGCATTGCTTGTAACACCAGACTCGATGGATGGAGAGGATATGGAATGTTTCGACTATGTGCCTATCAAGAAAGTGGACGGCGTGCTTGTATCAGAAGATGATGGCTATAGCTTAGACGAGCTTGGATTGCTAAAGAACGACTGTCTTGCAACAAAAGAGTTATCAAAACTTCATGAAACAATTGACCTGGTGAACGCTAACTATGGAACAAGCGTTAATATGGAAGAAATTGTGCGTGGTAATATGGATGACCCAAAAGTATATGAGCTGTTGAAACAAGGGTTTACTCAAAACGTATTCCAGTTCTCTTCTACAGGTATGACAAAGTTCTTGGTAAGCATGAAACCAAACAATATTCATGACTTGATTGCAGCTAACGCATTATTCCGTCCAGCTACTCTTGATTCAGGCTCTACTGACACCTATGTGAATTGTAAAACTGGATATATTGCTCCAACCTACTTATGGGGAACCTACAATGCAATGAAAGACACTTTCGGTGTACTTTGCTACCAGGAACAACTTGCTCAGATTTCACGAGAGGTAGGTGGATTATCATTGGCAGAGGGAGTAAAACTCGTAAAGTTTATCTCTAAGAAGAAGCAGGATAAGATTGACGCCATGAAAGATAAGTTTATGAGCGGTGCCCAAGCCAACGGATGTCCTATTGAAGATGCAAAGAAAATATGGGAGATGTTTGAGGTTGCTGGAGGATATTGCTTCAACAAATCACACAGTACCGCTTATGCTGCAACCGCTTATGTAGGAGCATGGTTGAAAGCCAACTACCCTACTGCATTCTATACAATCGCCCTCCAGTGGGCAGATGACAAGGAACTATTACCTATCATGTCAGAAATGAGCGCATGTAGTGTAGCTAAGGTGGTTTCTCCAGACATCAACAAGAGTGGTATGAGTTTCTATACAGACTACCAAACCAACTCTATATTCTGGTCACTATCAAAAATAAAAATGCTCGGCGTTAAAGCGGTAGATTGGATTATCAATGAGCGCAACAAGAACGGTGAATTTACTGGTGTGATTAACTTCATCGAGCGAGTATTCAAATACAAGTTAAAGAAGTATGAATACTGGGACGATCCAGATAACGAAGATGAAGCCACACGCTGTCCAGTCAATGCTCGCCATGTACTAAATCTTATATTAGCGGGTTGCTTCGATAACGTAGAACATGCAGGCTCTGTCATCGAACGTTATGCAATATTAGAAAAGGCAGCGGAAACATTAGGATTTGAAATCAAGCCTGAAGATTTTCCAGAAGAGATGATTGGCAAACATTATTTCTGGGCACAAAAGCAAATCAAAGTATCAGGTCTTGGTGCAATTGATTACAAACGTATCTATGACAACTCAGATATTAAACAAAGCATTCGTGGTCGTGCTACCTATAGAAACTTAGCAGACATCGTTAAGCCTGAGTTGGACGGAACCAAAGCTATTGTGTGTGCGACTATCATTGAGATTGATGAGAAGAAATTTACCAGCAAGAGAACTGGAGAACAAGAAGTTTTCTGTAAGCTCACACTCCAGCAGAACAATGATATAACGAACTTGATTATTTGGTCGAGTGAGTGGAAGAATGCAAGAGCACAAATTATCAATAATAAAAACAAAATCATCATTTGTATGGCTGGAGTACGCTACAGTGAGTTCTCTGGAAAGAACGAGCTTCAGCTAACACGTAATAATTTAATAGACGTATTATGAAACAAACGGTTATAGCAATTGTAGGTCCATCAGGAAGTGGAAAGACCACTCTCGCAGAACACTTAAAAGCGGTAGCGAATATTCCTACCATCGTTAGTTGGACTACAAGAGAGATGCGCAAGGGAGAAAAGAGTGGTCGAGAACACTGGTTTGCAAATTATACAGCAGTTCCCCCACATGAATTTATGATAGCTCATACTGTCTTTGGTGGAAATCACTACTGGGTAACCCATAAAGACATTGAGGACGCAGGACCTGTAGTTACATATGTGATTGACGAACGTGGGTTGCTGATGTTACAAGAACACGCAGACAAATACAATGTCGTACCAATTCTCATCCAGCGAGACGAAGATAAATTGATTAAGTCGGTTGGTATTCACCGTGTAAAACGTGACCTTGGTCGCACTAAACTTGACGATACAACTTACAAATATATTATTACAAACAACGGCAAACTTACAAAGTTCTTAGAAAAAGGAATGGACGTAGTAGCACAAATCATACAAATTTATGACAACACCAACAACTGATAACGCACCTATTGTAGCATTCACAATAGACTTTGAGACTGGAGGATTGAAATGTCAAACCTCAGCTTGCACCCAGATAGCAATTCACGCTACACGACTTGACACATTTGAAAAGATTGGCTCATACGTCAGCTATATCCAACCTTATGACCGCAAGGATATTAAAGGTGTTGGCAATACTAAAAAGGTATTGAAAAGTAAGTATGACATGGATGAAAAAACCCCTATGGATTACGAAGATAAGGCACTGGAGTATTCAGCTATTACAATGGATATGCTCTATGACCAAGGAAAACCAATTGAAGTTGTAGGCAAGGAAGTATGTGAGTTTATTGCCAGCATGACACCAAAGTGTAGTAAAAACAAAAAGCCTTTCCTAATTGGACAAAACATTCCTTTTGATGAAGGGTTTTTCTGCCAGCTTATGGAATACTCAGGCATGATAAATGAAGTAAAGAAACACCTTAGAGGTCATGAGGACTTTTACGGACATTGGCACCCACTCTACCTTGATACAATCACTATCGGACAACTTGCTTTATGTCACCAGCCTAATATGAACTCATACAAACTGGAGATTATGTGTGAGAGCTTGGGGGTTGAACTTGATGATGCCCACGATGCCGATGCCGACGTATCTGCTACAACCAACGTTGCAATGGTACTAACTAAACGTATGAGAAGTCTTGGCGACGACGATAGTGATAGCACATTGGCAGTTTCTAAGGCAGAAAAAAGTAGAAAACATTTTAAGATTTAGATATATGGCAGAACAAGAAAAAGACATTCAGTTACCCACCGTTGACGAACCCACCGTTGAGTTTAAGCTAAATAGTGACCGTAGCGTGTATAGAGTAACCAACCAAGAGCTTAATGAGCCACTTGTAGAGATTACGGGTTACGACCTTCAAATTAACTTTAATATGCAGTATTTGAGGAGCGTTGAAGACATTGAAGCAGCGAAAGAAGGTATCGCCAAACTATTTGGTGAAATAATCATGGATAAGCTATTGGAATACCGCAAACAATCGACTTAATTTCCCTCTATTCGTTATAAACGGAAGGCACTACGTTTCGTGGTGCCTTTTTAAGATTATAGCGAATGAATAACAAAACCCTTACCAAAGAAGAACAGTACTATTGTGAGCTTTATGTTCACGGAGATGCGCCTTATACTGGTAATGCTTCTATATGTTACAAAGAAGCATTTGGTGAGCCTGATTGTAAAACTACGCACATGAAAGCAATGCGTATTATGCACGACCCCAGAATAAAGGCAAAAATTGAAGAGCTGGAAGTGCTATCCGCAGAGGACCATAGCTCTATGAAAAAGTTTCTTACTACAAATTTGAAACACATCGTAGAGGAATGTACAACCGCTGTCTATAGGGATAGAAGAGGAACATGTCTATCTCCAGCCCCATTGCGTAGTGTAGCTGTTGGTGCATCGAAAGCACTGATGGATTTGTATCCAGTTAAGGAAGCACAAAAACACGAACTAAGTATTGATGGCTCAGGTGAAGGCGGTATCACTTTCAATGTGATTGTTCCTGAACGAGCCAAAGAAACAAAACCAACAGATGATGAGTAATGATTGAAGTTATTGTTGCAATTGTAAGTGGTTTGTTAGCTGGCGGGCTTACACCTTTCCTTTTCTTTAAACAAGACCGCAACTCGAGGGAAATTGAAAACGAAGCTAAACAGTCTGAAGAATGGAAGAAGCTCTACCAAGAAACCAAAGAAGAATTGAAAGAACGTGATGAAAAGATAGATGCACTTTATGCACAAATTCACAGTCAGCGTGACAACGAAGCTGCCATGGCTAAACACATCACGGAGATTGAAGTTGAGAATAGTAAATGTAAGATGTTGATGTGTGAGGTGCCTTCATGCCCTAAACGTCAACCACAAACTGGATATTAAATTATGAAAATCAGTACTAAAACAAGAATACAAATACTCCCTTCCAGAGAACTCGACAATATCGGGTTAAAACAACTTGCAGGCATTGTTGGAACCGTTGTGCAAGCAATGTACAGAAAAGATGGGAGCCTCTATGGCGCATGGGTTAAACTCCCAATGTTGTGGCAAGAAGAAAAAGAGTGGTTTATTCCAGAAGTTTCACTAAGCGTTGTTTAATTATGAAGTTAAGACTTAGACGAGTTGCATTGAATCCAGATTATACAATTGGTAAGCTGGAAGTATGGAAAAATGGAGCATGGGCATACCTATGCGATACAGTTGAAGACAAAGTAAGAGATCTTAACAAAAGTGGTAAGTTCGATAACGGTGAGAAAAAGATATGCGGTCAGACAGCTATACCTTACGGAACTTATGAAATTACCATGAATGTTGTTTCCCCCAAGTTCTCTGATTTCACCAAGTATCCATATGCACGCCAATACAGAGGCTACATGCCTCGCTTGCTTCATGTGAGTGAGTTCGATGGGGTTTTGGTGCATCCAGGGGCAACAGCGGCGAGTAGTGCGGGCTGTATTATTGTGGGTCGCAATACTGCTGTAGGACGTGTAACAGACTCTCAACAGTGTTGGCATAGTTTGATGCAAAACTACTTCATGCCAGCTAAGAAAACTGGTGAGAAGATAACAATTGAGATTATATGAAAACCAAGTGTATTTGGGTTATAGTAACGGTCACGGTCTTAGCCTTGACCTTTACTATTTATGCCCCCAGCTCACAATATAGTGGAGCTATTCAAGAGAATGATGACGGAGTCAAAGTCACACGTATTGATAGCATCGTATATGACACCATTAAATACGAAATGCCTGTCCCTCGTGATAGTGTAGTAGTACGATACGAGACAGTAAGGCTCCCAGTAGTAAACAAACCAATTCACACAGAGACTATAGACACCTTAATACAGGTTGTTGCAGATAGTGTAGATGTTGCAATACCTATTACACAGAAAGAGTATAGTGATAGCACATATTATGCTCGTATAAGCGGTTATAAAGCCAATCTGGATGAAATACACATCTATCCTAAAACAATATATCGAACCACGATTATTAAAACAAAACCTAAGAAATTTGGTATCGGTGTTCATGCAGGGTATGGATTTAGTAAGAATGGCACAACGCCTTATGTTGGCATAGGAGTACAATACAACGTCTTATCGTGGTAAATTTCACTAAAATAAAAACCCAAATCTGATATTCCAGCTATTCTTTTGTGAACAATAAACAAAAGAAACAATATGGAATTACACATTAAAGACAGGATTTATATTCCTCAGTTGCTCCCACAATCTAACAATTTCATGGGATTCAACTTGAAGCGTGAGATTACAAAAAAGGTAGCACTAACCGCTGAGGATCAGGAAACTTACAAAATTAAAGAAGAAGCAGAACACAATCGTGTGGTATGGGACGTTGAGAAAGACCGTGAACTGCCTCTGATTGTTGATTTCACTAAGGACGAGTTGAGCTATCTGAAGGCTGCTTGTGAAAAACTTGCAGAAGCTCCTTATCCAGATGATTTTTGGCTAACCGTTGAAAAAATTTACAACGCCGCAAATGCCGAGTAAACTCTTGCCCCATGTTTATATAAAGAAAAAGCTACCTCTCATAAAGGTGGCTTTTTTATTTAAATGAAATTTCAAACATTTAAAATTTCGACCACCTATTCTTTTATATAACCAAAAAAGCAAAAACAATGGATAACAAAACAAGTAACCGTGCACTTGGCTTTCTTATTTGGTTTAGGAAGTACTATAATGGTGAGTCGGATAAGACCTATCAGCAGATAGCTAACGATTATGGTCAGGCTAATTATGGCGCACTGAGGATGTATCTTCTTGAACTGGCTGAGAATGGCTATGTTGAGATTATTAATAAATCAAAGCGCACCCAGCGTTTTGTAGTAGTGGAACCTAAATTTATGGAACTTATATGACAACCCCTAAGTTATGCAAAAATTGCAAGTTCTTCAATGAAGAAATAAACGTACACTTGCTTCACAAAATACATGTACCATCTCACTGTCGTGCTATGGATCATTTCATTACCGCCTCTGCGAACTGGAAGTGTAGCAACGATCTGTTTGAAGAACGTAAAAATAATGAATACCCAAAAAGTGTCTGAAAATGTCAGAATTAGTAGCACCCACTAATATTACAATTAATTTTACACCTTCCGAAAAACAGTATGAACTGTGGAAGTTGTTACAACCAAATCAATGTCCTCATTGCGGTGGAACTATTGATCAGGTAGAATGTGGCGTAGATAGAGACGGGCATCCTATATACAAACCACAATGTCAAAAATGTGGCTCATTCGACTTACCACAGATTATTCTGGGAGGAGGAGCTGCTGGTGGAGGAAAAGCACTTAAACTTGACGAGTTGGTATGCACACCCAGTGGCTTTCGAGAAGTTGGTGTTTTAAAGAAAGGTGACGTTATTACCAACCCTACAACTGGAGGGACGCAGAAGATTGTGCATGTGCACCCAATTGAAACACACGACTATTACCGTGTAAAATTCATTGATGACACACATGTTGATTGTTCTGCTGGTCATTTATGGAACTGTCATGTTGACAATGATAAAAGCAAGCATGCCAAATATGATGAAGAGCCACCTGTTGACAAAGTATGGAAAACCGATGTTATGTACGAATGGTATAAAGAAAAAAACAAAGAAGAGTATTTAGCCATTCCTTTAACAGAGCCTGTACAATTCACTCCAGGTAATCATAAACCAACTATTGCCCCATATATTCTTGGAGCATTAATTGGAGGCGGGCGTTTTCAATCGTATTCTGGAGGGTCTAATATTGTAACACTCACTTCTATGGACGACGAAATAAAAGGTCGTTTTGAAGAGTATGGTTACGATATATTTAATTTTGTTTTAAATGACAGCTATAGAAGAACTAAGGCTTATTCTATATATAGCACAGAACTTATCAAACAATTACGAGAACTTGGGTTAACGGAATGCACATCTAAAACAACGTTCATACCTAAAGACTACAAAACATCTACCATTAAAGACCGCATAGCTTTAATACAAGGCTTGATATACACTGATAGCTATATCGATAGTCGAGGGCATATCATTTACACAACTATTAGCAAACAGTTGGCAGAAGATGTAGCATTTATAGTACGTTCTTTAGGCGGAATAGCAACAATTACCCAAAACAAAGATGGCTATAAAAAGAATGGTAAACACATCCAGTATACCGACGCTTATGATGTTCAAATATGCGCCAAAATGAATCATGAGTGGTGTGGACCGCTATACAAAAAAGAACTTTTTACATACGATTTTAATGATTGTTTTAGTAAATTGAGCAAACGTATTGTAGACATAGAATACATTGGCAAACAAGAGGGACGCTGCATCACTGTTGACGACCCCAGCGGTTTATTTGTAACAAACGACTTCACAGTCACTCACAATTCATATCTTGGTAGTTGCTGGATTATCATCAACTGTATGACATTTCCAGACTTGCGTGCTGTAATAGCCCGTAAGACCATTAAATCTCTGAAAGGCTCTACTTTCAAGACTATGAAGAACGTCTTGCGAGAATGGGGCTTGAAAGAAAACGTCAATTACAAAATCAATAATTTGGAGGGTGTTCTTACATTCTACAATGGATCAACAGTAGACCTTATAGAATTAGAAGACCTGCCTTCAGACCCAGATTTTCAACGACTTGGAAGTAACGAATGGTCTATTGGTATGATTGACGAAACATCAGAAGTTTCAGAGCGAGCTGTTGAAGTTTTGTTCTCTCGATTGCGCTATCGTATTGAATATACCTTCAAAATTCCACGTCTCCTGTTAACTACCAACCCATGTATTACGTGGATTAGAGACAGATTTGTACAAGACGCAGAAGGCAATCCTATTATTCCACAAGAAGGAGAGGCTTACGTACCATTTTCCGTATTTGATAACCCTAACAAAGGCTTTGTGGCTATCTATCGTGCATCATTAGACAAAATTACAGACAGAGCTACAAAAGAACGTTTATTGTATGGAAACTGGAACTTCGTTGATTCTAATGAGGCCGCAGCTTACTGGAAGTTTGATGGTAACGATCATTTGGTAGACGGCTTAAGAGAAAAAGTGTACAATCCATTGCTTCCAGTTATTCTTAGCTTCGACTTTAACGTTATACCTTACATGTCGTGTCTTGCCATGCAAATAGACTACGACCGTAAAAAAGTATATGTGCTGGAAGAGATTTTAGGGAAACCTGAAGATAAAGAAAACAACACACCTAAGTTCGCACAGAAGATCCGTAGAAAATACTTAAACGAAGGACACACTGGAGGACTATTCGTTACTGGAGACCCAGCAGGTTTAGCTCGTTCGACTCAAACCGAAGAAGGTGTAAATAACTTTACCATTCTAACTGATAATCTGAACGACCCTATTCTCAGGCCAAAGAGAAAGCTCTTAACAAAACAGCCACCTCAGACTACTCGCTTAGAGTTTATCAATGCGTTGTTTGAAAAGTATGATGGTTGGGAAATTTTGATAGATATGCGATGCCGCAAACTTACGGAAGACCTTATCTATCAGAAGAAGAATGCTGACGGCACAAAAGAGAAGAAGAAGGTTAAAGACCCCAAGCTCGGTGTCAAATTTGAGAAATATGGGCACTTATCAGACTGTCTCGATTATTTCTGCTGTCTGTTCGTTAACAATGCTTGGTCACACTTCTTATCAAAAGGTGGCTCAAAAATTGCGACAGTCAACAATGCACCTGTATATGGAGATTTTAATTATTGACGCTTATGTATAGAAGATTCTTAAATAATAACGACTATCTCAGAATTATCACTGAAGAAGCTCTGTCTCAGATGATAAGAGGTAAAAAGGAACGCTTCAGTATGGCTGAGGAAGCCGCAGAAGTGTCTATTGTAGAGTACCTGACAGATAACTATCTGATTGAACAAGAACTCGCTGTAGGCAAAAATTTGTTTGAGTATAACAATCAAGTTTCTTACCCAGCTGGTGCCCACTTTTATCATGATGGTAAAATTTATCAAGCTCTACGCTCAATCGCTGGTATCAAGCCACCTTTTACTACGCCATACTGGAAGGAGCTTACCGACTATAACAAGGAACTGTTTGAAAGTGCGACACCATATAGCCAATTGCAAACATACTCTCCAGGTCAAGCTGTTACCTTTGCCAATCTCCATTTTATATGTATGGAGTACAATGGTTTTGATTTCAACAATATTCGACTACCTGGGGTGACTGCTTGGGAAAAGCAAGATGTACATGAATGGCAAGCCAATGTGACCTACAATGTGTGGGAAGCTGTTTCATTCAAAGGCAAATTCTATGCGCTTCTTACTACTGAGAATATCGACCTCACTGCCAATCCTGAAGTTGCAGACCAATGGGGTTTAATAGGAACTTACAAACCAGACTATAAATATGAGCTTAACGGCCATGACTATGTAGAATATGAAGGCTCGTTGTATATTCCAGTGATTAATCCTGTGGCAGACGAGTTAAAGGTTGGTTATAATATTTGCGAACATGACCCTCGCAATAGTAATATCAAAAAACATATGGTACAATTGGCGTTGTATGAGCTTCACAAACTTATATCGCCAAATAACATCAGTTCTGCTCGCATTACCGACTACGAAACATCTATTGCATGGCTAAGAGATGCGAACAAGATGCGCATTAATCCTAACATACCTCGCAAGCTGGATGAGGAACAGAAGCCTGTTGCGGAGTTCGCTACAGCTACATACATGCGAGACTATGATCCATATAAAAATCCTTGGCAAATTTAGGTTTCTTTGATTCTTTGTCATATTTTTACTTTGACAGGGTCCCGTTGTGAAACGAGCCTCTGTTTTTTTATTTATACGCCTGCACTCATAAACACATTTGTAAGCATCTCACGATTCTGTTCGCATTCACCATTATAATAGTGTTCTTGAATCATATCTACGCTTGTACCTGCTGCATTAGCAACATATGATATTGGTAAACCATTATTCAGAGCCACCGTAATAGCGGTATGACGAAAAACATATGTATGAAGCTCATAGTCCGTCTCCAGCTGTTTGCCAATATGTTTGAGCCATATATTAAGATTGCTACGAAATTTCTTAAACACATAATCCTTAGTTATGTGTTTTTCTTCTTCCTCGTCATTCATAATTGGGAACACATAACCATCCTTTGATTTACCTTTATACTTATCGATGATTGAGCGCATAACTGGAGTGATTGGTACCTCAACTTGTCTATGTGTCTTCTTACGTTTGGTGACTACTGTATTTCGTTTGGTTATATCACGCACCTTCAGTTTAATAACGTCACAAGGAGAAAAGAATGTATGAAACATAAACACACAGAAATCGTAATATAACTCAACTTGCTTACGGTTTTTATACTGCGGTGTAATATCACGCACGCTCATATTAAGAAAAATTCTAAGCTGTTCTTGTGATAAAACTTCAGGGTGTCGTTGTTTTACCACATTACGATCTGGGTCATAATCATTAAACAAGAAATCGCCAATCTGTTTGATTGAGAAATTAATTTCCTGATCACGGCTTGCTCTTCCTAACAACGCACGAAATGTTTTGGTAATTCCACGATAGCCTTTGCGTCTTGCAAATATATAGGCAATGCCTACCATACGATTATAGTCCAATGTCGTGAATGCTAACGCAGAGAATGCTGGAATGTCCTTACGGCAACGTGAAAGCAACTTCTGATACACTTCATAGTTGCAACCATGTTTTGCCTTCTCACGCAAAATTACAGTCTCCAGGTACTTCTCTACACTGTTGGAATATTCACTTACAGACCAACCGTTCACTTGAATGCCAACGTTATGTTCAGGAACACGTGCCTGATAAAAATTAGCAACCTGCTTTGCATTAAGTTCTGGGTGGTCTTGAATGAGCTTCCAGTAGATTTGATAAAACTCTTCAAGTGCACGGTTGTTTTCATTGTATGAAACAGCGTACGCACTAAACTTTTGTTTGTCTTGATTGAAATGTTTGAGATTCGGATTTCCTTTCAATAAATATTCGACTCTCTTGTAGAAGCGTGTCTTAGCTTCTGAAATGCGTAAAACGAGCACACCGCCACGCAAAATAAATTTTAGCCTCACCATAATTCTGAGTAATTTAAATTGAAATTGAATATGATGAACCTCGTGAGACAGTAAGTGTGCGTCCTTAGTGTGCATCTTAGTGTACACTTTTTGATAAAACCTCAAATTAGTGTACATTTAGTAATTTCTCACTTAACCGATTCCATGTTGTTGCCAACTCAACTAAGATGCCTATAAAAAGGGGGCTTGTGAGCCGTTTATATAGTGTGCATCTTCTAAGGAAAAAGCCCTGTAGAAACCAGGTTTCACAGAGCTTTGCGGTGCGTACGGGACTCGAACCCGTGACCCCATGCGTGACAGGCATGTATTCTAACCAACTGAACTAACGCACCTTTTAAAGGTACTCAAAAAACAATTAAACTCTTATGCGGTGCGTACGGGACTCGAACCCGTGACCCCATGCGTGACAGGCATGTATTCTAACCAACTGAACTAACGCACCAATTGCGAGTTATTGTTATTTTGCGGTTGCAAAGGTACACATATTTTTCGGACTAGCAAACTTTTTCTTAACTTTTTATTCAAATGCTCTTATTTTTTATAAAATATACTGCATTAAGACGGCATCATTGTAGTTTTCCCCATCAAAAAGCCAATCTTTAAGCTCTGCATTGATCTTAAAGCCTACTCTAGTAAATAAATCGACAGATGTTTGATTTGCTTTTGGAACTACTGCATATAACTGATGAAGATGCAAAACACGCAAAGAATAATCTAAAAGCTGCAAAAGAGCACTTTGAGCTAGACCTTTTTTCCTGAATTCTTTACGCAAAACAATGCTCACCTCTGCCCTTCTATGCTTGGGATCGAAATGAACTACATCAAGAAGTCCTATACATTGCTCTTTATCTGCATCGATAACAAAACGCACTTGCTTATCTACATAGATGTCATTCACTGTATTTGCAAGATAATTGTGCAATACATAGCGTGAGTAAGGAACATTAGTAGGACTAACATCCCACACTTCTGGGTTGTTCTCTATGCCATATAGCAAATCTAAATCTTCGGGTTCTAAAGCCCTAAGGACAACTTTGGATTTATTTTCTTTATCCAT